AGCGCGAGGCCGAATTGGACTGGCTGGCCGACAGCGCGGTGTTGCGGTTGTTCTGGACGGGATCGGCAACAGCGGCGGAATTGGAGCGCGAGTTGGAGATGCCGGTGCCGACGCCGATGGCGTTCTGCGCGAAGGCGCTGGTCGAAAGGACGCTCGCCACGACGGCGAGGCTGATAACAAGCTTATTCATGCTGCGTGTTCTCCTGTGGGCGTTTCTGGCATATGTGACCAGATCACGGTTTCGGCGGGTTGTAAAGTAGACTTCAGCTTATTTTTGGTCCGGTTTGCTTTTTCCAGTGAAATCGGGCCACTTCCTGAGATCGCGACGTATCCAGCATCGCAAAAAGGCCATGCCTTCGTAGTCGTCTCCAGTTTCCATCACAGCATACTGAATCGCTGCCAACGGATCTGAAAATTTGTCGTCCTGTTCTTTTACGGTGCTTTCCTCATCGCACAATTTGCTTCATCCCTTCTCTTTTTATACGCATCGCGCTTGTCGCGCTGACGCTTCCATGCCGTTTCATCGTTGGCTTTGATGTCCGCCCTGCCGATCACGCCTTTCGGGATTTTCGAATAGGCGAGCATGCGGCAAAATTCGCTGTTCAGTTGGAGGGAGGTCAGTTCGCCCAGGACACCGTTCATGGCGTCGAGCAGGGCTTCGCTCTTATCGGAGCGGGCCTTCACGCAGGTTTCCCCATAACTTTAGCCACGGCTTCAACCAAGACGTCAGTCAAGGCTTTCTCGTGGTCAGCTATGGTTTCGACGAAGAAAGTGACGTTGGCTTCGACGGCGTCAGCCATGAGCTTCATTGTCACCGCACGGTTTTCTTCAGGCTGGCGCGCAATAAATTCGGACTGGAGGAAGACCAGCGCATTCAGCACCGTTTGTGTGTCGTTTCCGACGAGGACTTCCGCTATTTTTGCGGCAAGGCCTGCGGCCTGTTCGGCGTCTTCCCTGGCGACGCACGATTCGAGCTTAAATCTTCCGTTTTGCATCAATCACCTTGTGCGGTTCGTTTCGACGTTCAAAAGCTACGACAAGCGAATACGGCCTGTCAACCATCAATCGAGCTTAAATTCCGAAATAAACGCTTTCACCTCGTCAGGGGTGCGGGCAAGCCTGTATATGCCGCCGTTGGCTTCCCAGAAGGTCTGGAAGCCTTTTTGGTTATCGGACTGACGGCCAGTTTTGGGGATTTTCAATTCGAGGGCGAGCGGCCTGCAGCGCGAAAGCACGATAATGTCGGCCACGCCAGACCGCACACCCATCTGTTTAAGACGGGCGGCGGTGATCTTATCGCGTTTGCCGCCATTTGGCACATGAAACCAGACCGTGTTGCGGCAGGCTTCGCTGAACAACAGGGCTGCATGCATCTGGAAGGAATCTTCGTCGTAGCCCCTCAACGTCAACCTCGTTTCGCAAGAAACTCATCGACCGCCGTCTGGATGACGTGCGACACGCTCTCGAAACCAGGTTCGTTGCGCCAGATTAAGTGTAGCTTGTCTCTCGCTCGCGGGTCAAGTCGGACCGTGACTACGACTTTCGCCGGCGACTGCGGCGTGAACACGGGGACAGGCTTTTCCTTCTTCAGCTTTTTCGTCGGCACAAAGCGAGGCATTTTCATGGTTTTCATTTTTGGCTGATCCTTGGCTTGCATTTCGCGGATTATGGGGGCAACGTATACGTCCCGTCAAGAGATCACGAGGATATCTGTGACTGATTCGCTCTCCGAACAAATTTTAACCCCCACCCTTCGCCCACACCAAGTAGAAGCTGTTGATGCTCTCGCCTTCTCTCAGGAAGTAACAGCATACGCCGAAATGTCGGTCGCCTCTGGAAAATCGCTCGTGATGGCGAAACTGGGCGAGCGAGCGATCGTCAACACCCGCGTCCTGATTATCGCACACACGGAAGAACTGGTGCAGCAGGACGCCCATGCTTGCCGGTGGATCGGCCAGGATCCGGCCATCTGCAGCGCCGGCTTGAATGAGACGAGGACCGATGGCCGCCTCACGGTTGGAACGATCGGCACGATCGCGAATCGGCTCGACTGTTTCAAGAACGTCGGCCTGGTCATCATCGACGAGATCCACCGCGCCCGTATGACGCCCTATAAGGATGGCACGGTATCGGAATATTTGAAGGTGCAGCAGGCGCTGCCGAAAGCCTGGTTTCGCGGGGTCACCGCCACCGGCTGGCGCGAGGACGGCACCGGATCGCTCGAAAATACGTTCGGTAAGCGGATTTTCGAATACGGGTTCCTGCAAGCCCTTGAAGACGGTTTCGTCAAAATGCTGCGCGCGGTCGCCGCCGACGCCCCCGACATCGACACCAAAGGCCTGAAGGTCAATTCCCTGGGCGAGTGGGGCGGGCAGGAACTGACCCATCGCGGCGTGGCGTTGGCGCCGCTTCACGTTGCGAGCCTGGTCAAGGCCATGCGCGAGGAAGAGCGGACCAGGTGCCTGATCTTTGCTTGCGACATCGAACACGCCAATGTGCTGGAGCGCGAATACAGAAAGCTGGGCATTGATGCGCGGGCCGTCCACACCGGCGTTGGCGGGCGGGTCGAGAATGTCGAAGCCTTCCGCAGGGGCGATTTCCCCGTCATGATTTCGGTCGCCATGTTTAACACGGGCTTTGATGTTCCCGACGTGGACATGATGGGCTTTTGCCGCCCGATGAAGTCCAGCCTGCTCTATGCGCAGTCGCTGGGACGCGGCGCTCGCCTGTCCGAATACGCCGACGATTGCGCCGTAGTTGACTTTGGCGGCAATATCGTTCGGCACGGCGCTCTCGATATGATCGAGCCGCCGAAACAGCGGGCGCCGAGCGGCAGCGGCCCCAAAGAGGAAAGGGAGAAATTGCCGGCGATGAAGCGGGCCGTCGGCGGCGACCTGCGCAACGCTGCAAAAGAAGGTGTGCTGCTCTCAAATCAGGGCAAACCGCAGTGGACGAAACCGAACGGCGTTCCGATTTTCTTGCCGCAGCGCGGTTTCTGGATCGTCCCGACCAAACTTGGCAAGGCGCGTTGGTTCTCGCGCAGCTATCCGAACGATGTGGCGCACCTTTATTGTGAATATCGAGGAAAATACGGCTGGACGGCGCGCGGCGCCGTCGATATTGTGGGCATCCTTCACAAAGCGTGAAAACAACCGAATACGAAAGAGACAGACAAATGGCTAAATTTACGATTTCTGGCATTACGAAGCCGGGCGACAGCTTTCTCTTCGAAAGCGACAATCTCAATGAGGTTCTCGACGCCATCGACACCATGCGCGGTTCTGTGACTGCCAGTGAGCATGAACAGTTTGCTGCGGCTGGCGCTTTCGAACAGCCCGCGCAGCAGGGCCAGCAGACCTACCAGGCTTCGACCCAGCAGGCCCAGGCTGCTCCTGCCGAGCCGCCGAAGCGCACCCGGACCCGCAAGGCCGCCGAAGCCCCGGCGCCGGTGCAGCCGCAAGACGCTCCCCAGACCCAGCAGACGGCCAGCCCGTTCGCGAACGCCAATACGCCCTTTGCGCCGGCTGATCACACTTCGAACGGCCAGACCGAGCGGGCTGCGGTCACCAAGCTGAAGACGCATCTGGCTGCGCTCGCCGCCGCGCATGGCGAGGGCCAGGTCTATTCCTGGGCCATCCAGAACGCCTTCAACCTGCCGGTCGATACGACCAAGGACATCTTCCTCAACGAGAAGATCTACGGTTTCTCGGACGATCGGCTTGAGGCGGCGTATCGCATGAGCGGTGGCCAGTAACCACCGGCGCACGAATAGAGGGGGTCCATTCGTGCGGCCCCCTTTTCCATTCCCAAAACAACAGGAAACGTCATGTCAGCCCACGCCAATTTTGCGCCCTCGTCCGCCGCCAGGTGGCTCGAATGTCCCTTCAGCGCCGTGATCGGCGCCACCCTCCCTAATCCCGACAGTGAAGCCTCCCGTGAGGGCACCCGCGTCCACACCCTGATCGAGAAGGCCATCGCCGGTGAGCCGATCCCTGAAGACGAAAACGAAGACGTTGCCTACGGCATCGAAATGGTGCTCGATTTTGTCAATCAACTCGGAGGCCTGAAGTCTGTGCTGGCCGAGCAGAAAGTACACCTGTCGAAAGACGTATGGGGGACCGTCGACATTCTACAGCCCGATCCTTACGTGACGACGCTGCTCGACTATAAAAACGGCGCAATGGACGTCGCCGCCGATCGAAACATGCAGTTGATGACTTACGCGGCGGCGACGCTTGAAGAGAAGGGGCCTTCGAAGTTTTACCGTTTGGTTATTGTCCAGCCAAATTCCCGCACCGCCGGCGATCAGCGCGACGTCAAGCAGAGCCTGGTCCCGCTCGCCCTGGTCGAGGAACATCGTGAAAAGGTGCTGGCGGCGGTCGAGCGCGGCATGCATGGCGAGGGGCCGAAGCCTGGCCGGCATTGCCGCTATTGCTCGGCCTTTGGCAACTGCGAAGCCACCCAGCAGATGTTGCCCTTCATCATGACGGCGGTCCGGATGCTGCCGAGCGAGATCCCCAACGCCACCGCCGTTCGCATGCTGACCGTGCTCCGGGGCCTGGAAGACATGCGCAAGGCCCTAGAGAAGGATGTCGTGACCCGCTTCGCCGCCGGCCAGCAGGTGCCCGGCGCCGAAATGGGCATGACCTCGACCCATCGCAAATGGGGCGACGATCGCATGGCGGTCGAGAAGCTGATTGCGCTCTATGGCATGAACGGCGTCGATCCGATCAGCCCGGCCCAGGCCGAGAAGATGGGCAGCGCCGGCGTCGAATTGGCGAAGACGCTGGCCTTCAAGCCCACGGGAAGCCCGAAGCTGATTTATTGAGGCGCCTGAAATGAGCAAACATGAAGCTATGGCGAGGGCGGATCGCGGCGCCGACTTGCATTGGAAAGCCTGCATGCTGGCAAGTGGCGTGATGGTTGCTCGCTCGCTGCCATACTTCACTACCGACGAAGTCGTCGCCTACTGCAAGGAACATCACCCCAACGCAACGACGCACGAGTTACGCGCAATAGGGCCGGTCATGCAGCGGCTGGCAGGCGACGGGGCATGCGCCAAGACTGAGCACTATCGAGAATCTTCGCATGAACCGTGTAACCAACGGCCCAAGTTGGTATGGCAGAGCCTGATTTACGAAACCCCGCCATGGTGCAAGAAAGCTGATTGACCTGCTTTTTTGCAAGCCTTCTTTGCGAACAAACAAATGGCTTATCGTATTCGTTTGTCGCACATTGCCCTGGCGCTCGGCGCACCCATCAAATAGGAAAGAGACATCGACTATGAAAAATCTCGCACAGTTCGAACTGCCCAAGACGCTTGCGGATCTGGATGCCCGCTGCACCTTGAAAGTGCCGGTGGTGAACCTCAATGATGAGGTCCATGATATCTTTCGCGTGTTGTGGCACGATGAAAAATTCCGTCTGCTGCTGAACGCCACCACCGACAAGGATTCGATCGAAGGCGCCACCTACGTCGATGACGTGGTCGCTGCGCAGCAGATCCGCGACTACGCCTTGACTGACGGCAACAACCCTTTCGTCGGCGGCAAGCAGGTTGCGGCGATCGTGCGCTCGCTCAAGGTGGTCATGCGCCGCCACGAAATGAGCCGCAAGGACCGCGCCGCGATGCTCGATGGCATGCCGGTTCCCAATGGCGACATCGACAGCGACATCCCCACGGAGTGATGGAGCGGACCCCGCTCTAGGGCGGGGTCTTTCAGCCTGAAGGAAAGCACCCCATGGAAATCACCAACAAAACGCGCGATGCAGTGCGTGAAAAACTGGAGCGTGGCGAAAAGATCGATCGTTATGAAATCGCCGCCGACATAGGCGTCAGCCCGCGCAACGTCGACAACGCCATTGCGGTTGAGAAAGCCCGGCGGAAAGGACGAGAGGAGGTCGAGCAATTGAACGCCAGCATGTTGAGCGCATCGTCGCAAGACAGGCTGGAAATCTTCAAAAAGCAGGAACTGTTCAAACTGCAGCTTTCGTTTGAAGAGGCCGTCAGTGCTAAAGTCAAGCTTAAGGTTGCGGAAGTGCTGGCGAAGCGCGATGCGGAAACGCTGGAGGCGATCGAGCAAGCAAACCAGGTGATCAGCCATTCGCAGGGCCGCCTGCGGCCTCCCTTTTCCGCGCCTGAATACATGGTCGTGATGCGGGCGCTTCACCCCGACAGCACGACGCATGAAAACAGGATGGACGCTTTCAAACTGTGCAACAGCAAAAAGTTTTTGCTGCGTGATGAAGGCAAAATCGCCAAGACAATCAACACCCTGCCCAATACGCTGGAAGAACTGGACGCCCGCCGCGCCAGCGCGCAGGAAAAACGTCGCAACAGGCGTTGACGACCAAACACGTCCATGCCAATCTGTCTCTGCAATCGCAAAAGTGTTAAACGTGCAAACTGTGAAAGGGCGCCGAAATGGCCCGTGAACTGCAAAAAATCATCCTCATGAACGCCCAGCTTGTCTACTGCAACCGCCTCTACGAAGCAGAGACGGTCGACATGGCCGGCGCCCCCCTCAAAAAGCCGACCTGGTCAACCAGCATGCGGTATCCCAAGACCACCAAGAACTGGTTCGATGAGCCGGCGCTGGTGAGCCTCCGCAATGCCTGCGGCGTCATCAAGAGCCGCGAAATGGCTCACGTCGGTTTCGAGCGCATCGAGTTCCCCGTCAAAGACGGCGACCTTCCCAACAAGAAGAACAAAATTCCGGATTGGGCGAAGGGTCACTGGATCATCCGCGCCAATACGACCATCAAGCGGCCCCTGGTCGAGCAGCGCATCGATGGCGTCGTCACCACGCTGGAGGCGATCCAGCTTGGCGGGCAGCGCCTCTGGGGCGATGGCGATTACGCCGGCGTGGTGATGTCCGTCGCCAAGCGCCTGACCGACGATGTCGGCATCAAGTGCTATCTGAACAGCGTCTGCTTTATGGCGCACGGCGAGCCGCTCGATGTTTCGGGCCAGCCCACCGACTGGAACGTCGCGGAAGCGCAGGCGGCGGAACAGGGCATCAAGATCAAGACCGACGCCCCCGGCTTCAACGCAGGTGGGTTCCCGCCGGCCAATGGCGCGGCTGGGGGAGCGGCGCCCTTCGCTCCGTTCAACCCGTCTGGTCCGTCGCCGTTCAGCGGCGCCGGTCCCAAGGCCGCCGATCCCTTCTAAAATCAAAACCCGATCAAAAAGATGCCCCAGCGTTCGCGCTGGGGTTTCTAACTGCGCCCGGAGCCACCCAAAATGCGCCTTCATCACATCTATGAAATGAACCTTCCGCCTAAAACTATTACGAGCATGCGTCTTGACGCGCCAAACATCGAACAGTTTGCGTTTGGCAACATTTATGACATCACTACCGACGAATCTTATGTGGAATTGCAGGATTTCTGCTTTGATCTGATGAAAATTGGCAAGTTCAGGCTTCCCTTCGATGAAGTGGCGTACTGCTTTGAGGCGCCGGAACTTCAGATGTTGCTGCGGGCAACGCAAAACACGCCAGACATGATCGAATTTAGCTTGTTGATGAAAAACTACAGCGGCTGCGTATCGCTATCTGGTTCGCTCGACACCAAAGTATCCGGCGAGAACAATAAATACCGTATTCGCGCCAACCATGTTCACTGCGAGGCGGTCTTAACTCGCGAAGAAAGAGAAGACTTCATCGCTAAATTTGCCCACGGCGCGGTCGCATTCATTTGTGTTCTCACCGCTATCCTTTCAGTGCGCGGCGCCATGGTCACGATCGAGAAGGCGCCCGAAAAATTGAACATCAAGCGCGCTCGCAAGGGGCGGGCGCTGATCGACGACGTCCGCCACGTCACCATTGTCGTCGGCGGCGTTCAATATGCCGTCTCTGGCCATCCGAAAGGGACGCATGCGTCGCCCCGTCTGCACTGGAGACGAGGCCACATTCGGCATTTGGCTTCAGGCGCGGTCGCAATCATTTCTCCCTGCCTCGTCGGGAGCGCGGAGCAAGGCGTCGTCAAGCACGACTACGCAGTGAGGCATGCGTGATGCCAGACGACATCTGCCAAGGCAAGCACGGGGGCAACGCCGAGAGTGTCGAGGCTTTTGCCACAACGTCCGAAAAGCACCGCGAAGCTATGCGGCAGCGCATCTACGTTTTTGCGATGTTCCGTTTACGTCGCGGCATCACGCCAGACGAAACAGCCGCCGCTTTTGGCCTCTTTCACAATGATGTCGCGCCGCGCTGCAGTGAAATGAAAAGGGATGGCCGGCTGGTCGCAATCAAAGAGAAGCGGCGCACTCGCAGCAACAAATCGGCGCGTGTGCTGGTCACCGATAAAGTCTACGCCTTCATGCGCATCGTGAAAGATCCTGCCCTATGAAGAAACTCTACATCGACGTCGAAACCCGCTCCAGGGTTGAACTGGGCGACGCCGGCTCCCGCCGGTACGCTGTCGATCCCTCGACCATGATCACCACGGCGGCGTGGAAGTGGGCGGCGCCGAAAGGCGCTTTCTCGCCAGCCATGACCGCCTGCAATGTCCCCAGCCTTGACGGCATGGGGCGGGCCTCGATGGCTGAATTTACCAAGGCCCTGGGCGAGGCCGACACGATCGTCGCCCACCACATCAATTTTGACGTCAATGTGATCGCGAAGACGATCGGCCCCTGCGGCATGCGACTGGAGCAATTCGACTGCACCATGGCGCGCGCCCAGCGCATGAGCCTCCCTGGCGGGCTGGAAGAGCTATGCCGCGCGCTCGGCGTCAAGGGCAAGACCATTGGCGGGCGCCGGTTCGTCATGGCGACCTGCAAGCCCAAGCGCGACGGATCCTGGAACGAGGATCCGGAGGTTTTCCGCCATCTGATCGACTACAACGCCCAGGACATCCATTGCCTTGAGAGCGTGGACGAGATCCTGCCGCCGCTGCCGCCAGACGAAATGGCGATCTGGCGGCGGACCTGGTGGAAAAATGCTCGCGGCCTGCCGCTCGATCTGGAGCTATGTCACCGAATCGCGGCCAAGAAACAGGAGATCGAGCGCGAGATTGCCGGCGAGCTATTCGAGATCACCGGCGGCGCCGTCACCGCCCTAACCCAGCGCGCGCGGATCCTGACCTGGCTCAAGTCGCAAGGCGTCGATATCGAGAACACCCAGCGCGCGACGCTCGAAACCTGGCTCGACCTTGAAGAACTGCCATTCAACGCCTGGCGGATCCTGACGTATCTTTTTGACAGCGGAGGCTCGGCGCCGACGAAGGCCCAGGCCCTGCTCGATCGGCAGGTCAATGGGGTCTTTCAAGACGCCACCCGCTATTTCGGCGCGCGCAGCGGACGAGGGACGTCCGAGGGCGTCAATATGTTCAATATTGCTCGTCCCAGCGGCAAATATGACACCGAAAAGGTGATCGCGCGGCTGAAGGCCCAGCCCAACGGCGTCTTCACCAACACCGAACTGAGCGACGTCCTGCGCGGCGCCATTGTGGCGCCAGAGGGCGAGGTGGTGCTCGACGTCGATCTGTCGAACATCGAGCTACGCCTGTCGCTGTGGTACGCCGGCGATCAGCCCAAACTGGACCTGCTCGCCAAGAATGAAGACCTCTATGCCAAAACCGCCGGCAATTCGATGGGGGTTCCAGGATTGACTAAATACACCCACCCGAAAGAGCGGCAAGGTTACAAAAAAGTGGTGCTGTCGGGCGGGTATGGGATCGGCATCCATAAGCTCTACAACTCGTTCAAAACCGACAAAGATCTGCCCTATGAGTATCGCCGCGATCTGACGCTTGGAACTGTTGCGGCGATCCACCGAGGCTATCGCGACGACAACAAGCCGCTGCAAAGGGCGTGGTATGCCTTGGGCGACGCCATGAAGCTGGCCCTGCGCGAAAAGGGCCGGGTGGTCGAAGTCTTCGACGGCAAGATCGGCTTCCTTTATCGCGGCAGCGAGGACGTCATGGCCATGCGCCTGCCCTCTGGCCGCGTCATCCCGCACTATAAGCCGCACCTCGACGAAGAGGGCCAGCTATGCTTCTGGCGGGCGAAATATGGGCGCATGATGAAGTGCCGCACCTGGGGTGGCGCGCTGATGGAGATCGCCTGCCAGAGCGCGGCGCGCGACGTCCTGGTGGCCGTCGAGGCGGCGATCGAGCAGGAGCTTCCCGACGTGCGGCTGATCCTCGATATCTATGACAGCGTGGTCGCCCTGGCGCCCAAGGCGGTCGCCCAGCAGCGATTGGATCACATCTTAACCATCATGCGGCGGACGCCGGCCTGGGCTGTCGGCCTGCCCTTGAATGCCGAGGGCGTGATCGCGGCGAGGATGCAGAAATGATCGACGAAGAGGTGCATTGGTATCGATACGTTCCCTGGGCGCTGGTGGAGGCTTATCAGGCGCTCGGCTGGGTGTTGGAGGGCGACATGGGGCCGGTCATGCGCGTCTACCGCGCCATCATGCGCTGGGCGGGCCAGGGCGAGCCTGTGGAGCCGAAATGAAAAAGCCAAAGCCCATTTGGATGCCGCCGCCTGGCTACATCCCGCCCAGGCCCTACGCCGGCGTCTGCCCTGGCTGCAAGGTCAACCATGGCGGATCCAAGTTCACTTTCGTGGAAGGGCCGGGCGGGACACAGGACGCCCGCCGCTGGGGTTATTGGTGCGCCGAGTGTGAGAAAATACCTTTTTGGGTGAGGCCCGAAAAATAATTTCGAAAAAATGCAAAAAGGCGCTTTACAACCGAATACGCCATGTCCTATAAGAGGTCATCAGCGGACGGGAATTAACCCGCCGCTCTCTCCGGGGACCAAGGATTATGACCATCAACACTCTCGCCGACCGCTACGCCGCCGCCAAAGAGCTTCTCAGCGAGCAGGAAGACATCGTTAAGGCCCTCAAGGCCGAAATCGTCGCCTTGGGCGTCGTGCAGGTCGAAGGCCGCTCCTGCTTCGTCAACGTCTCTCTCGGCTCGCGCAAGACGCTCGACGCCAAGGCGGTCGTTTCCGCTCTCGGCCAGCCGTGGGTCGACGCCCACACCAAAGAAGGAAAGGAGTACGAAATCCTCAACATCGAGGCCAAGCCTGTCAAGGCGCTGGTCGCTAAGGCGCTCGCTGAACTGGAAGACGCCGCCGGCTTCTGATTGAAGTTTCAGCGCGGTGGGGGTTTCGACCCCCACATCGCGGACACTTTCGTCCGATCGGAGAACAACATGAAAAACATCTTCCTCATCGCCCTTGTCGCTCTTTCCGTTGGCGGCGCTTACGTCAGCTATGCCCATGCCGGAACCTGCACCACGACCTGCAACACCTACGGCAACCAGCGGTACTGCAACACCACCTGCTACTGATTTTCTGTCCCTCTGGACCTGCCCCCTTGAGAAAGGGGCAGACCCGGAAGATCCGAAAACAAGGAAGAAAAGCATGCCCAATATCACCGTCAAAGAGATCAACGCCACCATCCGGCACCTGAAAAATGCCGTCAAAAAGGGCAACCGCGCCCTGTTCGACAGTAACGCCGCCTACCTCAAGAACATGGTTCACGCTTTGATCCTTGAGCAGGGGCAGGGCCTTGAGCCGATCGTCCTGCCGCTCTACGCGGTGAAGGTCTACAGCAAGATCACCGAGACGGAAGCGTCCTTCGACGTGCGCGCCTCCAGCGAAATCAATGCGGTTCGCGCCATCCGCAATGCGGGCCTCAAGGGCGACAAGCACATCATCCGCAGCATCGACCTGGTGAGGGCGTCGTGAGCGCGCAGCTTGACATCGAGGTCGAGGACCACGGCTCGCTGTGGCTCTTCCGGCCCCTGACCAAGACGGCGTCGACCTGGATCGACGACAACGTCCAGGACGCGGCCCTGTGGTTCGGCGGCGCCCTCGCCGTCGAGGCCCGGTTTGTCCATGAAATGATCGAGGGCATGCTGGCCGACGGCCTGGAGGTGGGCAGATGAAGCGCGCCGCATGGGTGAACGGCAAGCGCCGCGTCACTGGCGAGTGGCGATACCACTGGAGCAGCGACACGTTCGTGATCGTGCTCGACGGGCGCAACCGCCTAACTGGCCGCCCCAATGTCATCTACGCCAAGGGCGAAGAGCCTGAATGGGGCAACTGGAAAAGAGAGGCGGAACGATGAACATCGAGCAACGCAGGATAATCGCCCACATTTCCGACCGCGTGACGGTCGAGGAATGGCCAGAGCAGACTTGCTGGCGGTGGGTGGTCGTCCATCAGTACGCACCCGGCGCTCGCGAGGTGAAGCCTTACACAACCAAGGGCAGCGCGATGCGCGGCGGCAAACGCATGGCCTGGCACAGGAAAGGGATTTGATCATGACAACGAAGGAAATGAAGGACATGGGTCTGGTCAGCATCCCGCTCACCGCCGACGAGGTTCGCACTGCCATCCTGGCGCTGCACGAAGCGGAGGAAATCTACCTCCGTCGCGCTGCGCGCTACAGGGAGGCCGGATTCTCGGCCAACCATGCCGACTGCCTCAAGCGGGCCGGCAAGGCCCAGGCGCTGGCCAACTGGGTCGCCCACCACGCCGACGCGGAGTGATGGCCATGAAAAGAAGGATTGTTAAAGACCAGGGCCAGCGGGTCGATGAATTACGCGCCCTGGTGGCTGACTTGAACTATGCGCTTTATATCTCTCGCTACGCGATCGCCCACCTCGCCATCGAAGACAAGGCGCCCGCCGATCCCACGGGAAAATCGTGGGCCGACTGGCTTGAAGAAATTGGCATGCTGCGCGAACGCGCCCGCAAGACGCTGGAGGGCTGACCATGCGCAAATTTGAGGTGACCGTCCTGGTGACCAGGGAGGGGGCCTTGCGGCCCTTCCGCGTCCATTACCTCACGATGGCCCACACTTTTGAGCAGGCGCGCCAGAAGGTCGCCGCCCAGGCTCTGAAGCATAAAACCCACCAATTCATCCGCGTCGTCGATGCAAGGAAACCCGAAGCATGAAGCGTCGATATCTGACGAAGACCCAAAAGGCCGTGCTTAAGAGCATGGCCGACAACGGCGGGCGCGCAGTGATCGCCACTGGCACCCGGTGGAGCAGCTTCAGCCCCGGCAGGTGCTGCATCTTCGGGCAGGGAATGCACTGCCTGCTTCACAATCGCTGGATCACCAGCCGTGGCGAAAACCAAATCGGGTTTTACGCTTGGACGACCGAAGGCCGGCTGGCGCATGAGCGCGGCTGGTTCATCCCTCAACTCTATTCCTCGCCCCACTGGGCTGATGAAAAACCCCTGCCTGACGAAGGAAACCTGAAGCATGATCCCCACCCGAACCATTGAAGAAATCGGCGTCATCGCCTGCGGCAAGTCCCTGCGCTTCAAGGCGCATGACGCCTACGCCGTGCTGGGCGAAGACTTGAACGATCTCTGCGCCCTGGTGGTGCGCCTGGGAACGCAGATGACCGACCAGGCTGAAAATTACGTCTGGTCCGATCGGCTGCGTGAGATCCTCGACCAGGCTCTAAAATCTAATTTGTCGGGAGGCTAAACTTTTTTCAAAAAGGCTGTTGACAGGCGCTCACGGTGTGTCCTATAAAGGGTCATCAACAACGGGGCGCACAAATGATCGCTTATCTCCACAAGGGCCGGAACAACACCTGGGAACTGCGCTTCTGCGCTGAACCCTGCAACGGACCGGCCTTTGCCAACGCCGAGATGGTCAACGTCTCTGGCAAGCGCGAGGCCCGCAAGATCTGCAAGGATCGCGGCGCCCAGGCTTGGAATTTCTGACCCAACCGGGGAGCCTACGGGCCTCCCGTTTCAACCCCACCCAAACGGGATTTCTCTCCATGTCCAAGATCTACCTCCCCATTTCCAAAGGCCCCTACCTCAAGAAAGAGGGCAACTGGGTTCGCGAAAACCCGCTCTGCGACCTGACCTTTGACGAATTGCTCAAGGATCTGATCGACGGCCAGTATGGCGACGAGATCGTCTCGATTATCGAGATCGACCTGGCCGCCGGCACCTCGAAAGAGGCGATCGACGAGTTCGCGGACGCCGTCTATCACAAGGTTGTGGCCGATTGGCGCCCCGTCGGCGCGGACCTGGCCGAATGGTTGGCCGATCGCGGTTTCAACGTCTCTCAGAGCGGGGGAGAACGCTGATGCGCCCGTTCTGGCAGCATGCCTTGTTCTTTCTCATTGGCGCGGTCGCCACGCTGGGCCTGATTAACTTCATCGACTGGCTCACCCCTGAAATTCTTCCATAAAAAACAAAAAAGGCTGTTGACAAGCGAACACGGTGTGTCCTATAAGGGGACATCAACCACGGGGACACACCGATGACCACCACCGCCCGCCTCACAGACATCGCCGCGATCAACAAGTTTCTGTTCGCCGGCAACGCCACTTTCACCCTGGTGTCGGCCAAGACCGGCGCTCGCTATACCTTCAAGGCGCGCCATTGCGGCGACGAAGGCAAGGATCTGTTTTTCGTGTCGGTCCTGACCGGCGCTGACAACGAGGCCTCCTACACCTACCTGGGCCAGTTTGTCGGCATGCGCGGTTTCCAGCATGGCCGCAAGTCGACGATCGGCGTCGATGCGCCGTCGGCCAAGGCCCTGGCCTGGTTTTCCAAGTTTCTGAACACGCCGGCGCTGCCCGACGTGGTCGAGTTCTGGCACGAAGGCAAGTGCTGCCGCTGTGGCCGCAAATTGACCGTGCCCGCCTCCATCGCTTCCGGCATTGGTCCGGAATGCGCGACCAAAATCTGAGGATCTCTCCATGAAAAAGCTTGCTCTCCTGGCTTCCCTGCTCTGCACCGTCTCGGCCCAGGCCGCCACCTACAAAATTGTGCCGATCAACACCGGCGACGTGATCGCGATCGAAGGCGACATCGCTTATGGCGATGAGACGGTTTTCGAGGCCCGCCTGGCCGAGGTGGCCAATGCCGGCCACACCCTCGCGGGGATTGGCTTGAACTCGCTCGGCGGCAACGTCTACTCCTCCGAGGCCATGGCGATCACCATCGCCAAACAGGGCTATTCGGTGATCGTGGCCGGCGGCGAGTATTGCGCCTCGTCCTGCGTCCTGCTGTTCGCCGCCGGCAAAGAGAAAATCGCCATGGCTGACGCTCGTATCGGCGTCCATGGCGCATCGATGAACGGCAAGGAAGACGCGACCGCCGCCAAGGTCACGCTCTTGATGATCGCGGACCTGAAAGAATACGGCGTCCCGCCGGCGATCCTGGGCAAGATGGCGATGACGAGCAACAAAGAGGTGTCCTGGCTGACGATCGAGGATCTGCGCAGCATGGGCGTCAAGATCCCGCCTGCCGAGGGCAAGATGCCGAGGCCTTCTGCTGCGGCGCCCGCGCCCGTCAGCAACGAAGTCAACTGGAATGGCGAATGGGTCGATTTTGTCAACATGGCGGCAAATGCGTCGAAAAAGAGCTACGGCAAGGTCAACCTGTCGCGGGTCATGCATGATGACGGCTCGTATATGTTGAGCCTGTCATATCTGTCCAAGACCGACAAAAGGGTCGAGCTTGTCGAAAACCACACTACGGGCAAAGAAGAGACGTTCGATGCGTGGACATGCGTCTACTATTCGGAGACGCTCAAGAAGTGCCGTGGTTGGCATGTCGAAAAATGGGACACATATAACAAGATTAGCAACAAGTGGGTGAAGCAATGATGGCACACTTTTGGATATTCGTCATTGGCTTCGCCATTGGCTACTTGCTGGTCGAAGGCATCTTCAGGAGGTGATAATGAAAACGCATAGCTCAATCACTGAAGACCGCCTGCTGGACGCGGTCGAGCGCCGTGAGACGTGTCTGGATAATCCGGGCTTCTGCATCGCCTGCGGCGCGGAGCAGGATGGCTGCGAGCCTGACGCCAGGAAATACGTCTGCGAGGCTTGCGGCAAGCCGGCGGTCTACGGAGCCGAGGAGATCCTGCAATGCATTTCATGATCGGCTTCGGGATTTTCGTGGCGTGTTGGGGCTTGTTCCCGCGCGTCATGGGCTGGATCACCCTGCTGGCCGTTGTCGCCCTCGTCCTGACGATCGGAGGATCACACCAATGAACTGGAAACCGGAGGTTAAAATCAGCGGAAACTGGGAGCACAATCGCCTGGTGTTCGCGACCAAGGAAGAGGCCGAAATCAGCGCGCATAGTCTGTTCATGCGCTGGACGTTGGCCGATGATCACCGGGCCGTCGAGAGCGACGACCCCGTCAACTACGTCATTGTCGACGGCGAAATGTCGCCGGTCAGAGAGGGGGCTTGACCCTCGCCTTTATCATCATCCTCCTGGCGGCCAGCGCGCCCAAAACCATGCTGGCCGGCTTAATTGCAACCCTCATTACCCTGAACTGGACGAGAACCCAATGAACGACACGAGCAAAATGGACGCCGCCAAATACGGGCCGGCTTTTTACGGCAATGTCGGCACGATCGAGAAGCTGACGCTCGGCATGATGCTGACGCGGATGCTCAAGGGCGACTTGGCGCTGGCGCCGCCGAATTTCCTGCTGAACCTGGGCATGCTGCTGGTGATGACGGGGCTGCAGCGGATGAAGACCGACAAGCCCGACCAGGTCATGGCCGACCTCTCGGACTGCGTCATCCGGTCCCTGACCAATATGCAGGCCTGGATGCGCGACCAATGAGGTGCGATCAGTGCCGGTTTTTCACGGCGCTTCGGGAGCCGTGGAGTTGGCGCGGCTCCTGCAACATCAAGTTGCCGCCTGGCGCCATTACGGACAAGACAGGCGGTTATGCGCCCGACACGTTCACGCGCGGCGATTCGGGCTGCGATTTGGGAAAGAAAAGGAAGAAACCGGAGGAAATAGCCGATGAAGCCTGAAATGTTGGAAACCGTGGGCCAGAACCTGTTCGGCGCTCATTGGATCGGGGAACTGGCGATGCGCCTGGATGTGGCGCCCCGCACGGTGCGGCGCTGGGCCAGGGGCGAGTTCGCCATGCCGCGCGAGGCTGAAGAGGCTCTGGCGGTGATCGCGCGGGCCAGGGTGCAGGAGGCGGCGCGCGCTTTGGAGGGATTGCTTGCCGCTGGACAGGATTGAAATACGGGCCTAGATTAGGCCCCCCAAACGAGACAAGGCCCGGCCTGTTGGACCGGACCTTGAATTATCACCACCGGGAGAACGGACGGGTCGACGGGAGAACGACAGCTAGTCAGTGGCGCTGACTTGACAGCAATCTAGCCTCCCCCGTCATTATTGTCAATGAACGAACCTGCTTTTGCGCGGGCGTGGGAGAATTTTGTCTGATGGCCGACTACGACGTCGAAAAAATCAAGAAAATCATTCGCATGCTGGAGAGCGAGCACGACGGCGAGGCGGCGGCGGCTGCGCGAATGCTGGCGCTGCATGCAAAAAAGCAGGGCCACAACGTCACTGAAATGCTGGGGAGCATTTACGGCGGGGGCGGCGGCGGCATGCTGCAATATAGGCTTGACGCCGCCTTGCATATGGTCGAGGTCGCCAAGGAAGCGGTCGCGGTGGCGATGGCCAGGGCTGAAGAAGAGAAGGCCAAGCGCATCGCGCTGGAGCGCCACCGGGACGCAGGCTTTACGGCGACGTCGGCGCCGCGCCCGCAGCAGGACGATCGAAACGCATTCTGGAACGCAGCAGCCAACGCTCAGGCGCAGCCGCCGCCATGGGGGGCTGATCCGTTCAAGCCTGGCTCAGGCGGCTGGAACCCGCCTCCACCGCCCCCGCCTGGGCCGCCTTGGATGGAGATCCTGCGCGAAATGTTCGATCGGCATGGCGTGTCCATGCTGACGCAGTGGGAGCAAAATTTTGTCGTTGATTTGGTCGATCGCGGCACACGTTACCTAAGCGAAAAGCAGGAAGCGGTGGTGGTGCGGATCGTGGCGAAGTACCGCCAATGGGAAGACACCGGGAACTGTGGTTTTTACAACGTCGGGCGCTGAACGAAAAAACGGGGGCTTGCGCCCCCGTTTGCAGTTTTTGCCCAAACAACACCCAAAGCAGCCCGAGAGACGAAAAAGGACCGACTTAGATGCCGAATATAGATCAGGGTGCAGGCGGAAGCAAGGGCGGCGGTGGCGGCGGCTCGCAATATCGCTTTTTTCAGATGATGGCCAATTATGCCGATTTGCTGATCGACGCCGGCTATCCGGTCATCCCGGTCAAGGGCAAGAAGCCCACGGACGAGGGCTGGCTGGATCGAAAATATAGCAAGGCTGACATGCGCGAGCGCATGCTGGCCGGCGGCAATATCGGCCTGCCTTTGGGCCGTAAGGTGAGCGACGACACGGCGCTGGTTTCGATCGACGTCGACATCTCGTTTTTAGCTCCTGCCGAGGCGGTGCGCGGCGTCATGCCAGACGGGCCGACCTGCTATGGCAATCAGCCCAAATTTAAGATGCTGGTCAGGGTGCCGCTGGCCGAGGCTTACTCGCGGGATTATCCCTTTGTGCGCCACAACGGCGCCGGCGAGGAAAAAATCCAGGTCCAGGTGCTGGGCCAGGGCCGGCAAGCGGTGATTTTTGGCGTTCATCCCGAAACCGGCAAGATGTATTTTTGGGACGCCGATTCGCAGGGCCGGCGCTTGTTTGAAATGGCGCTGACTGATTGGCCGCTGATCGACAATATTGAGACGCTGATAGGATCGATAGCGAAGGCGCTGGAGCCGTTCGGCTGGTCCCGGCGGGCGTCTGGCGTCGGCGGGGCCGGGCCTCGCCCACAGGCCTATCCGGAAGGGACGGAGATCCCCGACCGGGTGCTCGATGCGGTCGAGGCTTACCTAAATCGCGAAATCGCTGCTCTCGCAGCCATGGGCGTCGGGACGGGGCGCGGGACCAAAGCTTTCGAAATTGGCTGCTGGGCCGGCTTTGCGCTGCGCGATGGCGGCATCGAGCTTGACGATGTGCGGGCCGAGGTGAGCAACGCCCTGGGCGCCGACAATCAGAAAGACTTGCGGCAATTCGACAACGGCGTGGCCAAGTCGGACGGGCAGCAATTCGCGGAGCCGGCCATTGACTGGAACGCCGAGGCGGCCAAGGCGGGCCTGGGAGGCGGGCCGCCGGGGCCTGCGCCAAACGTCACGCCGATCGGCCATGACGGCTACAGGATCGCCCTCGCCACGCTGCACCGGACGATCGAGCGCAGGCATGTGCTGCGCCATGGCACAGACACGTCATATGCGGCGCTGATCGCGGAGGCGGCGACCCTGTCCTGGCGCGGGTCGCTCTACCGCAACATGGCCGGCGACGTGGTGCGGGTGCTGCCAATGGCCGGCGCGCATGGCGTGGCGGCGCCCAAAGGCACGTTGAAGGATCCGACGCCGCCCCAGGTGCGGGTATCGATCCCGACCGACGACGAAGTGCGGGCAATGATCGGGGACGCGGTCACGACCTGGGAGCGGGTCACAATCCCGGACGAGGGCGGGCCGTCGCATATCGTGCTCAAGCGCGACCCGAACGGCGAGGACATATCGTGGAGCGGCGCCGGCGGGTTAAAGGTCGAGGGCGCAAAGACGGCGGTTTGGGCCAGGCGCGCCGCGCATAATCACGGGCGCGACGCCTGGGTCGACGATCGCGACGCCTGGATTAGACAGCCCCTGCCCAAGGGCGCGGTGATTAAGGCGGTGGTGACAAGCTTCCGGGGGTGCGCAGGCACGATCGGGACGCCCTGGCTCAGGTCTGTGTCTACAGCCCCATCTTTCGGCAGGGACGGGCGCTTGCTGATGGATGACGGGCCGCTGGAGACGGCGGCGGGTGAAATCGTTTTTACGGTCCAGGGGGCGATGCGCGGCCATGTCAAGCTGATGCATATTGGCGACGCCAAAAGCATTTTGTTGGACTTCCTGGCCTTGTTTCCGTTTGCTGACGACGTGAGCGAGGCGGTGGGCCTGGCGCTGTTTTTCTCGCTAATCGCGCGCGGGGCCTTTGGCGTCGGGCCGGCTTACGTGATCGACGCGCCGGAATATGGCGCGGGCAAAACTTTCCTGGCCGGCAAGCTGGGGCTGTTCAGCGGCCAGCCGATGAACCTTATCCCGTGCGGCGTCGACAAGGGCGAAGAAGAATTAAGCAAACGCTTTGAAACGGCGCTGATGACGGAGGCGAGCGGAATGCTTTTGCTCGATGATGTGCCACATGGAAAGATGCCGAACTTTCCGACGATGCGGACCTATCTCACGGCGACGACGCCAGAGCTAAAAATCCGGCGGTTCGGCAAAAACGACGATCACAAGACAGTCAGGACAGATGCGACCACGCTTGCGGTCACCGGCTGCGCGGTCGAAGTGAGCAAGGACATGGTGCGCCGGGTGCTGCGCACGAACCTGGACCCGCGCAAGGCGGCGGACAGGGTGGGCTGGGAGGCGGACCTGTGCCGGCTGGACCTTGACGCCATGTATGCGGACCCGGCGGCGCACGGGCGCATCCTGGGGGCCGCGCTGACGGTTTTAGACCATAACTGGCGCACCAGGCCGGCGTCATTGCCGGCGACGCAAAATTATGAGGCATGGTCGCGGGTGGTCAGGGAAGCTTGCAAGGCGGTCACGGGGGAGGATCCCGATGCATCCAGGGCGGTGCTTGAGGCGATGGACGCCGATCACGAGCAATGGAGCGACACGCTGCTGGCGGTCAGGGCGGCGATGGACGGCGGCGCTGTCGGGTTCACGGTTGCGGAAATTGTGGAGAAAGTTCAGGCGTCGGGGAGCACGTTCGGGAGCGTGGGCGCGCCTAGCCCGGCTCAGGCGGCGCTCGATCACCTCATAGATGAATTTGAATTGCGCCGCATTGGGGCGAGCCGGTTTGCGAAACGGCTGGGCCGGTTCCTGCTCAAGCATCGCGATCGGCCAGTGTATGACGCGGGCAAGGAAATTTTCCTGCGCCAGGCGGCCAAGCGCACAGCATACAAGGGGGAGAAGACAGTCTGGCGGTTCGAATAGGTTAGGGGTTTGGGGAAAATTTTGGGGGTTTTATAGGGGTTTGCGTTCGAGCAAACCCCTAGTCATTTTTCCTGTTAAATCAATGGTTTAGGACGTAATACAGGGGTTTTAGGGGTTTTATTTTATATTTAAGGAATAATTTTTATATCTTATGTCTTAATATGAGACATATATAGATGATTTTTCTATATAAAGGTAGCTCGTAAAACCCCTAAAACCCCTAAAATCGAGAAAGGCCTTTAGAATCATGGTTTTAAGGGCAGGGGTTTGATTTTTCGAAACATCTAAAAGAACCCCTAAGCAAACCCCTAAACGAAGAAAGACGCCCGGAGGCGTCAATCTAGTTTACTTTCGTTAAAGGTCACGTTTTCGTATACGTTAGGGCTTGTTTTTGTGACATGCCGGTGCGGATCATCAGGCGCAGGAACATCGCGACAGGCAAGGGTGGGCCAATTTCGCGCCAGTGCTGATAATGCGTCTGGCGAGAATAGCCGAACAGGGCGGCGCATTGCGGCCCTGTCAATTTCAGATGGCGCAAGGCCATGCAATATTCGACAGCGTCCATTATTTGACCCTCGTCTTTTCGATGCGCCAGGTATAGGCGGCGTTTTGGGTGATCGCCAGGCCTTCGTCGCGCCGATCGTGATTGAAGCGCACGATGCGGAAAGTGTAGCGATAGGCGGCGTCGCCGCGCTTGAAAGCGTCGTCGGCGCAGCCCTGGCGGTGGGCCGCCTGTTCGGCGGCGCCACGGGCGGTTTTGAAGGTTTGGGCGAGAATCATGGCGGTTTTCCTTTGGTTCAGCGATAGGCGCGGGTGGCGTCGGCGTTGCCTTTGAGGAACGCCAGGGCCTGGCGCTCGTCGTTTTTGGTCATGCAGCCCTGCAGGTTTTCCAGGATCCATTCCAGGCCGGATTCAGTGATCACGAGAGCGTCGCGCGTGTTTTTGACCAGGATCGGGCCAACGCCGGCGGCGGTGCGACAGTCGCGCTCGGCGTCCCAGCCATAGCGGATGTCGCCGGCGGCGTCGAAAGCCAAGTCGCCTTTAGCGCCATGGATCAGCACTTGCACGATGCGCGCGTTGCAGGCCGGCGCCAGGCGGGGCTTGTCCGCCGGCGCGTCAAAGCCCTGATAAAACGACGAAACGGCGTAATCGTATGTCGACCGCATGCCGAAATGGCATCCGTAATGGCGGTCTTTGCCGAGCTTGCGGGCGAGCTTGCCGGCTTCAAAATACAGGCCTTCGGCCTTGAGGGTGTCAACGGTTTGGGTCATAACGTGTGCTCCTGTTTGGTGACTTATATGTAAACTGGGTTGACAGGCTTGTCAACCCAGTTGTCGAAAAAATTACGCCTGGGCGCCGACAAAACGCTTTGCGGTTGCGCCGTGGGCGATGATGACCATCGACGCTTTCGCCTTTGCGCTCGTGCCGCCGCAGGCCTGGCAGGCGTCGCACGACGTCTTCACGCCGGCCTCTTTCGACGCGGGGCAAATCACTTCACCCTTGGCTTTCGCCTCCGACGGGGTGCGGACGCGGAACGAGCGCCAGCCGGCGGCGATCGCGTCCGCCAGGTCCGCCGGGCTGTCGCACGACGCCATGCAAATGGTCTTGAGAGCCTGGAAACGAGCGTCGCGCCATTGGTGCGAATAGCCGTTAGTGAAGGCGGCGCGAAGCGTGGCGGCGCGCCAAACCTGGAAAGGGACCGCAGCCGGGTCGCCATAGGTGCCGAGGCGGAAGCCCAGGCCGGCGAACAATTCGGGCAGGATGGCGACGTCGTAATCAACGCCCGGCTCGGCGTAGCGATCGCCGCGCACCAGGGTTTCGTAAACGCTACGGACAGACCGACCGACGTTGACGTAGCAAGCGCCGCCGAGATAGGGGCGCATCAGGCAATCGCCGCACACGCTGCTGTCCAAGCCTTGCTTGAGGGCGACGACCGGCGACACGTCCGAGCGGATGATGAACGATTGAACCATCGCGCCGGTTTTGGCATTGGTCGACGCTGAGGTGATTTTGTTGGCGATGGCGACGATCGGCGCGCCATCAATCATCGACGGGCCGCGATAGAGCACGACGCCGCAGAAGCGGTTAGACTTGAGAGCGGCGAGCATGTCGGAGGCTGTGCGGATCATTTGGAGAGGCCTTTTTGTCTGCGGCGTTGAACTGTCCCGAATATAGCCAGAGCGTGTTCGGTTGTCAACTAGGTTTACAAATTAAAATAAATTATTTTCGCGCTTGACAACTAGGTTGACGCCAGGCATATAAGGGCCAGTTAACAACCGCACACGAAAGGCACACGACATGCTGCAAGTTCAAGGCCTGCCCTTCCACAAGGGATCCGACGCCTGGCGCGTCATACACGAGGGGCGCATCCTGCCCAAGTATGTGCGCGACGACATCGCCCGCCTGCGTCGCGAGCGGAACGAGTTCCAAGAGGTGAGGGTGCTGCGCACGGGTGAGCCTGGCTGGATCAGCCGGGCAGAGCAGGCGGCGCGATCGGCGCGCACCTATGCCGAGCATGAGGCGCGCGCCCTGGGGTGGACCGAGCCAAGCGTCGCCGCCGAGGGCGCCGCCGCTTACGCCGCCGCCCTGGCCGGCGAGGGCTAACGCCCAGGCCCAGGCCTGTCAGGGGGCTGACAGCCCCCTGACATGGCCGTTCCCGGTCTGTTCTGGCAGGGTGCTGACAGGGGGATCACAGGCCTCGATCGAAAAAATGAGGGGGGTACCCCCGCTAATAGGCGGCTCAGAGTATACTATAAGCCCCAAAAATTTTTCTATAAAATTTTCCCTGGTTTTCAAACGTATTCGGTTGTTGACCAATAAACGGACATGGGAAACGAATGCTCTCATTCATTTCCCACGTTTCACTAGGCTTGTTTTGAACTTTTCTCAATCTTCCCCCTAACCTTGATCATGAGGTCATTCAGCCCAGTGACGAGATTCTCCAAGGCTTCCAACGTATCGTTCATTTCCCCCGCCGAGTCCCCCTCCCAGGTGTCGATATGCGCCGTAATCGCCTCCAGCAGGTCGATCTTGCTTTCCTGGACGCCCTCGGCATAGAGGGTGTAGATCTCGAATTGTCTATCCGCGACCCACACGCACATATTTATCCTTGGCAGGATGCGGGTTTCCCACTTCGATAGCTTGAAGCCATGGCGGCTGTAGTCGTAAGGCTTGCAGATCTGGGTGAAGGGGTCGTACCCCCCACAGTCGTCCGAAACCATTTCTGGCGCTCTATTCTTTCCCATCTCCACACTCTCCTCCTCCCAATTTCGTACTCGCTTGTCTAACCCGTTTTCGCTCTTGCCGGCAAGCCCATTTCCCTCATATACTCCCCCGACCCCTCTCCCGGAGGCCCACGCCATGCCCACCAAGAAGCAAAACCGGCGCATCGCTCGCTACGAGTTAGCGCAGTCCGTTAAGGCGGCGCCGACGCCCCCGGAGGTCAAGCCGCCGTGGGCCGCTGTCTACACTCCGGAGATAGCCGAGCGGATTTGCGATATGGTCACCGACGGCAAGACCTTGCGCCAGATCGCGCTGGAGGCGGTCTGGGCGCCCAACGCCCGGATTATGTATTATTGGCTGGAGGAGCACCCGGAGTTCGCGCGGGCCTTCGCGGCGGCGCGAGAGCTATATGCCGATGACATCGCCCGCGAGATCGTGACCATTGCCGACGAGGCAATCACTGACCTCGATGTCGCCAAGCTGCCCCACCGCATTCACGCCAGGGAGTGGCTGGCGGTCAAACGCTCTCCTCGCTTCTACGGCGATCGCCGCCAGGTCGAGACGGTTTCCAACGTCAATATCAACACCTTGACCAAGATCGACATTTCCCGCCTCACCAACGAGGAGCTTCTCCAGGCCGAAAAGGCGCTGCAGAAAGCGATCGGGCATTCCAGCCATAATCCCGAAGACGATGAGGAGTGACCCTGCCCATGCCCCCCTTCAAGCCCGCTCCCCGCTCCCTGGTGGATATTACCGTCGAAGGCCCGAAACCCTATGAAGGCCGGATCTTCCCGCTCAACGTCCAGTTTATCGACGGCGAGTGGAAGATGCAGGTCATTCCCGCCCACCCCTCGACGGAGCCTGCTTTTTGTTTCGCCATCAAGGATCTCAAGACCTGGGCGCCGGCGGGGCATTTATGAAAATCCCCAACCCGATTTCCCTGCTTCAGGACTGGTGGGCGGCGCAACAGCGGGCCATCGACGTTCAATACCTCTGGCCGATCTGCAAGGAACAGGCCCGCGACTTTGCTGAGGCCCGCTACGTTTTCGCCATTCACGCCATTTGCGATCCCGCCTGGCTGCGGCTCCCGGTCGAAGAAATCAAGCGCCAGATCGGGGAGTTGCAGTGAAGAACGACCCTGCTCTTAAGCTGGGAATTTCCCTCTCTTCGTCCTGCGACTGGGCGCCGATGTGGTTCGGATCCTACACTGCCTGCGTCCACGCCTGGCGCTTTATCAATCCCGACTGGGAGAATCATTTGGCCGCCATTTCTTATATGCTGGCGCTTGATAAAGGCATGGTGTTCGGATGACCGCGCTCCAGAAGGTCGACCCCCAGGACGTCCTCGATCGCATCGACAAGGAATTTTGCGAGCGGTCCCTGCACGAGTTCGTCAAGCGGGCCTGGAAGGAGGTCGAGCCGGGCCAGCCGATGATCGACAACTGGCACCTTCCTTATATCTGCGAGCACCTGGAGGCGATCACCGACGGCGCTTCCGTCGATGGCAAGCCCTACAACCGTCTCCTTATTAATATCCCTCCAGGAGGGATGAAATCTCTCCTCCTCAACGTCTTTTGGCCAGCCTGGGAGTGGGGGCCGGCGGCGCTGCCCCATATGCGCTATCTCTGCGCGTCCCATAACATCGAATTGGTCGAGCGCGACAGCATTCGCATGCGCCGCCTGGTCACCACCCAATGGTACCAGAAGCACTGGGGCAGTCTGGTGCAACTGACTGGCGACCAGAACTCCAAGACGGTGTTCGAAAACACCCGCTCCGGATGGCGCAGGGCGGTCGCGGCGGGCGCTGACACCGGCCACCGCGCCGACCGCGTCCTGATCGACGACGCTCTCAGCGTCAAGAACGCCAACTCCGACAGCACCCGCGAGAGCGTCAACCTGTGGTTCAGGGAGTCTGTCCCGACCCGCCTCAATTCGCCGCGCAAGTCCGCGATCGTCGTCATCATGCAGCGGCTGCACGAGGCCGATCTGTCCGGGATGATCCTCGACAAGAAGCTCGGCTACGATCACATCATGATCCCGATGCGCTACGATCCGGATCGCGCCCATCCCACCATGCTCGGCTTCACCGACCCCCGCACCATCCCCGGCCAGCTTTATTTTCCCGCCCGCTTTCCCCTCGACGTGGTCGAACGCGAAGAGCGGATCATGGGGCCGTTCGCCACCGCCGGCCAGATGCAGCAGGCCCCGGTCCCGCGAGGAGGCGGCGTCATCAAGGACGCCGACTGGATCTTGTGGGACAAGCCGGAATTTCCCGCGCTCGACTTTATCGTCGCCTCGATCGACACCGCCTACGGCCTGAAGCAGGAGAACGACCCCAGCGCCATGACGGTGTGGGGGGTGTTTTCAGGCGACACCCGCAACGCCGCCACCCGCCTGGTGGATCGCTACGGCCATCCCAAGGAAATGCCGGAAGGAGCGCCCAACTCCAGCCTCAACGCCGCCCCGCGCGTCATTTTGATGTACGCCTGGACCGAGCGCCTGTCCCTTTCCGATCTGGTGGCTAAAGTCGCCCTCCATTGCAAGAAGCTGAAGGTCGACCGGCTGCTGGTCGAGGCCAAGGCCAGCGGCATCAGCGTCGCTCAGGAAATGCGCCGGCTCTATGGCCACGAGCCTTGGGCGGTTCATTTGATCAACCCTGGCAACCAGGACAAGCTGGCGCGTCTTTACAGCGTCCAGCCGCTGTTCGCGGAGGGCATGATTTACGCGCCAGACAAGGAATGGGCGGAAATGGTGATCAGGCAAGTGGCTTCCTTCCCCAAGGCGCTGCATGACGACCTCACCGACACCACATCCCAGGCCATCCGGCACCTCCGCGACTGCGGCCTCCTCGTCAGATCCGACGAAAGGCTGGCGGAAATGAACGAAGAGGTGGAATATGGTCGTAATCGGCCCCTTGAACCGCTCTACCCTGGTTAACTATGGAGGAAAAGTCATGTTTTTCCGCAATAACCCCACGTCCGTGACGGAGAAGGCTCCAAAAACAGCCGAAAAACCCGAAAAAGAGGCTGAAAAGCCCGAAAAACGTCGTGAAACCGTCCACGAAGTCGAAAAACACCCCCACCGCGACATGCATGAGAGCAAAAAATGACCAACGGACACATCAAACCGTCAATTCAGGCTGCTTTGGACGAGGCCCACCCCACCGGGCCGGTCCATCACCGCCCCAGCATCGCCGGATCGCATAGAAAGCCCGGCGACGACAACCTTTTCGACCCTCAAGACCCCGAAATGCAGGGCATTCCGCTGGCCGGCGACTTTGGACACCCCCTCCAGACGCCTGAGCAGCGCCGAAATATGGAGGCGCTGCTGGACGACAACCCCACCGGCCCGCGTGATAACGAAGTCATAAAGGCGGCGAAAGACGCCATGATCTACGGGACAGGCTTCGTTCAGATGCAAGGCGAGGACCGCATGCCCGGCGGCGACAAGCCAACGGAAATGGAATTGCTGCGTCGGCCTCCAGTCACCAGCGACCTCAAGCAATTCGAAAATTCCTACGGCACGGATTTTGGCACGGCCATCCTGCAAATGCGGGCCGGCTGCAAAGTCCAGCGCGAAGGATGGAACGGCAAGGATATGTGGATCGCTCTGTCGGGCGTGGAAGGCCCGCGCGAAGTCTACAGCGAAAAGCTGTGGTCAAAGCCGGCCCGCGATTACGCTCGCGCGCAGCCCGGCGGGACGGTCAAGGTGCTGCCTTGCTTCATCATGAAGACGGCGACCGGCGAAATCCTGATGGGCTGGCTGGCGAGCCAATCCGACATGCTGGCCCAGGATTGGAGGGTCGTGCCGTGACACATTTGCGATTGGTTCGGCAACCATCCTACAAGGATGACAGCAAGAAAGAATTGAAGCGCAAGATCAGGATACTGAAGGCGGCGGCGAAGGTGCTGAAGAAGGAATTGAAGTCGCGATGACCCCGTTCAAGCCCGAACCCATCAAAACGACCAAGCTATGGACCGGCGTCTGCCGCGACGGCCCGTGGAAAGGCCTGCCATTGACGGCGGGGTCGCGTTTCGTCTGCGCCCCCGACGGCAATGAATACTGCAACGACGGCGTCGGCCACTGGAATTGGGTCGAACTGCACCACGAGGGCAAGAAATGACCGACATTCCCGATAAAGTCGCCCCCATCACCGGCATGCCGATCACGATGGCGCAGACGTGCTGGTGCCCGTTCGTCAACGTCTCTCCCATAGCCGGCGCTGATCACATGACGACCAGTCGCGGCGTCAGGCTGCGCTACGGCGACACCGACGCCCAGATCACCCAGGCTTTCAATTGCATCACCACGCGCTGCATGTCGTGGATTGCCGACAGCGCCGCCCCCACTACCCACGGCACATGCCGATTGATCACCGGAGCAGGACTAAAAGCATGAGCGAAGTTTTGAACGGAATTTGCAGAGGCGGTCCGCTGAACGACCGGGGCCTGACCCACGACAGGCCTTTCAAGGTTTTGGTGGCCTCGAATAACGATGGCCAGGCCGGCGCCTATCACTATGCCGGCAACAACGCCTGGCTTTGGCAGGCCGAAGGAGAAGAAGACCCAATGAGCAGAGCAGCCGAAGAGCAAATTGACATGCAAATCCGTGAAAACGGCAAGGTTGCGCCCCGGATTACGCCGGAAATCATCGACCAGCGCATCCGCCAGGTGAAATACTACAATTTTCCCGACACCACCGTCATGATCTGCGCCATCGAACTGATGAACGGATATCATGTCGTTGGCGAATCAGCCTGCGCCTCTCCAACCAATTACGACGCCGCCATTGGCCGGCGCATCGCTTATGATGACGCCCGCCGCAAGATTTGGTCATTGGAGGGCTACGTCCTCCGCAACGTGCTGAAGGGGCTATGACTGCGCTCGATATCGCCATTTCGGTCTTCATCCTGCTGCTCGTCGCCCGCCTCTCCTACAACAAGGGGCGGCGCGACGAGCGCGCCGCTCGACACGGGGATTACGAAGATGAGCTTCATGATGAAATGCACAGTCGATAATCATCTGATGCCCGGCGGGCGACCGTCTCACCTGTTCGACGTCCATGTCGAGGGCGGCGAACCGCTGGTCAAGGCTGAATACACCATCATTGCCGACGACGAGGATGAAGCGGCTCGCGAGGGACTAAAGCGGTTCCAGAAGGCCTATGATCTGACGCCGCTGCCATACATTGGCGATATTTGAAATAGGCGTTATAGTCCCTTCTGCTTTTCCAGAGAGGACGCGCCATGCCTTTGGTGCCGGGCTTGCCCCTGAACATCCGCCAGACCAACGGCGGCGCGCCGCCGGCTATCTCGCCGGGCCTTTCCATCAAGCATGATGTGCATAATCCGCCCGGCGTTCCCGAAATGGACGACGCCGGCGCCGTCATCAAGATCGAGCATCCCGACGGCAGCGTCACTGTCTCCCTCGATGGCCGGTCGCTGGTCGACAAACCGGAACAAAACGTCGGCTGGTTCGCCAATTTGGCCGAGAAGATCAAGGAAGACGATCTCAGCGCGATCGCTGACGACCTGCTGCGCGGCATTGATGAGGATCTGTCGAGCCGCAACGACTGGATCGAGGAGCGCGCCCAGGGCATCAAGCTGCTGGGCTTCAAGATCGAAATTCCCAATCTTCAAAGCGCCGCCGATGGCGCTCCGGTCGACGGCATGTCAAAAGTGCGGCATCCGCTGCTGCAGGAGGCCGTGCTCCGCTTCCAGGCCAACGCCCGCTCCGAAATGCTGCCGACCGACGGGCCGATCAAGATCCGCGACGACGGCAGCAACTCCAACCTTCCTCGTGACGCACTGGCGACCGCCCTTGAAAAAGACCTCAATCACTACCTCACAGTCACCGCGACCGAATACTATCCCGACACCGACAAGATGTTCCTGCTGCTCGGATTTGGCGGGACAGCCTTCAAAAAGGTCTACAATTGTCCCTTACGGAACCGACCGGTCAGCGAATCCGTCGATGCTAATGACCTCATCGTCAACGACGCTGCGACTGATCTTGCGAACGCCAAGCGTGTTACCCATCGTTCCATGATGCGGCCTTCGACGGTCAAGCGCATGCAGATTATTGGCGCTTACCGCGACGTCGATCTCGACACGCCCAAGCCGCAGAGCCTCGACGCGGCCCAGGAAGCAGCCAAAAACCAGCAAGGGATCCAGGCCACCACCACGAGGCCCGACGACCGTGACCGCGAGATCTACGAGTGCTATTGCGAACTCGACCTCAAAGGCTATGAGCACAAATACAAGGGCAAGATCACCGGCCTCGAAATCCCCTACCGGGTCACCATCGATCTCTCCAGCCGCAAAATCCTTTCAATCGTCCGCAACTACGATGAAGACACGAAGGAGCTTCCTGAAGCTCGCGAAACCTTCGTCAAATATATTTTCGTGCCAGGATTGGGATTCTACGACATTGGCCTGCTCCATATATTGGGGAACACTACCAACGCTGTTACTGCTGCTTGGCGTGAGCTTCTGGATGCTGGAATGTTTAATAACTTTCCCGGCTTTCTCATGGCTGACACGGGCGCGCGTCAGAACACCAACATCTTCCGCGTCCCGCCGGGCGGCGGCGTTCTCGTCAAGACGGGCGGTCTTCCCATCAGTCAGGCGATTATGCCGCTTCCTTACCAGCCGCCGTCTCAAGCTTTGATGGCGCTGGTGCAAGACATGGCGCAGACCGGCCAGCGCAGCGGCGGCACCGCCGAACTGCCCACCGGCGAAGGCAAGGCTGACATTCCCGTCGGCACCATCCTGGCGATGATCGAGCAGGCCCAGAAGGTGCTCAACAACGTCCACAAGCGCATGCACTCGGCTCAGTCGCAAGAATTTCGCCTGCTGATACGCTGCTTCAAGGAAAACCCCAAGGCGTTCTGGCAGCGCAACAAGAAGCCGTCCGCGCCATGGGACGAGCAGAATTTCCGCGCCGCGCTCGATCTGGCCGATCTGACCCCGCAGGCCGATCCGAACACCGCCAGCCATGGCCAGCGCGTGATGAAGATCATGGCGCTCAAGCAGTTGCAGCAGCAGAACCCCACCATGTACGACCCGATCGCGATCGACACGGCGGCGCTGCAGGCGCTGGGCTGGAACAATCCGCAGCAATTCATGGCGCCGCCGGCGGCCCAGGCTGCGCCTCCTCCGCAAATCGTCCAGCAGCAGGCCGAGACGGCGGCCAAGACCCTCACCGCGCAGGCGGCGATGGTCACCGCCCAGGCGAAAGCCAAGGAATCTGGCGCGCGCGCCATGAACCTGATGGCGGAAGCCCAGACCATGGGCATGGACGAAACCGGCCAGGTCCAGCAGGATACGCCGGTCGATCAGCACCGCGCCGAATCGGAGCGCATCAAGGCCAACGCGCATGCGCAGCAGGCCGACACCCACCAGTCCGTCATGGGGGCCAAGGCCCAGGCTGACCTGCTGAACGCCCAGACCCGCCAGCAGGAAGTTCAGTTGAAACTGGGCGAAATGTCGATGAAGGACGCCCACCACGACGACGAGCAGCGCCTCAAGACGAGGGCGGAAACGATCGACATGGCCAAGCAGGTCATGGACAGCCACGCCGAGAACGCGCGCACCCAGGAGGAAATGCACCACGATCACGCCCTGATGGGCCGCGAGCAGGCGCATGAGCACGAGATTGTCGAAAAGACCCACGCGCACGAGAAGGAACTGGAGGGCGTGAAGAAGACGGCGGCGATCGCGGTCGCCAAGGCCAAACCCCGTCCGAAGCCAGCCGCCAAGCCGAAGGGTAAGAGCAAATGAACAAGCCCATCCGCGCTGCGCTCCTGACGGCCAAGGCTCTTTATGACAAGCTGCCTCATGTCGTCGGCGGCGGCGCGCCGATGGCCAAAGGCGGCGTCGTCAAGGACATTCCCCAGATCATCATGCCTGGCGATCACCCGGCCCGCATCGACACCCGGCTGGCGACGGGCGCCAAGCCGCTCGATCTGGGGCCAGGGCCGCGCACCGTCAACATGGCGGCGCTGCGCGCGACGCCGGCGCTGTTCGACAAGAACGTCGACATCCTGCGGCATTATCCGAATGTTTCGAAAGACGCGAGCAAGCTGTCGAACCAGGATCTGTCCGAGCATTTCATCAAGCACGTCAAGGACAACCTGCTGTGGCTACACGACCAGGTGCCCGACGAAACTCGCCAGCGATCCAAGCTGTGGTACGACGGCGCCAACAAGCTGGCCAAGGAGTGGGCCAAGAAATACGGCGTTTCGGAGGCGTCAGCCGCCGGCGCGCTGGCCGCGCTGTCGCCGCAGAAAGACTGGTTTCAGAACGTGTCGCTGGCCGAGCGCGTGTTGCATGCGATGAAGGGGCGCGGCAATAACGCCTACCACGGCGAAACCTTCTCGCCTGAGATGGAGGGCACTTATCGCGGCCTGGACAAGCTGGCCACCGAGAAGAACGAGCCAATCTTCCAGGCGATTAGAGGCAAGTCGCTGGGCGAAATTGATCAAATGGGTCACATCCCTCGCGACGAGCGCGCGGTCATGAAGGCGCTGTGGATCCGGATGCACGATCAGACCCATGGCGATCCCGGCTACAAGATCGCCACGCCTGAAGGCCACTTTGGCGAAATCGCCCGCAACGCCGACGGCTCGCCATCGCGGGCGGGCTGGGGTTCGCTGGGCGAGATCGGCAAGGCGGTGCAGGCGATCGAGAGCAACGGCGAGCCGACCTTCATGAACCGTCTGATGGGCGAGCGCCACAAGGTCCGCAATTTCTACAACAATATTCTCGACCCCAACTCGCAGCATGGCGACGTCACCATCGACACCCATGCGGTCGCCGCCGGCCTACTGCGCGCGCTGTCGGGCAATTCGCTTGAGGTGGCGCACAATTTCAGCAACTACGCCGGCAAGGGCGTTCCGGGCGCTGGCGGCTCCAACGCCACCGGCGTGAACGGAACCTATCCGCTCTATGCCGACGCCTATCGCCAAGCCGCCAAAGAGCGCGGTATACTGCCTCGCGAAATGCAATCGATTACGTGGGAGGCGATCAGGGGATTGTTTCCCGACACCTTCAAAACTGATAAAAACAACGCCCATATCGACAGCATCTGGAACGACTACAAGCACGGAAGAAAAGGAATCGACGATGTCCGCAAAGAAATCCACGACTTCGCAGGGGGGATCCGGCCACCGGAGTGGCACGACACCTCTGGAGCGCCTGATGCACCGGTTCGGGGTGCCAGTGGACCGGGACTCGTACCTGGCCCTGGATCACGCGGGCCAGCCCCCCAAGGAATTATCGGCGGAACAGGAAATGGACCTCCCGGAGCACTTGCGCCGCAAGCACCCCGGCAGTCGGGGCTGATCTTGCCGCCCGGATACGCCTGTGGCGGCGCAGTCGCCAAAGCATTGGCCGCGACACGGTCGAATTAACCTGATACGGTGATTTAGCTTGAAGGATGACGCCGATGTGTTTCTCGCTCGCCTGGCTTGAGAACTTGCTCATTTGGGTCGTCATCGTCGGCGCTCTCATCGCCATCCTCCAACTTTTCGTGCCTTGGGTGCTGGCTCAAGTCGGGGATTTGGGCGGCGCTGTCGGCGTCGTCCTGCAGATCGTCAAGATCATTGTCTGGGCGGTGATCGTCATCTTTGTCATCTATGTGGTCTTCGACCTCATCAGTTGCCTGCTGTCGTCAGGCTCGCTGAAGTTGCCCAAGCCATAACCCCACGGCTCCGGTAAGCCGCAATCCGAGAAGGGAAAACCCTGATGTCTGAGGACAGCAAAAAGTTTCGCGCCGCGATGCGCGCCAAGGCCGAGCGTTTGGGGACGGCCTCGTCCGCAGGCAAGGTCGACTGTTCAAGTTTTGGCGACGTCGAGCAGGATCCGATTCACGCCGATAAGGCTCAAGGCCCGCGCCCGCTATCGAGGCGAGCCTTCAAAAGCGGCGGCGCCGTCCTCGGCGCTGCGGGCTTCAAGCACGGCGGGCGCGCCGCGCGCAAAAGCGGCGGCATGGCCCAGGCTTTCGGCAACGCCATCTTCAACAGCAGCATCAAGACAGCCGACAACGATCGCGAAGGTCACGTCGAGCGCAAGGGCGGCATGAAGAGCGGCGGCAGGAGCGGCAAGTTTGGCGGCGGCGGCGCTGGGCCGATCGGCGGCCAGACTGCAATCACCAATCTGGCGGCGCAGGATGCGCAGAAGCCGATGGCGGCTGCGGCCCAGCAAGCTGGCGTTGGCGCGGACGGTCCCGTCAAAGCCACCGCCGGCGGCAGCGGCCATATGTTTGGCATGGCGAAGGGCGGTCACCCGCACAAGGCCGAAGACGAGAAGTGCGCCAAGAAGCTGGTCGCGCATCACAAGGCTGACGGCGGCCCGCTTCCGTCACCTGCCGACGCCGGTCCGCCTCCCGGCCCGCCCGAAGCGACGCCCGCCGGCGCAGAGCAAGGCCCCGACATCAAGGAGGCGTTGCTTGAGGCTCTGATGCACGAGCACAAAAAGTCGAAGAAGCACAAGAAGGGTCCGCCGATGCCGCCTCCGGATGACGAGGAAGCGGAAGCGGCCCCGCCTCCCGACGATCAAGCCGGCCCGCCTCCGGGCCTTGGCGCCAAGCGCGGCGGCAAGGCGCGCAAGGATGGCGGCGGCGTCTACGACCCCAACGTCAAGCTCGGTCCGCGCGATGGCTACGCCAGCGGCGGCAAGACCAAGGGCAAGACCAACATCAATATTATCATTGGCCAACCTGGTGGCGCCTCTCCTCCCGATGCCGGCGGCGGACCTCCTCCCCCGCTGGCAGGGCCGCCGCCGGGGCCGGGGGCGGTTCCTGTGCCGCCTCCCGCGCCCCCGCCTGGCTTGCCTCCGGGCGGCGCGATGGGCGGACCGCCTCCGGGCGCGCCGCCGCCAATGCCGATGCCGCCTCCGGGCGGGCCGATGGGCCGCAAGCACGGCGGTCGAGCGTATCCGATTGAGCATGCTTCTGGCGGCGGCAAGGGCCGTCTGGAGAAAATCAAGGCATATGGGCTGGTTCCGCCCAAGGGGAGGATGGGGTGAACATCGAAAAAACTGTAATCGACCATGCGCTTGTCATCGCTTTGGGGCTTCTGCTCCTGCTCTTCGCTTTTGCAGGCTTTATCATTTCCGCCCGCGCTCAGTCCATCGAAATTGGGCCGGGGGGCTTCTCGATTGGCCAGCAGCGTCACGGGCGCGGGCATGGCGAGGTGTGCGCGGAGTTGCGCCGCGCATGCATGTACAAGGAAGAGCGCGGTGAGGAAGGCATGGGAAACTGCCGTCGCTACCGCGAATCATGCCAATATTGAACAGGAGTGAAATCAGATGGTCTTGCGTCATGTTGTAATTCGCGGAGTGGCCGATATCGGTGACGTGGTTCACCCCGCTGATCCCGGTTTTGGGCGTCCTGGCGGCGGCTGGAGTCCCGTTGACCCCGGCTATGATCGCCCCAGCGGCGGCCATCCTGATCAAGGCCTCCCCGGCTACGGCCACCCCGATCAAGATCTGCCTGGCAGGCGCCCGCGTCCCGACCAGGGTTTGCCTGGATACGGGCACCCGGATCAGGGCCTTCCCGGCTACGGGCATCCTGATCAAGGTCTTCCTGGCTATGGTCATCCGGATCAAGGACTACCTGGTTATGGCCACCCCGATCAGGGTCTGCCTGGCTTGCCGGTTTATCCCAGTCAGGGACCGATTCTTCCAGCCGCTCCCGGCCATCCGATCCCCGTGCCGCGTGTGCCGGTGGTGCAGGTCATCCCGCTGCCCGAAGGCGCGGTGCTTCCGACTGAGCCTCCGCATCGCCCTGGCAGGATCGCCATCGTGGTCGAGGGCGAAACCAAGGCTGTCGGCTGGCTGCAGGGTTCGGATGACCTTCCGGTCGCCGCGCCCAAGGGCGAAGCGCCTGTCCCCGGCGGTCACTGGGTGGCGGTCGAAGTCAATCCGCAGGCAAGGCCCAAGAAATGCAGCGACGGCAGCGATGGCGTCGGCAAGACTGGCTTTGCCTGGGTGTTCGAAGTGAAGCCCGACTTTGGCACGGAGCCGACGTCGGTCTGAAAACACAGAGGGCCGCTTCCAGTACATCCGTGGAAGCGGCCCTCATACCCTCGGTCGACACCTTGAGCTTGTCTTACATCAGAAACAAATCAGGTTCAAGCCCCAATGCAGACTTTTAAGAGCGTTTTTGCCGAAGAACTAAAGAAGCTCCTGCGCGAGCAGATCGAATCCGCCAAGAACGACCTCGCATACGGCGCCAGCATCACGACTTTCGAAGCCTATCGCGAGGCCGTCGGCGTCATACGCGGCCTTAGCGCCGCCATCGATACCGTCGATGACGCCGAGCAGAAGGCCAACGATCGCGAGCGCGGCCTCTAAATTCTGTTGTCAGCACACTGACAGTGTGCGAGTAATTGTGCGTCACAGGAGACGCGCATGGCCTTTGCTTCGATGTTGCACGAGGAAGATCCGGTCCAGAAGGTGCTGAAGGAGCTTGGCGACCTGTCAGGGGTCGAAATTTTCCACAATCAATTGCTCGCTGCGGTCTACATCAGGCCCGATAAAACCAAGAGCGGCCTGTTCCTGGCCCAGCAGACCCTCAACGAGGATCGTTTTCAGTCCAAATTGGGCCTTGTCGTCAAGAAAGGCCCGCAGGCCTTCATCAGCGGCGGCGAATGGCAGTTCCCTGACATCGAACTGCATGACTGGATCCTGTTTCGCCCCTCGGACGGCTGGAACATCACCGTCAATGGCGTCCTGTGCCGCATCCTGACCGACACGGCCATCAAGGGGCGCATTGCGACGCCCGATCTCATCTGGTGAGCGACATGGCGAAAGATCCGAATAGTATCCCGGCCTTCGACCCGAACACCGACTGGGAGCACGGCGGCAAGGAAGAGCGCGATCCACTGGTCGAACTGCGGGCGCAACTCGATCGCGAGCGCGCCGCGCGCATCCAGGCTGAAAATCGGGCCAACGAATACGCGACCACCGCGCACGGCGCTCAGGTTGAAGTGGCCGACAACGAGCTTAAACTGGTGGTCAGCGCGATCGAGCGGGTCAAGGAGCACACCAACGCCCTGAAAGCCGCTTACGCCGAGTCGTTACGCAACCAGGATTACGACAACGCAGCCGAATTTCAGGTTCAGCTTGCCGACAATGCAGCGGCGCTGCGGCAGCTTGAAAACGGCAAGGCGTCAATGGAGGCGCAGCCCAAGCCTGTGGCGCCGCAGCCGATCAAGATGAGCATCGATCCCGTCGAGGAACTGGCGAGCCAACTGACGGCGAAGTCCGCCGCCTGGGTCCGCGCCCATCCCGAATGCGCCCGCGATCCGAAGCTTTACGCCAAAATGGTCGCGGCCCACAATATTACGGTTTCGCGCGACATCGATCCCGACACGGACGACTATTTCCGCTCAGTGGAGGCGCTCGTTTACGACAGGCCCGCAGATCGCGAACGCGATCTCGACACTGGCGCTGATGATCCGCAGGCCGCGTCCGCCAAGGCTGCGCCGCAGCGTGAATCGGCCCCGCCGGCGGCTGCGCCTGTCAGTCGCGGATCGAGTGGCAGGAGCGCCACGCTGACGCCGCTTGAGCGCGAATACGCCGAGATTTCAGGCATGTCCGAGCAGGACTACGCCAAGGCGCGTGACGACATTCGCAAGAACCAGGGCCGCCTGCATTAAGGAAACACCAATGGTCAACCGTCCGCCTCCGCAGCGTTTCACCAGCCCCAGTCGCGAAGAGCCGGCTATCCAGCCGCCTTCTTTTATCGAGCGTCCGCCGCTTCGCCAGCCCGTCGAAACCTCGATGGACCGCGCCGCCCGGCGCACCCTCGAATTGCGCGGCCACTTCACTAACGGCGTTCTCGACGAAGGCGCCGATGAATTTTACATCAACCCTGCGATCATTCCTGAAGGGTGGTCATACGAGTGGAAGCTGTATTCGGTCCTCGGTGAAGAGCAGGGGTCGTACCAGGTCACCCTGGCCCGCACGGGCTGGGAGCCGGTGCCGTCCGATCGGCACCCTGAGTTGATGCCTCGCAACACCAAGGAAAAGACCGTGATGCGGCGCGGCATGCAGCTTATGGAGCGCCCGCTCGAAATTACGCTGGAGGCCAAGCAGCTTGAGCGCGACAAGGCCCGCCGTCAGGTTCGCATCAAGGAAGAGCAGCTTACTGCGGCGCCTCCGGGCCAGTTTGGGCGCGACAACAAGGGTGAACCCTTGACCCGCCTTGGCAAGTCTTACGAGGCTATGCCGGTGCCGAATAGCTGACGACGCTTGACGACGTCGTATTTTTGGATGTACAAAACGAGTACCCGCTTCTCCCCGCTGTGAGAAGCTGTATTTTTCGGACCTCCCCTAGCCCCCGGTGTGGCATAGCAGGTCTTCCTTGAAAGAGGAGGGTTTTGCCGTGGCCAACACCAATGCTCCCTTTGGCTTCCGTCAGGTTCAGGGCTTGGGCAGCGCCCCGACCTACGAACAGGTCGAAGTTGTCGTCCAGTACAATGCCGGCGCCATTTACTTTGGCGACCCCGTGGCGGCTCTTGCCGACGGCACTGTCGCCGCTGCGCCGACCACCGCCGGTACGCCCCCGCCGCCCATCGCCGGCATTTTCCAGGGCTGCAAGTATCTTTCCGTTTCGCAGAAGCGCACCGTCTGGTCAAACTACTGGCCCGGTAGCGATGTTGCGTCGGGCAACCTGGTGACCGCGTACATCATCAACGATCCGCATGCCAAGTTCATTGCGCAGACGGATGGCACGGGCGCTGCCCTCACGGACGTGAATGCAACCGTCGGCTTCAATATCGGCGCTGGCAATCCGGCCAACGGCATGTCTGGCGCGTACCTCATTCCGGCCACCGCGCCAAGCATTGTTGGCAACCCGTTCACCGTCTTTGGCATCGTCCAGGCTCCCCCCGGCTCCGCTGGCACTCTCGCCAACGGTCAGCCTTACGACTGGGCCATCGTCGGTTTCAACAACGTCCAGACCAAGATCGTCACCGGCATCTGATCCGGCCATAGCAACAGGAGTAGACCGTCATGGCCGTCAATCTTAGCGCCATCAAAGACCTCCTTCTCCCCGGTTTGCGCGGGATCGAGGGCAAGTACGAGATGATTCCGTCTCAGTACGACAAGATCTTTACGAAGCACAATTCAAAGATGGCGTTGGAGCGCACGGCTGAAATGCGCTACCTGGGCCTCGCCGCCCTGAAGACTGAAGGCGGCCAGACTCAGTTCGACAACGGCGCCGGCGAACGCTACGTGTACAATCAGGAACACGTCGAGATCGGCCTCGGCTACGCGATGACCCGCAAGGCCATCGACGACAACCTCTATAAGACCCAGTTCCATCCGTCGAACCTCGGCCTGATCGAATCTTTCCAGCAGACCAAGGAAATCTACGGCGCCAATGTGCTGAACACGGCGCAGACCTATCTGTCGACGATCGGCGGCGACGGCAAGGCGCTCTGTGCGGTCGATCATCCGATCGACGCCGGCCTCGTTGGCAATACGCCGGCGGTGCAAGTTGATCTGGGCGAATCGACCTTGCTCAACAGCATGATCGGCGTCCGGACTAATTTCAAAGACCAGGCCGGCTTGAAGGTTTTCGCCCGCGCGCGGAAGTTGATCATCCCGCCGCAACTGGAACCGGTAGCAATTCGTCTTCTCAAGACAGAATTGCGCCCAGGCACGGCAGATAATGATGTCAATGCAATCCTCTCGGCAAGTGGAGGCTTGACCGAAAACTTCATGGTCAATGACTTCTTGACCTCGCCCTTCGCCTGGTTCCTTCTGACAAATATCGATGGTCTTTCCTTCATGGAAAGAATAAAGTTCGAAACCGACATGCAAGTCGATTTCGTGACCGATAATCTATTGGTCAAAGGTTACGAGAGGTATTCGTTCGGTTACTACAACTGGCGAGCCGTCTACGGCAACTTCCCGACCTCGTAATACTGGCTCAGAAGGAGAAAGCACATGGGTGCGACACACTTCACGGGGCCGGTTATTGTAGGCGACCCTGCTGCGGGGACTCAAGGCGAGATCGAGTGCTATCAGGACATCATCATCCTGAACCCCGGTCCCGGTAACCAAGACTACGCGCTCAACATCCCGCCTGGCTCGGTGATCATGGGCTTCGAAGTCGCCACATTCACGGCATGGAACTCGGCTACCTCCGCGTCCATGACGATTGGCAATGTGGTTGGCGGCGCGCAATATGTCGGCGCCACCGATCTGAAGGCGGCGGCGCCCTTCCCCGCCATGACGCAGACGGCGGCGAACATCGCTGCCCAGCGCGGCTATACGGCGGCGGGCGCGGCTGCGCCGGTCACTGGGCCGATCAACATTCGTGTTGCCTCGGTTGGCGCGGGCATTATCGGCTCCGCGCTGGTGTCGGTTCATTATGTCCAGGTGGCGACACCTTGATCGGAGGCTTCAATGGCAAAAGCTGGCAAGAACCCCGCTTTCGATAGCGGCAACAAGGATGTCAAGGAAGAGGCCGAAGAGAAGGGCGGCGGCAAGCAGACCAAAAAGCGCGTAGGCGGGCCGGTTGGCGCGTCTGCTCATTCGCATGGCGGTCGAGCGGCTCGCAAGAGCGGCGGCTCCTGCGAAAACCATCTGTTCTCGTCAGCCAATGCGGGTTCGCCCGCGCCTGGCCGGAAGATGATGTCGAAGAAGGTCTGACGCCATGCGGCCAATTGTCGTCACTGCTGCGCCGCTTGCTGCGCTCGTTACGAACGGCATCTGCCTGTCGCAGACGCCGACGGCTGGTCCGCTGGCCCTGAATGGATCGCTGGTCGTCAATGGCGTTGTTGTTCTCGATCAGGCGCGCCAGATCGCCTTTGCCTCCACGGGCAACAATTCGAACACCACCTTCACGATCACCGGCACCGACGCCTTTGGCGCGACCCAAAGCGAAAGCCTTGTCGGCGGCAATATCGCCACGATCGTCACCACCAAAAACTACAAGACCGTGACTTCGATCACCAGTTCGGCAGCGAGCGTGGCGGGCTTGACCGTCGGCACCAACTCCAGCCCGGCGGTCACCTCGTCGCAATGGGTGCGCTTCGACGATTCCGGCAACCCCGGCGTTTCGATCCAGATCAGTTCGGCTGGAGCATCGAACATCACGGTCCAGCAAACCCTGGATGATCCCAACAGCCCGACCAATCCGGTTCTGCCGGCCAACGTAATTTGGGCGCCGCATCCCGACGCCACGCTGGTCGCTGCCGCTATGATCAATGGCGCGGTGCTGCAGGGCAATTACGCTTACAAGCCGGTCTTCGCGCGCGTCCTGCTCAACAGCGGCGTCGGAACGGCGACGGCCACCTTCATCCAGTCGGGCGGGGCCGATTACTGATGCCTCCCCCCGGCCTATCAAATGGCCACAACAAGCTGGCCTCGCATCCCGGCCTCACTGGCACTACGGGCCTCGGAGCGAGTGGCGGGTTCTCAGGGTTGATGGCGCCTCTCCTCCTCGATGAAACTCTGACCGTCGAACTTCCAGTCTTCACCAACCAGAAGATCGGCCAGGCGCGGAACTGGGGCGATGCCGCCGACAAGTTTGACATTGTTTCGATCGTGCCGCCCGTCGCTGGCGAATATTTCAGCATTAATAAAGCGGGCGAGCTTCACGTTACGCGCCTCGGCGTTTTGCACATCCGCAGGCGCGAGTATCTCTTGACGGTCGAAGCTGATAATGTCGTCGGGTCAGGGCGCGCAGTCATCACGATCAAAGTGGTGTAGCTGCCCCATCGTAGGGGGTTCGCATGACTTACGGCGACAAATATAGCTTTGCTTTGGGCCTTAGCGACGTCACCCTCTATGCGTTTGGTTTGTGCGGCATCAGGCGCACCGCAGTCCTCCAGGAACACATGGCCGACGCCTACATCGCGGCCAATCTTCTTCTGGCCGACTGGTCGACCAAGGGCGTCAATCTCTGGCAGGTTTCCCAGATCTCGATCATCTTGAGCAAGGGCGCCGGGGTCTATGACGTTCCGCTTGAAGCGATCGTCATGCTCGACACCTTCGTGACGGTCGACGGCAGGGACCGCATCATGCTGCCGATCAGCCGCACCGAATATGCGAGCTACCCCAACAAGGACCAGCCTGGCGTCCCGACCACCTTCTGGATGGATCGCCAGCTTCCAGGACGCGGCAGTCTCAGCATCTGGCCAGTGCCGGATCGCGACGGCTACACCCTGACCTATCACTATCTGACGCAGGCGCTGAACTCAGAATTTCTCAACGACCAGCAGCCGCCGGTCCCGCCAGAATGGCTCTACGCCTTCGCCACCGGCCTGGCCGAGAAGCTGGCGATGTCATGGGCGCCAGAGCGCCTGGCCTTCCTTTCGCCCATTGCCGAAAAGGCCTATGATACCGCCTCGCGCAGCGGCGTGGAGACGGCGACCCAGTACATCAGCCCGCAGATCGGCGGTTACTTCAGGAATTGAGGAGTGAGCCGTGGGCTACGCATCGAAGCTCGGCAGAGCGAGGATTAACTCCCGCAATCCGCAGGCGGCGGCGGTGTGCGATCGATGCGGCTTCGTCTTCAATCATGTCGATCTTCAGTGGCAGTTTGACTATGCCGGCGCTTCGATGATCAACAAGCGCATCCTCATTTGCAACAGTTGCCTCGATACGCCACAGCAGCAGCTTCGCGCGATCGTCCTCCCTGCCGATCCGATGCCGATCATTAATCCGCGTCCGCAGGAATATCACGTAGCAGAGGCGAATGTGCGCGTGACGACCAATCGCTACGTGCCAGACGGCAAGACCGGCATCCCGGTTCCGGATCTCAATCCGCCGCCCACGGCGGACGGTCAGCCCACCCAGCCGGCGGGGACGACGCGCATCACGCAGGTTGAAGACACTCGCGTCACGCAGCAGACCGGCGTACCGGCGGGAAGCCGCAATCAGCAAGCGGGCTATGATCCGAATGCTCCTGGCGCTGACAAGCCGGGCCTGCCTTATGACAATGATCCGCCGCCACCGCCGATGCATGTTCCAGACACGGGGCCGCTCAAATAATGGCAAACGTCCAGATCACGGGACTTCCCGCCACCCTCGCGCTTTCCGGCAATGAGACGGTGGAGATTGTGCAGGGCGGCGTCTCGATGAGCGCCACCACCAAGCAGATGGCTGCGCTGGCCGTTCCAGGTCCGATAGGGCCGACGGGGCTGAAGGGCGACAAAGGCGACAAGGGCGACACGGGCAACACCGGCCCGCAAGGCAATCAAGGCATCCAGGGCGTACCTGGCGCCGCTGGCAACGCCGGCGGCACGGACGGCCAGATCCAGTACAACAATGCCGGCCAGTTCAACGGCATGGTGGTCAGCGGCGACGGCTCATTGACCCGCGCCAGCCTCGGCGCTTTCACGCTGACCATCACCAAAACCAACAATGTGCCGTTCGGCCCCTATGCTACGGCGACGTCGCTTCCCCTGTTCACCAGCAGCGCCGCTGGCGCGGTCCCCGCGTCTGGCGGCGGCGCGACCAAGTTCTTGTGCGCGAACGCCACCTGGGTCGTGCCCGTGCCGGGCGCCGCCGGATCGAACGGCGACATCCAGATTAACAACGGCGGGGCGCTGGGCGCTGTGACGCCGAATGGCGCCGGCGCTCCGCTCGGCACCACGGGCGCAGTCAACGCCGTCTTCACGGGGGCGATCACTATTTCGGGCCTGCCCAGCGCAGGATCGGCGCTATTCCTCAACAAAGCCCAGGGCAATGGCAACAGCATAGTCGGCCAGGTGGCGGGAAGCTATCGCTGGCTCGCCCTTCTTGGCGATTCCGCAACCGAAACTGGCGGCGGCGCGGGGTCTAACTTTAGCCTGAACACCTACGGTGACGGTGGCGCTTACATTGGAACGCCGTTCGCGGTCAATCGCGTGTCTGGCTACGTGACGATCAATGGCAATGGCGCGGCTAGTCCTGGTGTGCCAACCGGGGCGTTTGGTCACGCTTCGCTCAACATCAACAAAAATGGATCCGGCAAAGTCGCCAACATTATCGGCTTGAACAATGGTTCGCCGCGCTGGGAGATTGACCTTGGCAGCACTGGGACAGAAAATGGCAGCAACGCCGGCTCTGATTTTTATGTGCATAGATTTAACGATGCTGGCGCCTATTTGGACTCCCCGTTCTCCATTAACCGCGCCAGTGGCGCTGTCACCTATTCGCAGCCAGTCAACTCGCCACTTGGGTTTACCGTTGGCTTAGGCACGGCGGTTCATGGTGATTCGATAGAAGTCGGCAGGCCAGGGCAAAACGCGGGGGCTTACCTCGACTTCCACTCCAGCGTGAACAACAACGATTACGACGCCCGCATCATCGCCACCGGAGGCGCGGCGGCGGTGGGCGGCGCTACGTTGGCGGTGGTCGCCGCAGCGTTTAACGTCTCTGGCAATGGATATTTTGGCGGTATTCTGAGCAGCGGCCCGATGTATATGAATGGCGCAGCTTTTAACTGGTACACGGGCGTTCAAGCAAATTATTTCTCTTTGTCTGATAGCGCAGGCAACGGCGGGCAGTATCGCGATATTAATTTCAGGGGTGTGGATAGCGCCAATACTGTTGCCGTAAACATGAACGCATTCAATGTGTATGCCAATTCAGCTAATTTCTCCAACACCATTACTGCTGGCGGCACCATATCCGGCGGAAACCTCACGACGCCCAACACGGTGCAGGGAGGCTATGTGACCTCGACCGGAACCGTGAACGGGCTGACCGTTCAGGGAACCTACCTGTATTCGTCTGGAAATGTGGCAGGCGCTGGCACTATTGACGGCGCTCAAGGCACTGTTGGTCGACAGGGAGCAGGCGGCGCCGCTGGGCAAGCCATCTGCCTTTTCTGGGATGGCGCTCACTTGGCTAATTATGTCGGCGGGACGTTCGTCGGCTACACCCAGTATATTTCCGACTATCGCTTCAAGCGGAACGTCGCGCCGTTGCTATCGGTGTGGGATCGCGTCAAGGCGCTGAACCCGGTCAAATACAACCTCAAGGACTTTTCGCCGGAAGGCTTCAAAAGCACATTGGAGGGCGATGACGGTCCATTAGTCGTCGGTGACACGAAAGAGCGTTGGGGTTTCCTCGCGCACGAGCTTCAAGCGGTGCTGATCGAAGACGCGGCGAGCGGCCTCAAGGATATCCCTAACCACATTCAGACGCCCAACCCGTGGACAGTGATTGCGGCGTTGACCAAGACGTTGCAAGAAGCTATGGCGCGCATCGAGGAGCAGGACGCTCGCATCAGGATCCTGGAGGCCAGGGCATGAGCGCCGCAGACATTCTCAACCTTCCCGTCGCCATTGGTCTTTCGGGCGAGGAGTACATCGAGGTCGTCCAGGGCGGAACGCTCCATCGCGCCACGGTCAAGCATTTCAGCAAGCGGCTGCTGGAAGGATCGATTCCCAATGGCGTCCTCGCGCTGGATGGCCGCGAGGGGCCGCCGGGAGGCGCGGGTCCGCCTGGCCCGCCAGGGCCTGATGGTCCGCCTGGCCCGCCGGGGCCACGGGGAGGGCAGGGTGAGCCTGGTCCGTTCGGGCCGACCTTCACGCCGGCGTCTGGCGCGGTCATCCGCTCGTGGTCCGTCTATGACAGCAACCAGCATGTGATCAAAGAACGCTACATGCTGGGCGGTGATTTTCAGAAGAAGAATTTCTACCCGCAACTGATGCTCGCGCCCGCCGTGTCGGCGCTCGGCAATCGGCTGCGGCTGCGGGCCAAGATCTGGTGCGTGGGCACGGACAGCGATTGCGCGATCAATGGCGGCATGTTTCTGAACGGCGAGAAGGCGGTGAGCGTCGCGCATGCTCTTGCCGACGCGCCGCTGCTGTTCGACTGTGAGATCACTCCGACCGTTCTGACGGCGCAGATGTTCTCCTTTTGTGTTGGCGCGGCTCTTGCCAACGCTGATTGCATCATCAACATGCCTCGGCTGGTTCAGAGTTGCCTCGTCATCGAGGAGATCCAAGCGTGAGTAATGTCCAGATCCCGAACTTGCCTGCCGCCGGCGCTTTGATTGGCACGGAGCAAATGGAGCTTGTGCAGGCCGGCGTCTCGGTGCGCGCCACGGTGTCGCAGCTTATTGAAGACGCTCACGTTCCGTTGCCAGCTACCAACCTGCCGCTGATGAACGGCGGCGCGTCGGTGGGCGCCGAGCAGACCTACTCGCGCGGTGATCACATCCATCCGACCGACACCACGCGCTATGCCGTATCGAATCCGGCGGGTTACCAGACGGCGGCGCAAGTCACGGCTGCGCTGGGGCCTTACGCTCTGATTGACAGCCAGGCGTTTACTGGAACGCCTTCGATGCCGACTGGCGCTACGGGCGTTACGCAGACGGCGGCTGATAGCTCGACCAAACTGGCGACCACGGCTTTCGTCAAGGCCCAGGGCTACGCGCCGACGGCGTCCCTGGGAACGATGTCCACTCAGAACGCCAACGCGGTGGCGATCACCGGCGGCGCTATCAATGGGACGACCGTCGGAGCCACCACGCCCAGCACCGGCGCATTCACCAATCTGTCGGCGTCAGGTACGGTTTCCGGCGCCGGCTTTACTGCGTTGCTGGCTCCTTATGCGACGACGGCGTCCCTGGGGACGATGTCCACCCAGAACGCCAATGCAGTGGCGATCACCGGCGGCGCAATCAACAGCACGACCGTCGGCGCGACCACGGCGAGCACGGGCGCTTTCACCACACTGAGCGCCTCTGGCGTGGTGTCGGGTGCTGGATTCACCACGCTGCTGAACCCCTATGCTTTGGTCAATTCACAGGTGTTTACTGGAACGCCGTCGCTGCCGACCGGCACGATTGGCGTGACGCAGGCGGCGCTCAATAATTCGACCAAACTCGCCACCACGGCTTATGTCGATGGCGCGATCACGGTGTTGGGCCTCGGCACGATGGCCGCGCAGAACGCCAACGCGGTCGCGATCACGGGCGGCGCCATCAACAACACGGCGATTGGCGCGACGACGCGCAGCAGCGGCGCTTTCACCACGCTGGCGGCCAATGGCGCGGCGACCTTCACATCCTCGCTGACGGCTTCGCCGGCCAGCGCCAATGTCGTTCTTTCGCCAACCGGCACTGGCACGGTTACGATCAATCCGGCCACGCTCGGCCACGTCGACAATACGGCGATCGGCGCGACGACGGCGAGCACCGGCGCGTTCACCACGCTGGTCGCGACGTCGATCAACAGCACTCCCATTGGCGCGACGACACCCAGCACCGGCGCTTTCACCACTTTGAGCGCCACCGGCACGGCGACCTTCACAGGCGCGCTGACGGCATCGCCTGCGAACTTGTCGGTCACGTTCTCGCCCACCGGCACTGGCACGGTCACCATCAATCCGGCGACGCTTGGCACGATCAACAATATGACGATCGGCGCCACCACGGCGGCGGCTGGCACTTTCACCAATCTGACCGCGACCGGTACGGTGGGCGGCGCTGGTTTCACCACGCTGTTGACGCCTTACGCGCTGGTCAATTCGCAAGTCTTCACCGGGACGCCGTCGCTGCCGACCGGCACCATTGGCGTGACGCAGGCAGCGGCCACCAATAACACGACGCTGGCCACCACGGCCTATGTGAAGTCGCAGAACTATCTGACCGCCAACCAGAGCATTGCGCTTACCGGCGACGTCACGGGTTCTGGGACCACATCGATCGCCTCGACGGTCGTCCAGCTTCAGGGCCGTCCGCTGTCGGCTTCTCTGCCCGCCAGCGGCAATCTGATGGGCTGGAACGGCACGACATGGGGGCCGGTTGCGGCTGGCGCGGCTGCGGCTGGCGGCACCGCCAATCAGATCCAGTATAACAACGGCGGCGTCCTCGGCGGCCTCCCCACCACCGGCACTTTTGCTAGCAGCAATGTGGTGATGAGCATCGCGCCGACGCTCACCAATTCGCTCAATATCACGGGCGCGGCGTCGAACGATTCCACGCTCGTGATGAACAAGTCGGCGTCCTTGCAGCAATGCCGGATTAATGCGCAGATGGGCGGCGTCTCTCGCTGGCAGATGATGCTTGGCGATACGACGGCGGAAGGCGGCAGCAACGCCGGTTCCGATTTTACCCTGTCCCGCTTTACCGATGCAGGCGGCGCGCTCGACAGCCCGCTCAAAATCATTCGCTCGACCGGCGTTGCGACTTTCACGCAGGCGTTGTTTTCAGCCAACCACACAATCACAGGCGCAGCGGGCAACAACGCCGCTGTGATCGTAAACAAGGCTGCGGCTGGGTTTTACAGCGGCATCGACGGACAGACTGCTGGGTCAAGGCGCTGGCTGATGATGCTCGGCAACGCCACGGCGGAAGGCGGTAGCAACGCCGGTTCAGATTTTATGATCAACCGGTATACTGATGCGGCTGGTTTTATTGACACGCCTTTGACGATCACGCGCTCAAGCGGCGACGCCACATTTTCTGCTGGTCTTTACGTTCTCAATTCAGCAGTCACCGCCAAACAGATTGTGATCAATGGCGCGGCGCTCGGCAGCGTCGCGGGCAACATTCAAACTGTTTTTGGGGCAGGATCGACCACCACCAATGGAGAGCAACTGCGCATTGAGGTACAGCGCAAGTCGGCAGGCTCCGACTGGACGACTGCCGCTTGGCAGACTTATCGCATCGTCGATGGCTCTAAGATGGGTTACGTCGAATATGGCAGTCAGTCTGTCAAGCCGATAGCTTTCGGCACCGGCACAACCGAGCTTGCGTCGATCAGCAACACGGGCGTTTTCACAGCCGCGTCAACGCTTGTAGGCACAGGCGCTGTGTTAAATGCTCCAGCCGCCACCGATTCCGTGCTGTGGCTAAACAAACCGGCGTCTGGTCGAGCCAGCGCAGTTTATGGGCAGATGGCTGCAAGCAATCGCTGGGCGATGTCGCTTGGCGACACGGCGACTGAAAGCGGCAGCAATGTCGGGTGCAACTATGTGTTGTCCACCTTCACTGACGCTGGAGCTTTTTTAGGCAATCCGCTCACCGTCTTTCGTGCCAGCGGCTATATGTATTTTAACGGCAACGGCGCGACGGCCATCCCGCAAAGCTATGAGACTGCGCCTTACGGCCACATGGCGCTGCGGATGAACAAGTCTGGGTCCACCAAGACGAATGTCATATCCGGCCACCTTAATGGCGTAGTTCGATGGACCTTTGAGCTTGGTAATACGACTGCTGAAACCGGCACCGGAAATACGGGGTCTGATTTTTCGATTGGCCGCTACAGCGATGCTGGCGTTGGCCTTGACGCTCCTCTATCTATTGCTCGTTCAACCGGCTTTGCCACTTTCACAAAAACCTTAACCGTACAAAGTTTCGACAACTTAGGTCAGATTCGTCTCGTTGGTGGAAATTACGGCGCTGGCATACGCAATGATGGCGCAAGCTGTTACCTCTTGCAGACTGCGGTGAGCGATCAGTATGGGGCATTCAACAGCGCGCGTCCGTTTTCTTGGAACTTGTCCAACGGCACTGTGCAGATCGACGGCGGCGCTGCTGGAACTACATTTGGCGGCCCCATAACTACAACAGGTCAAATATTCACTAGCGGCGGCATAATAGGCGCCGGTATTTACGCTTCTGGCGGTCAGATGACCGTACAATCTAGCGGCGCGCCCGGCTTCATCAACCAGTGCGACAGTTCGGGCAACGGTGGGCAGTTCAGAAATTTAACGATACGCGGGCTTGATTCCGCCTATTCGGCACAAGTCAATCTGAGCGCGATCACTGCTGCTTCTGCTCTTTTTACGTGCAACGGGGTAATAGACGCCATAAATGGTTTTCGGTGCCGCCTTGGCGCTCCTGGTGGCGCGCTGGGATCGAACGTGTTCAGCTATTATTGGAACACCGACAACCATCTCTACGGCTCCGTGGACTCCACCAATCTGGGCTGGATCGCGTGGTCTTCCGATTATCGCATCAAGCGGGACATTGCGCCGCTGCCGTCGATGTGGGAACAAGTCAAGGCGCTGAAGCCAATCAGTTATTTTCATAAGGATTGGACGCCTGAATGGGCGGCGTCGAAAGAAAACGGCGATGCGCCCGATCCACTGTTCAGGGACGACGGCGTAGAGAACTGGGGCTTCGTCGCGCACGAGCTTCAAGAGACGCTAATCCAGAGCGCGGCGACCGGCGTCAAAGATGAAGCCGGTCTGGTGCAGGCGCCCAACCCGTGGACGGTGATCGCAACGCTGACCAAGGCGCTGCAAGAGGCAATGGCGCGCATCGAGGCGCTGGAGGCAAGAGCATGACAATTGACAGAGAGTTTTTCTTCAACACCGTCCGCGACGAACTGTTCAGCGGCGGGATGGCGCAATCCCAGGTGGACGGCATGAACAATCTGCTCAACATTTGGGAGGCCGACTATGCCGCCGCCAATCCGCGCGACGGCAAGATGTGGCTGTCCTACGGGCTGGCGACCGTTTACCACGAGAGCGCGCAGACCATGCAGCCGATCGAGGAGTACGGCAAGGGCGAGGGCCACAGCTATGCCGACCCGGATGGTCCCTATGGCGAGTCTTATTACGGGCGCGGCCACGTTCAGTTGACGTGGTTCGAAAACTACGAGAAGGGCGAAAAGGTCTTCAAGGAAAAGTTCGATCGCAATGTCCCGATGGTCAAATATCCGCATCGCATGCTGGAGGAGGAAACCTCGGCGGTGATCCTGTTCGAAGGCATGATTGATGGCTGGTTCACCGGCGTCGGCCTGCCCGACTTCTTCAGCGCCGAAGAGGGCGAGGAAGATCCCTACAACGCCCGCAAGATCATCAACGGCCTCGACAAAGCTTCGACCATCGAGGGCTATTATTGGCAGTTCAAAGGCGCAATTCGAGATGCGGAAAGCAGTGTTTAATGGATCGGTCATCGTCGCCGTCCTGACTGCCGCAGCCAACGGCTCCATCGAGTGGCCGGGGGTTCTCGTCACGCCTGAACATATCGTGCAGATCCAGAAGGTGCTGTTCGCCGCCTTGAGCGTCTGGGCGGTTGCATTGCCTTTTATCTTGAAGGCGAGCAATGCTATTGATGATGCTGCCGCTCGAAAGGAGCCGCCGCTATGACGACAACCAATCCGCTCACCTATAGCGGCTACATCAGGTCCATCGCAGCCCTGGCCGTCATCCCAACAGAGATCGATGCTGCTTCAGGGCAGTACAAGTTTAGCGAACCGAACCTCGCGATCGTGACCCCGCAGATGTTGAGCTACGCGGAGTTGCGCATCCAGCGCGACCTCGACCTGGTGGCGGGCCAGACGCAATTGACCTACACCTTGACCAGCGGGGCCTCGCTGATGGTCGTCCCCAACGAAGACATGATCATCGTGCAGGACATATCTTTGAAAGGCGTCGACAGCAAGAAAACGACCGTTCTTACGCCGACCACGAGAGAGTTTCTCATGCTCGTGTACCCCGACGCCACGGTAACAGGCGTCCCGAAATACTTCGCTCCCTATGTTGGAAATGTCGCGCCCGATTCAGCTTTGGCTGTCACCTACCGGATCGGCCCTGCGGCGGACCAAGGCTATGAGGCCACAGTCCTTGGCTCGGCCAGGATGCAGTCGCTGGCGCAGTTCGCCGCATCCGCGCCGAACGCCAATAATGTGACCTATGTTTCGACCTACCATCCCGATCTTTTGCTGATGGCGAGCATGGTCTTTCTCAGCGCGTATCAGCGCAATTTCAGTTCTTCTGGCTCCGATCCGCAGATGCCGATTAATTACGAAACGCAGTACCAGACGCTGCTCAAGAGTTCGATGATGGAGGAGCTACGCAAACGGTTCCGCATGGTGCCTGGGGCGGCGGAAGCGGCGGCCCCGCCGGCGCCGCCGCCTGGGGGAGGCTGATCCATGCCGCATGCAACTCTCAAGATCGAACCCGGCGTCAACACTAACGAGACGCCTGTTCTCAACATGGCGGGCATCGCGGCCTGCAATTTGATCCGTTTCAAGTATGACCCGCACAATATGGGCTTGGTCGAGAAACTGGGCGGCTGGTCGAAATTTTACAGCGGCGCTTTCTCAAATGTCGTCCGCCACATCTATGCATGGCAGGAAATTGATAGCGACAAGTTTGCAGTCGTCGGGATGGAGGGCCTCGGTGGCGTCACGCTGCTGCCCGCCATTCCCAAGCTAGATCCTGTTACGGGCGCCAACACGGGTTTTTACGTAGCCGACGTCAACAACGTAAAAGACCTGACGCCTGTTTTCAGGCACTCGAATTTGACGCCGCAGTTTCACACGACCATCAATTCTCCGCTGGTGGACATCAACGACACAACTCTCGTCGGCATCCACACCACTGATTCGGTCTACATCGCGACCCACATCGCTGTCGGCGGCATTGTCTTGTTCGGTCAGTACGCCATCCAGAAAACGCTGTCCTTCACTGAGTTTCTGATCCAGTCCTCTACGCTCCTCGGCCTGCCCAATCCTGCGCTATCAACGGCGACCACGACGTCAGGCGCGCCAGGGTTGCCGATCTTCACTCCGATCGTGAGCAGCTACGAGGTGACGGTCACTCTGCCCAACCACGGCTATCAGGTTGGCGACGTGTTTCCCCTTCTTGTGCCAGTGACACTGGCCAGCACCGTCCTCCAAATTGGCGAGCACGAGGTTCGCGCTGTCGCTGACGCCAACAATTTCACCATCCTCGCGGATGATGTGTCTAGCTCCGCAACGCCAGTAACGCTGAACGGCGGCAACGTGCGCCTGATCTACAACATTGGCGGCGTTCCCGCCAAGATCGTCAGCGGCTATGGCGCCGGCGGCTACGGCGAAGGCGGTTACGGCACTGGCGGCACGACTGTGGTTCCGACGGGCGACGTCGTCAACGCTACCGACTGGGCCTTCGACAATTGGGGCAGCGTCCTGCTCGCCAGCCCTGAAAATCAGGTGGTCAATAATATTCCCACGTCGGGGATCTACCAGTGGACGCCTGACGTAGGCACGTCGGTTCTCGCGTTGATTGCGCAGGCGCCGCCCTGCAATGACGGCTTTTTCGTCGGCATGCCGCAGCGCCAGATCATCGCGTGGGGGTCGAGCTTCAGCGGCATTCCAGATCCGCTGCTGATCCGCTGGTGCGACGTCAACGACTACACGGCTTGGGCGGCGACGATCACCAACCAGGCCGGCTCTTACCGCCTGCCGAAAGGCTCCAAGATCGTGGCCGGCATCCAGGGGCCGCAGCAGGGCATCATCTTCACCGACCTGGCCGTCTGGGCCATGCAGTATGTCGGCCAGCCTTACATCTATTCGTTTAACGAAATTGGCAACGGTTGCGGTCTGATCGGGCAGAAAGCGGCGACGTCGCTCAACGGCACGATTTACTGGATGAGCCAGCGCCAGTTCTTCCAGCTTTCGGGCGGCGGCGTCGCGCCGATCCCCTGCCCCGTTTGGGACGTCGTCTTTCAAAATATCGATCGGCGCTATTATGACAAGATCCGCGTCGCGCCCAACTCGATGTTCAACGAGATCGCCTGGTATTATACGTCCAACAGTTCACCAGACGGCGAGAACGACGCCTATATCAAGTTCAACTACCTGTTGAACACCTGGGACTATGGCTTGATGGCGCGCTCGGCCTGGATCAACCAGAGCGTCGTCGGGCCGCCGCTCGCTGCGGGCCGCAGTGTTTTCGACGGCAAGATCCGCCTGTACCAGCATGACATCGCCCTCGACGCCGATGGCCAGCCGATGGATTCGTGGTTCTCTACGGGCTATTTCTCCATGTCGGACGGAGACAGCAAAGTCTTTGTCGATGAAATATGGCCTGATTTTAAGTGGGGGCCTTACAACAATCCGAACCAGAACGCCGGCGTCAAACTGACCTTCACGGCCAAGGATTTTCCAAGCCAGCAGCCGCAGATGTCCAATGCGTTTACGTTCAAGGTTGATTCGACCTACGTCACGCCGCGCCTGCGCGGACGCTTGATGCAGGTCACGATAGGAAGCAATGACGTTGGATCGTTCTGGCGCGTGGGCGGCATGCGCTATCGGCTGGCCCCAGACGGGAAATACTGACGATGACGGCTTCGCTCACAGACATCCTTTCCGCCGCCAAAAACATCGCCCAGGCGATCAATGACGCGGCGCGCGCTTATGTCGGCGTCCAGGGGTCGCAAATACAAGTGGCGATGGGCGCCAATTCGCAAGTTACGGTTGGGCCGGGGCGCATGGCCATGCTCAGTGTGATCACTGCTGGTAGCACCGTCGGAACTATTCACGATTCCGCCACCATCACCAACGCTGCTCTCGCCAATCAGATTGCCGGCATTCCGATGACAGTCGGCATTTCTTTTGTCAATTTGCCGTTCAACAACGGCCTCGCCATCAAGCCAGGCACGGGCCAGGTGGTGGCGGTCAGCTATTCGACAGGCGCCGCCGCCGGGGATCAGACCGTTTCCTCTGAAGGCAGACGGGCGAAAGGACGCTGACATGCCACTGATCAAATCAGGGTCTAAGGAGGCCGTCAGCCAGAACATCAAAACGGAGATGGGCGCCGGCAAGCCGCAGAAGCAGGCGATTGCTATCGCCCTCGATGTCGCGCGGCGCGCGCGAGCGGAGGGCGGCGGCATGCCGACGCTCTCAAAACTAGGTTCGCCGCCTGATGTTCCAGAGACGGTTCACGCGCATCTGTCGGCCAAGGTCCACACCGGTCCGATCCACAGCGCGGTCGCAGGCCGCACCGACCACCTGCCCGTTCACGTTCCGAGCGGCAGCTATGTCATCCCTGCCGACATCGTGTCGGGCATGGGCGAAGGAAACACCAATGCCGGATTTAAGGTCATTAAACGAACTTTCGCGGGGCTTCCATATGGCCCCAAGTCCGACCAGCCCTATGGACATAAGGGAGGCCCTTATGGAAGCGGATCGGCTCCGTATAACCAGGCAGGCGGCCCGTATGGCGAACCGCTTGTTGGCGACAGACATGCGCGCGGTGGCAAAACTGGATCCGATGTGAAGGTCGTCGTGGCGGGCGGCGAGTACACCTTGACGCCTGAAGAGGTGATGGCGGCGGGCGATGGCGATATCGATCGCGGCCACCGCGTCCTCGATGATTTCGTCAAACAGATGCGCGGCCACATCGTCAAGACGATGTCGAAGCTGCCTGGACCGAAGCGAGACTAGGCAAATGAGCGAGATACAAGTGAGATACGGCGTTCCAGCCGACGTGCATAATTTCATGGACCTGACGGCCATGTGCGCGGAAGAGAACGGCCTGCTCGCGGTGAGCAGGAGGAAAGTGCTGGAGGAGGTATGGGCCAGCCTGAACTGGGACCACGGCGTGATCGGCGTGGTCGAGGGCGACAGCGGCATCCTGGAGGCCGGCATCCTGCTCCGCGTGGACACGACGCCCTACAGCGTCGAGGAAGTCCTGTGCGAGCGCGCGATCTACGTGCGGCCAGAATTTCGTAAAGTGCAGCGCAGCCTCTATCAGGGCGGACGCGCCAGCTACCTATGCGAGTTCGCCAAGAACGCCGCCATGCGCCTCGAATTACCCCTTCTAATCAGTATTTTGTCAACGCACCGCGCTGCTGGTAAGGTGAGACTTTACGAGCGGCATTTCGGAACGCCGGCGGGCGCCTATTGGCTTTGGAACGCGAAGACGGGCCATAAGCAAGAAGCTGCGGAGTAGACGTCATGGGCGGCAAGACACAGCAGGCTTCCTCTCAGGTCACGATACCTCCGGAAGTTTTGGCGCGCTACAACGCGGTCAATGCGCAGGCGCAGCAGACTGCCGCCACGCCCTTCCAGCAATATTCGAGCGACCCGAACGCCTTCGTGGCGCCGCTGACGGCTGCGCAAAACATGGGCCTCCAGCAGACTGCGAACTACGCCAACGCCGCCCAGCCGGGCATCAATAGCGCGATGGACATGACGCAAGGAGCGATGGGATCGGCCAATCCGTGGGAACTGACTGGCGACAAAATCCAGCAATACATGAACCCCTACACCCAGAACGTCACTGGCCAGATGACAAATCTGATGAACCAGCAGTTCGGGGCGCAGCAGTCGGGCCAGACTGGCAATGCGATCAAGAGCGGCGCTTTTGGCGGCGATCGCGCTGGCGTTGCGGCGGCGAATCTTTCCGGGCAGCAATCGCTGGCTTATGGCAACGCTATGGCGCCGGTGCTCCAGCAGGGCTACAACACGGCGCTCCAGACCGCCACCGGCCAGCAGGCGATCGATCTGCAGGCCCAGCAGGCCAACCTGGCGCGGCAAATGCAGGGCGCAAACCAGTACGGCCAGTTGGCCGGCATGGGTCAGCAATATGGCCTCGCCGGCGCGCAGGCTTTGATGGGCGCGGGCCAGGTCCAGCAGCAGACCCAGCAGGCCGGTCAAACGGCGCTCTACAACCAATTCCAGCAGCAGCAATCCTATCCGTTCCAGGTTGGACAGTATCTCGCCAATATCGCGGAAGGCACCGGTTCGCTGTCGGGCCAGACGTCGAACACCACGCAGCAAGCGCCGTTCTTCTCCGATCGCAAATTGAAGGAAAACATCAAGCGAATTGGCACCGCCAAGAACGGCCTGCCGATCCACAGCTTCAATTACAAGGACGATCCCGAAAAGCTGTCTCGCCTCGGCTTCATGGCTGACGAGGTCGAGAAGAAGCATCCGGAGGCGGTGGGCCTCGCCGGCGGCTACAAGACCGTCGACCACGAGCAGGCGATGAAGAGCGCCGGCGGCAGCGTCACTGACTTCGACCAGGGACGAGCCTACGATCGCGGCGGATACGACCTCGGCGGCGCTCCCAGCACCTATGATCCATCCTGGCAGTCTGTCACCCAGCGGCACATGGCGGGGCTGCAGGGCCAGCCGCAGCAGGGCAGCAGCCTGTACGGCGGCAAGCGGCGCCACGTTCCGGAAGGATCGGGGGGTCGCTACAGCCTGCCGAATGCGCCGACCATGCCGGGGGCAAGGCCGTCAGGCTTGAGCCAGGCTGTTGGAACAGCGCAGGCGACTGTGGGCCTCGGCCAGTCGCTTGGTGACGCCTATGACAAATACACCGGCAAGGACAAGACTGCCGCGCCCGCCGCGCCCGCCGCGCCTGCCGCGCCTGTAGTGGCGGCGAAAGCGCCCGGTACGCCTGGCACACCCGATCAGCCCGACATCATGAATTTGAGCCGTGGCGGTCTGGCTGGAGGCGGCGAGCCGCCCATGCCGGCTATCGCCGCCGCCTCGATGGCTGGAAGGCCGGCGGAAGGCGTACCCGACGTCACCAAAACAACGACTGCTTATGACGAGGGCCTCGCGAAAGCGCAGGATGCGCAAGTTCGCGCAAATGCGCTTCAAGACGCGGATCGCGCGCAGGCGTCAGCGGCTGGCATGTCGTTCAGGCCTGATTGGGATAACCCGATGCTGGCGCAGAGCGATCTGGCCCGCTCGATGGGCGTGTACAAGACGCTGAACGGCTACAATGATCCGACGCATGGCGGATCCTACCTTGGTTTCGATCGCGGCGGCTACGCGACAGACGGCGGCGTGAACAGCAGCGCGGATGTGCTCAAGACCCCCGATCCGAACGCCACGCAAGACACGACCCAGATGAATATTCCGGACAAGGAGTCGCATTTCAAATTGCCCGACCCGCCCAAGCCGCCAGGCGGCGCTGGAAAGAGCGGAGCGGGCCAGGCTTTGGGTGCCGCCAAGTCGCTTATGGGCCTCGCTTCGCTCATTCCCGGCGTCGGCGCTGTCACCGGCCCGCTCGGCGCCGTAATGGGCGCAGGCGAGGCGCTGGCCGGCGCTGCCGGCGGCATGATGGTTGCGGGCGGTCGCCGCCGCAGGGGCAAGCGCAAGGGCCTGTCTGTCGGCGGTCAGGGCGAAGGCGTCGATTTCATGAGCAAGACGCGGCAGGTTGATCCTGAAATAGCGGACATTGCGGACTCGTGGAGCAGCCCTCATGACGATACTGGCAATCAGGGCGCTGGCTCCGATAACATGAGCGAATATGAGCAGGGGCGTAGGTCTGAGCATCAGGGTTCCGTCAATAACGAAACGGCGCCGCTGACCACGAGCGCGAACACTGGTCTTGCTGGTCAGGGCGTGGATTACATGAGCCAAGAGCGGCAGGGGCGCGAGCCGGAACTCAGAAGCTCCGTCCACCCTGCCATGTCGGCGTCGAATGCAACGCCTGAAGAACAAAATGCGTATCTTATGCAGCATGTCCCGCGTGAGCGTTTGCATGAAGTGATGACGCCTGCTGCCTTGGCAAAAGCGTATCCGCCCACGGAAGCGCCCGCGCGCGGAGAGCTATCTCCGACATGGAAACCCGCCGATGTGGTGATCCCCACTCCTGGCGGCGGCGAATCTCCGCTGGCAACCGATCTGGGCGGCACGTCGCGCCCGCTTCAGCATGGGGCCGAGCCGATTGCTGACGTCGATGCCGGCGGCGCTCCTACGGTGGGCCTCGCCGCTGGCGAGCGCGGATCTGGTTTTGCCGAGAAGCCTAACCTTGGAAGCGCGGAATTTCCCACTGCGGCGTTTCCCAACGCCACCGCAACGCCTGAAGAAGCCGCCGCTGCGCTCAGAGAAGCCACCTCGCCTGAAGGACGGGCGCACACGCAAGCAGTGCTGGCGAAGAGGGTTGCCGATCTTCAGGCGACCAGGGAAGCGCGCGAAAACGAAGAATACGGAAATAAGTCGCTGCTGCGGAAGGTGGGCGAAGCTACTGGCATGATAGCGCCCACCCGTGGCCTGGTGCCTGACGCGGAAAAGGAGGCGGCTGCTCATCTCAACGCCCCCGTCTCTCCTCTGGACAATGATCCGGAGACGCGCGTTGCCGGCCCGAACACCACGATCATTCCGTCGAACACCAACGATAAGGTCGCTGCACCCGCGCCTGGCTTGGGGGCTGCTGAAACTCCTACTGCAGTTAAGACTGCCACTGAGGCTCCCGACTCCTTTACGCCAAAAGTCACTCCAGGCGTCGGCGCTGGCGCCTTCCCGATGACGGTCAGCCCGACCGGCGTCACTGCCCCTGCTGCCGCCGCGCCCGCTCGCGAACCGGATTTGCAATACCTGGCGGAACACAAGCAGTTCCCGCTGTCGCCAGCGCCGATCGGCGGCGATGTTCGCGCTCCCGCTGCGGCCCCCGCCCCCGCTCCCGCAAGGGTTGCGCCTCGTGGCGGCGTTGCGCCGACTGCTCCTGCTGGCGGGGCGGCCAGAGCGCCGACGCCTCCGAACGACGCCAACGGCAATCCCATCGAACAGTTCTTTGGCGGCATCGCTCGCGGCGTGGACGGCGCGCTCCACAATGTTGCCGATTTCTTCACGGGCGGCGCCCGCAATGTCGGCAACACCATCAACAGCGCGGGCCAGGTGGTCAACAGGGCGGGCCAGGCTATCGGCCAGACCGTCAACAGCGCGGGCCAGGCTATCGGCAATGAAGTCCACGGGCGCTTCAACGAATTGATGAATGGCTCGCCAAAGATGATGTCGCCTGGCGGTAATTTTCACGCCCAAGGCGTCGATCCGCGCCTGGTCAGCAACCTCACGGAAGCCACAAGGGGTCTGCCGCAAGGCTGGCATGCGCAGTTCGAATCGGGTTTCCGCCAAGGCGATAAGCGCCAGCATGGCAGGGGCAACGCGGTTGATGTCGCGCTCTATAATGAGAAGGGCGAGAGGCTCGCCAACTATCAAGACCCGACCACCTTCCGCGCCTATGAGAAATTTGCGCAAGATTTCAGGGCGGCGCAGCAGCACAACAACCCCGAACTGAACAGCGCCACGCGCTGGGGCGGTTATTTCAGCGGCAAGACGGAAGCGCAAGGTGGGCCATATGGCGCGGTCGATCTGATGCACTTCGACCTCGGCGGGCGGCAGGGCCTCGGCATGCTCGGCGGCTCCTGGGAAGGCGGCATGACGGCGAAACAGCATGCGCTGTTCCCCGGCGCTACGTCTGTCGGCATGGGCCAGCGCCCGCCTGAAGGCTATTCGACGGCAGTGTCCACTGACAGCACTGGCGCCAGAACCGATGCGACAGGGCGCGTTTCGCCAGGCTATAGCAATGGCGTTCAGGGCATCCTCTCGCAGGAGGAAGCTTTTCGTGGGCAGGCGTATTTTGACAAGAACGCCAGCGGCAGCGGGGGCCACTGGGCTGTCGGCTACGGCTCCCATAAGATGCGAGATCCGAACACTGGCGAAATGCGCGAAGTTCGGCAGGGCGACACCATCACGCCACAGGGCGCCCAGCAGGATATGACGCATCGCATGCAAAACGAGTACCTTCCGGCGGCGGTGAGAAAAGCCGGCGGGGTGGATGTCTGGCGCGCCCTGCCGCGCAATGTCCGCGACGGCCTCGGCTCGACCATCTGGAACTATGGCCACCTGCCCGATCCGGTCGCCGCTGCTATCAGACACGGCGGTGGCCCCAACGAGATTGCAAATGCAGTTGCGGGACTTGGCGGCAAGACGCCAGCGGCTCGCGCTCGCCGCGCTCGTGAAGCCGCGCATATTCGTGGTGGAGGTTGACAATGGCTGACCCAGCATCTGACGACATCATGATGCCCACCGACACCGCGCCTGTGGCTGGAGCGCCAGGTAAGGTTGACGCGGATCCCGTGGTCGCCAAAGCCTTGCCTGTGGCCAGGGATGCGACGCCGCCCCTGCTCGCGCGCAAGCCCGCTGCAGAAGATCCATCAGACAAAAAAGGCGGCGACTGGTTCGGGCAGAACCGAAGCTGGCTAATCCCGCTGTTGAGCGGTGTCGGCGGCATGGCGTCTTCAAACAGCCCATACCTCGGCACCGCTCTATTGCAGGGCCTCGGACAGGGCGCGCAGGCTTACGCCGGCGAGCAGAGAAGCGAAGCTGAACTGGCGGGCAAGCAGTCTGAGACGCGGCGCAATGACATTGGCGCAACGACAGAGGCCGCCGCTCTCAAGGAACGCGGCATCTACACGAAGGACGGCCTCCGGATGGTCAATCCAGTGGATGGCCCTCCGATGACGTTTGCTGCGTGGCTTCAACTGGAGAAGCAGGGCCGCGCGCCGAAACTTATTGGCGAAGACGAGGTGCGTGGTTCGGCTGAGTATTCGGGTCACACGAACCAGCCCGTAACCATGACGGGCGGCACAAGCGGTCCTGCCGGCGGTCCAGGCGCAACAGGGACGGCCCCAGTGGCGGGCGCAGGCGCAACAGACGCGGCCCCGGTAGCGGGCGCAGGCGCAACAGACGCGGCCCCGGTAGCGGGTGGCGCTCCTGCAGGCCATTCTCATTTCATGCCCGAAGCCAAGCCGCTTCCTCCAAAGACTGATGTGGAGGCATCAACGGGCGTTGGCGGCGCGGGCGAGTCGATCATGAATGAAGCGCATGATCGCTACTTTATAAATCAAAACGCCTATGCTGCAGCCCAGAAAATATCGGCTCCGCTAGAAGCCAAGATTGCGGGCGATGCGGAAGACGCCAGGTCGCAGCGCCCTGCCATGAACACTCTGGCCGACAAGCTTCTTCAGATACCCAAAGACAGCCTTTTGAAAGCCGACACTCTAGCTCCGCTCACGCATAACATTGGCAACTATTGGAATGCGGCGCTGGGCCGCGCTGCGGCGATGTTCCCTGACAAAAAAGAGGAAATAGCCAAGTTAATGCTAAACGAAGGGGATCTTGAGAAAGGCGTGGCCGCTGACAAATACACGGCGGCGATGCAATTCATGATGGCTGGTGGCGCGGGGCAGAAGGCTCTCGGCGCCCTTGGGGAAGCTTCAAGAGCCATTCCAGGCAAGCACATGACCAAAGAGGCTGCGATTTCGGTTTTTCAGGGACTTTATAAAGACCAGCAGCGAGCGATCGATCGCGATGCCTATCTCAACGATTGGAAGATCAAGGCGAACTCAGGCGACAAGCAAGGAGTGGGGCTTTACGCCGCGCAAGACGCCATGCGCGCTTTTGAGAAGGAGCATGGCGATCGCTACGGGCGCGAGGGCAATTTGTTTGAAGACATCATGAAGATCCAGCATGACAAGACCCATCGTCACCTCTTCTCCGACATCCAGAGCGGTGCAATTTCACCGGATGACATAGAGAAACGGAAGGAGTGGAGGCATATGTCCCGCTGGTTCAGAAATTATGGAGGGTGAGCCGTGGGTGACATTGGCGAATACAACACATCGAGTGACGCCAAGGCTCCTACTGCGGCTGCGCCCATTGAAGCTGGAGCTTCCGACGCTGCATCGAGGCCTGACGCACACCCGATCCACGAATACAATACACCAAGCGATGCCGCCTCTACGGAGGCAAAGGTTGAGACGCCGAAGCCGCCGCCTGATTACGCCAATATGTCCGGTTGGGATGTCGCTAAAGGCACTGCCAAAGCTTTTATTCCGTCAGCAGCCGCGAAAGTGGGCGACGTAGTTTCAGGCTTGGGCAGCGCGGCCAAGCATGTCTATGACACGCATGAGCTTCCCGGCAAAGATCTGGTTCAAGGCGCCGATGCGTGGGTCAACAGGAAGCTTTCGGACTATGCTCCCGAAACCATGAAGGTGGTCAACAAGGCGATAGGCTACACGCCGCCTTCGGACGCGGAGTACGAGGCGAAGGTGAAGCCGGCGACCGAAGCTGCTTCCGCTGCTTACCACAGCACCGTGGACCCCTTCACATCGTGGCCTAAGTTCGCTGAGAAGATGACCACAGACCCTGTAGATCCGCTGCTCAACGTCGCCAGCGTGGCGATGCCGGCTCTGCGCGTGGCCAGAACCGGAGCCGAATTGACTGGCTTGGCTTCCAAGGCTGGCAAGGCGGCTGACCTCACTAAGGTGACGACCCCCGGCGAGCTAGGCCAGGCTGTCCACGGCGCTGCGTCTGAGGCGCTCGCCGCGAAAGATCTCGCTTATAAGAAAGCTTTCAGCCACACCGCTACGTTTGACCCCGCTGCGGTTCAACCCATCATGAGCGAAGTGCAGGCCAATCTCGCCAACACGCCAAACTTCCCAGGCTTGAACCGTCTTGACAAGCACCCGCACCTCGCGGACGCCAAGGTGGCGTATGACCATTTGGAGAACAGCCTCAAAACCATAGACCCGAATGATTTCACCATGCCGAACATGGAGAACATCAGGCGCGACCTCCAGCAGAAGGCGATGGAGACAGAAAGCGGCCCCGCTCGCTACATGATCGGCCAGATGATCGACGGAATCGACACTGGCATCAGCAAGGTGGCCGTGAAGCCGGGAATGTACGGCGGCGACGGCGCTGCGGTGGCGAGCGACATGGCCAAAGCTCGCAAGTTGAACGTCGACTGGATCAAGCAATTCGGCAGTGAGGCGCCATCGAGCTTCAAGCCCACGATGAACACGCTCCCGAAAGACCTGGCGACGGCTGACGACAACCACTTCCACGCCGTCGGCACGGGCCTCGGCAATGCGCTGATGAATGAGGGCAAGGGCGGCGTTCTCTACAGCCATCTCAAGCAGTTTGTGCCGAAGGAAACACTCGACAATTACCTGCGCCAGCCGATGCTGGCGGGCGATTCGGCAACCGTGATGAAGCGTCTAAACGCGCCCGTCGCGCAGGATGTCTTTGGCTCCGATCTGGACAAGGTCAAGAGACTAGCCGCCTCACAGGACACCAAGACGCTCATGGGCAAGGCGGCCCCGGTCGCTAAGTGGGGGTTGGAGGCAGCGGCGCCTTTCGTTGGCCACGCGCTGCTTCCGGGTGGCGGCGGCGCCTTGGCTGGGGCAGCAGTGAGTGGTATTGGGGAGCTTGCGAGCAGGAAGTTTTTCCCGCACGGCGTCGGCAACAGGGCGCCGCTTTTTGAGCGTTATGCAGGCAAGCCGGCGCCTGCGGCGGCCCTGCCAGATAAAGGATTGCGCGCCGCGCTCCCGCTGGTGAGGCCAAGTAGCTACACGCAATTCCTTAAGCCTTCAACCTACAAGGGCGGGAGGCTTCCTGCAGCAGCCATCGCCGGCCATCGCCCGCCTGTCGGCGGCGCGCCCATCGCGCCCATCGCGCCTGTCGCCGCCGCCCCGGCCCCAGTGACCGCAGACGCGGAGGCGCGCGTCGATCCGTTGGCGGGAATGTCTTATGGCTATGACCCCACGGGGAAAAATCGATACGCCAGCGGCGGCGCCGTGAAAGGGCACCAGCACCTGGTCGATCGACTGTTCTCCGCAGCAGAGCGCGCCAAGCGCGAGGAAAAAGCGCATACTGCAGACATCCTGCACCAGCCGGATGAGGCGGTCGCAAAAGCCCTACACGTCGCCCAGGCGGCTATCTGAGGATCTGGCCATGGTGGAGCAGTACAGCGACAACAAACACTTCGATCTGCCTGATCCTGGGGCGCCGACGTGGAACAATCCGACCAACAGCAATTGGCGGCTGGCGGATGCGGCGTTTGCTGCGGCTCAGTATGTCGACTATGGCGCTGGCGACAAAGCTGGCGCTGTTTTGCTGACGCCGCTCTTTCCTCTTCCTGGCAATGTGTCGCCCAATGCCGTGGCGGGATCTTGCATTCCGAGCATCATAATTTGTATCGGCACACCAACTGGATACATCTCTCTTGGATTTCCCAAGGGCATTACGGGTTCATGGACTGTTTTGAACTACACTGGCGGCGCTAACTCCGTGCTGCACTGCTATTGCTATGATCCTGTTGGCGGCGCTCAAATAGGCGGCGGCATTGACATGACATCTGGGGAGACGCTGCAGATCGTCTCAAACGGAGGTGGCCTTTTCGCTGTTGGAGCGACGCCGCCCTCTGGCGCCATCGCCATGGTCAGCGAAGTGAAGATTTGGGCGGCTCAGTCTGATTATGTTCCGCCGCTGTGGTTCCTGTGCAACGGGCAGGCGCTTGACAGCGTCACCTACAATTTGCTGTTCGCCAGGATCGGCGGCGCTTATGGCTACAATTCTTCTGCAAGTCCGCACCCGACTTTCAATGTTCCCGATCTGCGCGGTCGCGTTGTCGCCGGCGTCGATCACGGCATAGGGCGCTTGCCTGGCTGGGCGTTAAATTCCGGGACCGACGCCAATCACGTCAACCTGAACTACAACCAGATGCCGCGCCACCAGCACACTGATTACGGCCACAACCATCCCGATCCGGGCCACGTTCACGTCATGGGGGGCTACCGGCTTGAGCAGGCCTACCCTCAAGGCATTGCTTTCGGCAACGGCTGGCAAATAGGAAACAAGAACACCGAAGCGTCGGGAGCTAATCTTCAAGCCGCCGCCGCCAACATTTCCTGGGAAGGCTGGGGAACGGACGTCAGCGTCATTCAGCCGACGCTCGCCCTGAACTACATCATCTACGCCGGCCAGTGATTAGCTCGCCAGCCGTTGGACGTAGCATGCCAGCATGTGCTTGCGGCAATAGATGGTCGTGCCCGGTTTATCGACCCGCTCGCAGCAATAGGTCACGCCCGCCGGCGATCGCGCATCGCCAAACGGATAGCGGCAGGTGAAAGCCGTCAGGCCCATGATCGTCCGATCCTGAACAGGCGGCGCGATCGGCGCGGCGGGTGCGGCGATTGTTTTCATTTTGGGCGTCCTCGGCGGTCTGGGTGGCGTCGGCTCTTTGGGCGACACTGCACCCTCGGCCCGACTGACGTCGAATCCGCGAGCGCGGAGCCTGGATATGACGCCGATGATCGCGTTCTTGGTTTTCCCCAGCTTTGCGCCAGCCTGCGTTCCTGTCAGACCGGCCTTCCACAGGGCCAGGATCGCGACCTCGTCGCTGTTCATTTCAGTTCGTTTGTTGTGCGTCATTTAGAATGTTCTCGTATTTCACGCCGCAGAACGGGCAATGTGTCGGGACGATGAGCGGCATCTTTTTGCCCACGCTACTGACGATTTTTTCAGTCGCGAGCAGCGTAGGGATAACGACCAGGTGGCCATTGGTGATGTGAAAAGCCTGGGCCAGCCTGGTGTTATTGTCGGCAATCAGCGCATTCATTTCGTCGGCGCAATTGCAGGTCACGGCGCTCTCCATGTCGCGAGGGGTTTTGGGTTGAAAAGCAGCGAGGCCTCCACCGTGGCATTGTGACGCGCCTTGACGCGATGCAGGACGTAGGGTGCGGCGATCGTCGAGGCGCTCCACATTGCTACAGCCAAGCTTAAGCTTAATTTCTTTACCATATCGCCACCAGCATCGCAAAGGCGCACACCCCTGATATAGCGCCGATCAGGTATCCTTCCCAAAAACTACCGCTCATTTTGGTCCTCCACTTTTTCCGTGATTCGGGCATTTTCAATTTTCTTGTCGACGATCGCCAGGATCTCTGCGTAGTTCTGCTGGATCTCAACGCGCAGCGCCCTGTAGGCGTCCGCTTTGCTGGCGTACCAGGGACCGCCGGTGCCCTGGGAATCGGTCCTGTCGGTCCTGCTGTAGCTGTGAGCGCCGGCCCTAAAGCAGCCGACGCCGACTTCCCGATTATACTGGTTGAAAGCCCAGCCGATCTGGAGCAGTTCGCTGGGGACCAGCCTGAACAGCGTAAAATCGCGAAAGCGCATGGCGCGCGCTTCGTCTAGCTGTTTTAGCGTCGCCGCGAACGCCGCCTTCTCAAGCTTGGTCATGGACATTGTTTTAGCCTCGTCTTGAAGCCCAGCTTGCGGCTGGTTTCATTGAACTTTTCGGCGGTCGCCCTGTCCAGGTTGATGCCGCTCTTGATGGCGATCAGCGACACATAAACCATGACGTCGCCCAGTTCTGTCGCCAGATCGCGGACACTGGCGCGTGAGCCGTCGAGGCCCAGGCGCTCGCGCTCCAGCTTTTTGATCACGTTGCAGGCTTCGCCCATTTCGCCGGCGGCGGCGTTGCCGTAATAGGACAGGTCGAGCTTGTCGCTGTTCTTCCATTCAAGCTGGCGGGCGATGTTGGCCTCTTCCAGCGTGTCATAATAGATGACGGGTTGGGCCTTTCTGGGTATGGGCTGCACCTTTTCAAGCACCCCAGTAATCAAGTTGTGGGCGACTATTTGATCCATGCAAGCTTTGTGGGCGAGCAGTATGCTCATGGCGTCAATTTCTTCAGGGGTCATGTTTGGGTTCCTTGTGTTTGGGCGGGGGCGGATCTAGCCGCCCCCTCGGTCAGACCGGTTGACGAAAAGCGACGATGCGGCGGATCGACACCATGCCATAGCCGACATTGTGCCGGTGGTTGCCCGACAGCAGCAGGATCGAGCTAGGATAGACTTTGGCGACGACGCCGATGTGATGCGGCAGGACAGCGATCGCGCCGGGCTTGGGCGCGCTGGGGCGGCCATAGCGGGCATAATCGACGGCGGCGAGCGACCCTAGGCGGGAATAGCCGGCCTCGCGCAGCCACAGACCCACGGAGGCCGCGCACCAGGGGCCATTGAAGCCGGTGAAGTTGCCGCCGCCGATATAACGCTCCGCGACGTGCAGGAGGCGCGTATCGCCGCTCAGGGACGCCGTGGGCGTGTAGAAGCGAAAGCCGAATAGGCTGAAGCCCTGATCGGGTTCAGGGGCCACCGCCGCCGCCGCGCGCGCATAGACGCGGCGCTGATAGTGATGGTGGTGATGATGCGCGACAGGGCGCCAACGATGATACACGCGGCGAGGCTTCAAGCTTTGGAACGATCGCTCTTGCGCCTCCATGCCGAAAATGCGCCGGATGTTGAAATTTTGACTGGACGTTTGCGGCGGCGGGTCCACACTAGCAAATGCCGGCGAGGAACACGCCACGAGTAGAGCCGTGACGGCGAGCAGCTTTCGCATCTTGCATCCTTTCTGGACATAAAAAGAGCGCGCCCTGCGCGAACAGGACGCGCTCAATTACTCAACTAGGACGTGACGATCAGTGACCGGCGACGCCGCCGCCAACCGCGATCACGCTCGATCCGCCGCTGGTGGTCGAACCGGCAAGGCCATTGCCGGAAGACGCAGCGAGGGTCGAAGAGGTCGAGGACGCCGTTCCGGCGCCGCCGCCACCCGCGATGGCCGGGCCGAAGAAGCCGCCGACAGCGACGCCCCCGCCGCCCGCAACGCCGCTCGCAGAGGCGGTCGTGCCGCCAATGGCCGAAGCATGACCCAGCGAACCCGTCAGGGTGCTGGAGTGAGTGCTGGTGATGACGGTGCCGCCACCCACGCCGAAGTCGAGGGCGAAAGCCGGGGCCGCAAGCATCGACAGGCCGGCGGCGAGAACAAAGATCTTCTTCATGCTGTAATTCCTCACACAGTGTGTTGCCAGGGAAGCCGCCCTGGCGCGGATATCGAATTAATCGGCGGGTCTAGCAGCGGGATCGAACCGACACACCCGTCGCGGACAACTTACGTTGCAGCGAGAATAGAACCATCTCTTGTTGCCCACCCCCGGCCTTGTCGAGGTAAGAGCTTGCCCGCGCTTCGTACCTTACTCGCGGGTTCATCTGGCCCGCCGATCAACTACCCCTTGCGGGATTTCAAAACCACTGACCGCCCTCCGAAACCGCTTAAGTGACAAGTTCGGCCAGTGGCTTGCTTGCTTTCGTGGCTGGATCCATTTGGAGCAAACCCAGAACGCCCCGCTCTCCACGGGGGACGCAAGATCTCTTCATGACCGCCGAGCCGGTGGGGACGAACCCTTCACCTTCCCTCGGCGGTCAGCTTGCTTTCGTGGCTCGCTGATGAGCAAGGGCCACGCCCGCCCGGTTCGGCGCGCGGGGACGCAAGATCAGTTGGAAGCCGTCTTGACGCAAACGCCGGCGTCGGCAGACTGGCGGGCGCCCTTGGTGCCGCAGGCGGCGACGACGTACTGGTGGCCTTTCTTGTCGAAGTAGCTGGCCGAACGCTTCATGTCGAGGGCCACGGGCTGCGACTTTTCGCCAGGAACCGGACCATGGTATTCGCCCTTGAAGACCGGGTGCCCATAGCTTTCGGTATAGGCGACCGTCTGCACAGCATAGCGACCGATCCGGCAGCGGACGCCAGAGGCGACCAGGGCCGAAGCTACCTCGTCGTCCTGGCACATGACCTGGATCGCGGCGTCACGCTGCCCGAAAGCCCATAGAGTGCGAGCGTTGAGGCGCTTGTTGCAAGGCCCGTCCTGCCAGGGAAACCCAAGCGCCCCACCGCCGCCGACAGCGGCGCCGCCCAGGGAGACGGAGCCATTGCAGCTTTCGATGCCGGCGGCGCTCATGCCGGGAGCAAACACCGCCGGCGACTGGCCAGTGGTGGTCGAATTGAAATTGTTGGTGTTGGCGGCGCCAGACTGGTTGGCGTTGACCGAGCGGACAGCCGTGCTCTGGGCCGAATTGATGCGGCTGTTGACGTTGGAGTTGGAGCGCGAGGCCGAATTGGACTGGCTGGCCGACAGCGCGGTGTTGCGGTTGTTCTGGACGGGATCGGCAACAGCGGCGGAATTGGAGCGCGAGTTGGAGATGCCCGTGCCGACGCCGATGGCGTTCTGCGCGAAGGCGCTGGTCGAAAGGACGCTCGCCACGACGGCGAGACTGATAACAAGCTTATTCATGCTGCGTGTTCTCCTGTGGGCGTTTCTGGCATGTGCGACCAGATCACGATTTTGGTGGGTTGTAAAGTAGACTTCAGCTTATTTTTGGTCCGACTTGCTTTTTCCAGTAAAATCGGGCCATTTCCGCAGATCGCGGCGCATGTAGCACCGCAAGAAGGCCATGCCTTCGTAGTCATCCCCAGTTTCCATTACAGCATACTGAATCGCTGCCAACGGATCTGAAAACCTGTCGTCCTGTTCTATTACGGTGCTTTCCTTATCGCACAATTTGCTTCATCCCTTCTCTTTTTATACGCATCGCGCTTGTCACGCTGACGCTTCCACGCCGCTTCGTCATGGTTGCTGATGTTCGCTCGACCGATCACGCCTTTCGGAATTTTGGAGTAGGCGAGCATGCGGCAAAAGCGGCTGCTCAATTGGAGGGAGGTGAGATCGCCCAGGACGCCGTTCATGGCGTCGAGCAGGGCTTCATTCTTATTGGAGCGGGCCTTCACGCAGTCTTTCCCATAACTTGAGCCACAGCTTCAACCAAGGCGTCAGTCATGGCTTTTTCGTGTGCGGTCACGGCTTCGTTAAAGAAAGTGACGTTGGCCTCGATGGCGTCCGAAATGAGCTTGATCATTGTGGAGCGGGAGGCTTCAGGCTGGCGCGCGATGAACTCGGACTGGATGAAGACCAGGGCGTTCAACACCGTTTGCGTGTCTTGTCCAGAAAGGACTTCCGCTATTTTTGCGGCAAGGCCGGCGGCATTAGAGGCGTCTTCACTGGCGACGCATGATTCGAGCTTAAATCTTTCGTTCTGCATTAATCACCTTGTGCGGTTCGTTTCGACCTTCAAAAGCTACGACAAGCGAATACGACCTGTCAACCATCAATCGAGCTTAAATTCCGAAATAAACGCTTTCACCTCGTCGGGAGTGCGGGCGATCCGATAAATGCCGCCGTTTTCCTCCCAAAAGGTCTGGAAGCCTTTTTGATTGTCGGACTGGCGCCCGGTTTTGGGGATTTTCAATTCGAGGGCGAGCGGCCTGCATCGTGAGAGCACGATGATGTCGGCCACGCCAGACCGCACACCCATCTGTTTAAGACGGGCGGCGGTCACTTTGTCGCGCTTTCCCCCATTTGGCACATGAAACCACACCGTTTTGCGGCAGGCTTCGCTGAACAGCAGGGCGGCATGCATCTGGAAGGAGTCTTCGTCGTAGCCTCTCAACGTCAACCTCGTTTCGAAAGAAACTCATCGACCGCCGTCTGGATGACGTGCGACACGCTCTCGAAACCAGGTTCGTTGCGCCAGATTAAGTGTAGCTTGTCTCGCGCTCGCGGGTCAAGGCGGACCGTGACTACGACTTTCGCCGGCGACTGCGGCGTGAAGACGGGAACAGGCTTTTCCTTCTTTACCTTTTTCGTCGGCACAAAGCGTGGCATTTTCATGGTTTTCATTTTTGGCTGATCCTTGGCTTGCATTTCGCGGAGTATGGGGGCAACGTATACGTCCCGTCAAGACATCACGAGGATCTCTGTGACCGAAACGCTCTCCGAACAAATTTTAACTCCCACCCTTCGTCCCCATCAGCTAGAAGCCGTTGATACTCTCGCCAACTCCCAGGAAATAACAGCATACGCCGAAATGTCGGTCGCCTCCGGAAAATCGCTCGTCATGGCGAAATTGGGCGAGCGGGCGCTTGCCAACACCCGCGTCGTAATTATCGCGCACACGGAAGAACTGGTGAAGCAGGACGCCGCCGCCTGCCGGTGGATCGGCCAGGATCCGGCCATCTGTAGCGCCGGCCTTAACGAAATGAGGACTGATGGCCGGCTTACCGTCGGCACTATCGGCACTATTGCGAATCGGCTCGATCATTTCAGGGATGTCGGCCTGGTCATCATCGACGAGATCCACCGCGCCCGTATGACGCCATATAAAGATGGCACGGTATCAGAATATCTGAAGGTGCAGCAGGCGCTGCCGCAAGCCTGGTTTCGCGGCGTCACCGCCACCGGCTGGCGCGAGGATGGCACCGGATCGCTCAAAAATACGTTCGGCCCCTGCCTCTACGAATACGGTTTCCTGAAAGCCCTTGAGGATGGTTTCGTCAAGATGCTGCGCGCGGTCGCCGCCGACGCCCCCGACATCGACACCAAAGGCTTGAAGGTCAACTCCCTGGGCGAATGGGGCGGGCAGGAACTGACCCATCGCGGCGTAGCGTTGGCGCCGCTCCATGTCGCGAGCCTGGTCAAGGTCATGCGCGAGGAAGAGCGGACCAGGTGCCTGATCTTTGCGTGTGACATCGAGCATGCGAATGTGCTGGAGCGCGAATACAGAAAGCTGGGCATCGACGCACGGGCCGTCCACACCGGCGTCGGCGGTCGCGTCGAAAATGTCGAGGCTTTTCGCAGGGGCGAATTTCCCGTCATGATCTCGGTCGCCATGTTTAATACGGGGTTCGATGTCCCCGATATTGACATGATGGGCTTCTGCCGCCCGATGAAATCCAGTTTGCTTTATGCACAATCCCTGGGGCGCGGCGCTCGCCTGTCCGAATACGCCGATGATTGCGCCGTGGTTGATTTTGGCGGCAACATCATTCGGCACGGCGCCCTTGATATGATCGAGCCGCCGAAACAGCGGGCGCCGAGCGGCGGGAAGCCTGAAGAGGAAAGAGAAAAACTGCCGGCGATGAAGCGGGCCGTCGGCGGCGATCTGCGCAATGCCGCAAAGGAGGGCGTATTACTATCAAATCAGGGCAAACCGCAGTGGACGAAGCCAAACGGCGTCCCGATCTTTCTGCCGCAGCGCGGTTTTTGGATCGTCCCGACAAAGCTCGGCAAGGCGCGCTGGTTCTCGCGCGCTTATCCAAACGACGTCGAGCACCTTTATTGCGAGTATAGGGGAAAATACGGCTGGACGGCGCGCGGCGCTGTCGATAATGTGGGCATCCTTCACAAAGCGTGAAACAACCGAATACAGAAAAGGGCTATAAAATGGGTAAATTTACAATTTCTGGCATCACGAAGCCGGGTGACAGCTTTCTTTTCGAGAGCGACAATCTCAATGAAGTTCTCGACGCCATCGACATCATGCGCGGTTCTGTGACTGCCAGTGAGCGTGAACAGCTTGCTGCGGCTGGCGCCTTCGAACCGCCTGCGCAACAGGCCCAGCAGACCTACCAGGCTTCGACCCAGCAGGCTCAGGCTGCTCCTACCGCTCCTGCCGAACCGCCGAAGCGCACCCGCACCCGCAAGGCCGCCGAGGCCCCGGCGCCCGTGCAGCCGCAGGATGCTCCCCAGACCCAGCAGCCGGCCAGCCCGTTCGCGAACGCCAATGCGCCCTTTGCGCCGGCGCCCGATCACACTTCGAACGGCGCCACCGAGCGGCCTGCGGTCGTCAAGTTGAAGACGCATCTGGCTGCTCTCGCCGCCGCGCATGGCGAGGGCCAGGTCTATTCCTGGGCCATCCAGAACGCTTTCAACCTGCCGGTCGAGACGACCAAGGATGTCTTTCTCAACGAGAAGATCTACGGTTTCACCGACGACCGGCTTGAGGCGGCGTATCGCATGAGCGGCGGTCAGTAATCACTGATCGCACGAATAGAGGGGGTCCATTCGTGCGGCCCCCTTTTTTAACATCCAAAAACAGGAAACCCCATGTCAGCCCACGCCAATTTTGCGCCCTCGTCCGCCGCCAGGTGGCTCGAATGTCCCTTCAGCGCCATGATCAGCGCCACCCTCCCAAATCACGATAGCGACGCCTCCCGCGAGGGCACCCGCGTCCACACCCTGATCGAGAAGGCCATCGCCGGCGAACCGATCCCCGAAAGTGAAGACGAGGACGTTGCTTACGGCATCGAAATGGTGCTCGATTTTGTCAATCAACTCGGCGGTCTGAAGACCGTTTTGGCCGAGCAGAAAGTACACCTGTCGAAAGACGTGTGGGGGACCGTCGATATCTTACAGCCCGATCCTTACGTCACGACCCTCCTGGACTATAAAAACGGCCAGATGGACGTCGCCGCCGACCGCAACATGCAGTTGATGACCTATGCGGCGGCGACGCTTGAAGAGAAGGGGCCTTCGAAGTTTTACCGCCTGGTGATCGTGCAGCCGAACAGCCGCACCGCCGGCGATCAGCGCGATGTCAAGCAGAGCCTGGTTCCGCTCGCCCTGGTCGAGGAACATCGTGAAAAGGTGCTGGCGGCGGTCGAGCGCGGCATGCACGGCGAGGGGCCGAAGCCTGGCCGGCATTGCCGCTACTGCTCGGCCTTTGGCAACTGCGAAGCCACGCAGCAGATGTTGCCTTTCATCATGACGGCGGTCCGGATGCTGCCGCACGAGATCCCCAACGCCACCGCCGTCCGCATGCTGACCGTGCTCCGGGGCCTGGAAGACATGCGCAAGGCCCTGGAGAAGGATATCGTCACCCGATTCGCTTCCGGCCAGCAGGTGCCCGGCGCCCAAATGGGCATGACCTCGACCCATCGCAAATGGGGCGACGACCGCATGGCGGTCGAGAAGCTGATCGCAGCCTATGGCCTGAACGGCGTCGATCCGATCAGCCCGGCCCAGGCCGAGAAAATGGGTTCAGCCGGCGTGGAGTTAGCGAAGACGCTGGCCTTCAAGCCCACGGGAAGCCCCAAACTGATTTATTGATGGAGCATTGACAGCCGAACACGCTCGTGCCAATCTACGTGAGTAAATGTAAAGCGTAACCGTGCAACCAAGCAAACTGTGAAAGGGCGCCTCTATGGCCCGCGAACTGCAAAAAGTCATCCTCATGAATGCCCAGCTTGTCTACACCAATCGCCTGTACGAGGCAGAAACGGTGGACATGGCCGGCGCTCCGCTCAAAAAGCCAACCTGGTCTGTGAGCCTCCGCTATCCCAAAACCACCCAGAACTGGTTCGACGAGCCGCTGCTGTTGGCCCTCCGCAATGCCTGCGGCGTCATCAAGAGCCGCGAAATGGCTCACGTTCCTTTCGAGCGGATCGAGTTCCCCGTCAAAGACGGCTCCCTCCCCAACAAAAAGAACAAGATCCCGTCCTGGGCGAAGGATCACTGGATCATCCGCGCCAATACGACGATCAAGCGGCCTCTGGTCGAGCAGCGCGTCGATGGCGTCGTCACCCCGCTGGAGGCGATCCAGCTTGGCGGAACGCGCCTCTGGGGCGACGGCGACTACGCCGGCGTCGTCATGTCCGTCGCCAAGCGCATGACCGATGATATCGGCATCAAGTGCTATCTCCAGAGCGTCTGTTTCATGGCGCACGGCGAGCCTCTCAACACGGCGGGCGAACCCACTGACTGGGATGTCGCGATCAGCCAGGCTGCGGAGCACGGCATCAACATCAAGGCCGACGCCCCCGGCTTCAATGCCGGTGGATTTCCGCCGGCCAGCAACGGCGCGGCGCCGCCCTTCGCTCCGTTCAATCCGACCGGTGGCCCGTCGCCGTTCAGCGGCGCCGGTCCCAAGGCCGCCGATCCCTTCTAAAATCAAAACCCAATCAAAAAGATGCCCCAGCGTTCGCGCTGGGGTTTCTAACTGCGCCCGGAGCTACCCAAAATGCGCCTGCATCAACTCCTAGACTTCAAGAACCAACTGCCTGCTGTTGTTAGCAATTGGTTCTTGAAGTTCGGACCTGACGTGAAGCAATTCTACTTTGGGGATATCATGTCGATCTCTGGAGACGAGTGGGTCGATCTACAGAATTACGCCGTTGATCTAGTTGCGTTAGGAAAATTTCAGCTTCCCTTTGAGCATGTGTCATACGCTTATGAGTGTGGCGCCATGCAGATTTTGGGCTGCTTGGAGTTTAAGAACAATGCGTTTCGTATTGCATTGGCTCGAATGTGGAAAGATGAAATAGGCCGAGCCGCCGTATTTAGTCATTATGCAATAGAAGATCTGGAATGCTCTAAGGAAATTAAGGGTGTTGGTTGCAAATTACGCGACATAGCTTGTTACCCACCGGTTGAAACAAAAGATCAAGCGACGGAAGCGATTGAAGACGCGCGCGATCACATGCTCGCGTTCATGGCCCTGACCGTCATGCTGTCGGCCAAAGGCGTCGGGGTTGAAGTCATCCCTGCGCCAGAGAAATTGAACAAGTGCCGAGCCAAAAAAGGGCGCCCGCCGATCAGTGAAATCCGCACTGTCCACATCCGCATTGGCGGCGAAAAATACACTTTCGCCGGCGAGCGACACGGGCACCACGCCTCTCCCAGGCTGCACTGGCGTCGCGGCCACATTCGCCGCCTGCCTTCCGGTGGCATCACTAATGTTGTGCCGTGCCTCGTCGGAAATGCGGAGCGCGGCGTCGTCAAGCACGACTACGACGTGAGGGTCAAGCACTAATGGGCGGCAGACGCAGAACAGACGGCGATACGTGCGCCCCTTTGGAAGCATCGACCATTCGTCTTTTACACCGCAAGATTTTCTTTGCGCTTTACCACTATGGCCCCATGACCGCGCTGCCTGCTTCTCTGGCGGTTGGGAAAACTGAACAGACCGTCACTACTCGTTTTGAAGAAATGCTTAAACGTGGCCTCGCTACTAATGCTGGAAAGGCAAAAAATTTGTTTACGAACAGATCTGCCATCGTGCGAAAACTTGTCATGGGTCACCCCACCATCCCAACCAGCTTTGCTGAATTTATGACCATGTCAAAGGAATATCGCGCGATCAATCGCGAAGACCGGGAAGCCTTCCGCGCCGTGTTACGCGGCATGCTTGATGAACTCGATAAATTTGATCAACTGGACGAGGGAAAATGACAGACAATCGCGGAGGAACCAGCGGACCAGGAAAATGGGGTCCGGAAGAGAAAGAATCGGCGGCGAAACAGCGCCGGCGGGTCTGGATGATCATGATCGATTGGGAGTGGCACACCCTCTCCGAATTGCACATCCTGACCGGCGATCCGGAGGCGTCCGTTTCTGCGCGCCTTCGCGATCTGCGCAAGAAGAAATTCGGCGGATATGACGTGCTGCGCAGGCGTGTTTTGGGCTTGAAGATTTACGAATATCGTGTGGTCGAGCCAGCAGGTGGCGCGTGAAAAAGCTCTACGTCGATGTCGAAACCCGCTCTAGGGTTGAACTGGGCGACGCCGGCTCCCGCCGGTATGCCGCCGATCCTTCGACCATGGTCACCACGGCGGCGTGGAAATGGGCGGCGCCGAAGGGCGCCTTTTCGCCGGCGATGACCGCCTGTAACGTCCCCAGCCTTGCCGGCATGGGGCGGGCCTCGATGGCCGAATTTACCAAGGCCCTGGGCGAGGCCGACACCATCGTCGCCCATCACATCAATTTCGACGTCAATGTGATTGCGAAGACGCTCGGCCCCTGCGGCATGCGGCTGGAGCAATTCGACTGCACGATGGCGCGCGCCCAGCGCATGAGCCTCCCTGGCGGGCTGGACGAGCTATGCCGCGCGCTCGGCGTCCAGGGCAAGACCGTCGGCGGGCGCAAGTTCGTCATGGCGACCTGCAAGCCTAAGCGCGACGGCTCGTGGAACGAGGATCCGGAAGTCTTTCGACACCTGATCGATTACAACGCCCAGGATATCCACTGCCTTGAGAGCGTCGATGAAATCCTGCCGCCGCTGCCGCCAGAGGAAATGGCGATCTGGCGGCGAACCTGGTGGAAAAACGCTCGCGGGTTGCCGCTCGATCTGGAGCTATGTCACCGAATCGCGGCCAAGAAGGCCGAGATCGAGCGCGAGATCGCCGGCGAGCTATTTGAGATCACCGGCGGCGCCGTCACCGCCCTGACCCAGCGCGCGCGGATCCTGACCTGGCTCAAGACGCAGGGCGTCGATATCGGCAACACCCAGCGCGCGACGCTCGAAACCTGGCTCGATCTGGAAACGCTGCCATTTTCCGCCTGGCGGATCCTGACGTATCTTTTCGACAGCGGAGGCTCGGCGCCGACCAAGGCCCAGGCTTTGCTCGACCGGCAGGTCAACGGCCTGTTTCAGGACGCCACCCGCTATTTCGGCGCTCGATCCGGACGAGGGACGTCCGAGGGCGTCAATATGTTCAACATCGCCCGGCCATCAGGCAAATACGACACCGAGACGGTGATCGCGCGGCTGAAAGCGGAGCCAAACGGCGTCTTCACCAACACCGAGCTATCGGACGTCCTGCGCGGCGCCATTGTTGCTCCACAGGGCGACGTGGTGATCGACGCCGATCTGTCCAACATCGAGCTACGCCTGTCGCTGTGGTTCGCCGGCGATCAGGCCAAGCTGGACCTGCTCGCCAAGGGAGACGACCTTTACGCCAAAACCGCCGGCAATTCGATGGGGGTTCCGGGATTGACTAAAAACAGCCATCCCAAAGAGCGCCAGGCCTACAAAAAAGTGGTGCTGTCGGGCGGCTACGGGATCGGCATCGACAAGCTTTTCCGCACCTTCAAGGTCGATAAAGACCTGCCCTACGAGTACAGGCGCGACATCACCTATGATCAGGTCGCCGCGATCCACCGAGGCTATCGGGCCGATAATGTCCCTCTGCAAAAATCCTGGTACGCCCTGGGCGACGCCATGAAGCTGGCCCTGCGCGAGCGCGGGCGGGTGATCGAGGTCTGCGACGGCAAGATCGCCTTTCTCTATCGCGGCGCCGAGGATGTCATGGCCCTGCGCCTGCCGTCGGGCCGGGTGATCCCACACTATAAGCCTCACCTCGACGAAGAGGGCCAGCTATGCTTCTGGAGGGCGAAATACGGGCGCATGATGAAATGCCGCACCTGGGGTGGCGCGCTGATGGAGATTGCCTGCCAGAGCGCGGCGCGCGACGTCCTGGTGGCTGTCGAAGCTGGCATCGAGCAGGAGCTTCCCGACGTGCGCCTGATCCTCGACATCTACGACAGCGTGGTCGCCCTGGCGCCCAAGGCGGTCGCCCAGCAGCGATTGGATCACATCTTAACCATCATGCGGCGGACGCCGGCTTGGGCTGTCGGCCTGCCCCTGAACGCTGAGGGCATGATCGCGGCGAGGATGCAAAAATGAGGATTAATATGGATGGAGCGCGACAGGACAGGCTCACCATCGAATCAGGAGAATTTGCTGATCGGGAGGCGTTCGAAAAATGGATTAAACAGCTAAACACCGCTGCCGCCATCCTGTGGGGGCCGGCGCCCAAGAAAACGAAAAAATCCGTGGAGCCGAAATGAACGACGGCGACATGCACTGGTATCGGTATGTCCCCTGGGCGCTGGTGGAGGCCTATCAGGCGCTCGGCTGGGTGCTGGAAGGCGACATGGGGCCGGTCATGCGCGTCTACCGCGCCATCATGCGCTGGGCGGGCCAGGGCGAACCCGTGGAGCCGAAATGAGATATTTGAGCGTCGCGAGCGGGATCGAGGGCGCCACGGTCGCCTGGGGGCCGCTCGGCTGGGAGCCGGTGGCCTTTGCCGAGATCAATCCGGCGGCGACCGCGATCCTGACGCGCCACTATCCAAAAGTGCCGAACTTTGGCGACATGACCCGGCTGTTCACGCCGGCGCTGGGGCCGGTCGATCTGCTTGTCGGCGGGACACCATGCCAGGCCTTTTCCGTTGCCGGCGTCCGCCGGGGCCTCGATGACGCGCGCGGCAACCTGGCCCTCGCATTTGTGGAGTTAGCGCATGAACTCGCCCGAAAAAACGGCCTCCGGAATTGCCTGTGGGAAAACGTCCCCGGCGTCCTCTCAATGCGAGACAACGCCTTTGGCTGTTTCCTGGGAGGCCTTGTCGGCGGCGACGCCATCGTTCTGCCAGGAGGCGGAAGGTGGCCCGATCAAGGTATGGCTTCCGGTCCCAGGGGACGCCTTTGCTGGCGTGTGCTCGACGCTCAACATTTCGGCCTCGCCCAACGACGCCGTCGCCTGTTCGTTGTCGTCGATTTTGGAGGTGGGGCCGATCCCGCTGCAGTTTTATTTGAGCGCGCAGGTCTGCATAAACATCCTGCGCAAGCGCAAGATGCTCCCTTTCCTGCTGTACCGGGCGCTAATACACCAGGCGCTCAGGATGGGGAGCAACCCTTCACTCTCGCCATCAGGGGGCGCAAGGACGGCGCGCAGATAGAATGGCGGCAGGATGGCCTGGCCAATGTGCTGCTGACGCCCAGCGGGGGCCGGGCCGGCATAGGCGTCGGCGCTATTTGTGTTGACGATACATTGCGGCGGTTCACGCCGACCGAGGCCGAGCGGCTGATGGGCTTTCCTGACGGTTATACCGGCGGCCAGGCCGATTCGGATCGATACCGGCAGCTTGGCAACTCATTTCCGATCCCCGTATTACGCTGGATCGGACGGCGCTTTGAAAATAATTTTGAAAAAATGCAAAAAGGTGTTTGACAACCGAACACGCCATGTCCTATAAGGGGTCATCAGCGGACGGGAATTGACCCGCCGCTCTCTCCAGGGGCCAAGACCATGAACCACACTCTCGCTGATCGTTACCAGGCCGCCAAGGCCGTCGCCGCCAAGGCCGATGCCGAGGTCAAGGCGCTCCACGCCGAACTGCTCGCTCTGGGCCAGCCGGTGGTCGAGGGCCAGCGTTGCACGATCAAGATCGCGGACGCTCCCAAGGACAGCCTGACCAAGGAAATGCTCGTCGGTGAGTTCGGCCTCGACTGGTACAAGGCTCGCGCCAAGACCATCGAAGGCAAGCGCGTCACCATCATCGCCAAGGCCATGCAGACCTTGGTCGTCAAGGCGCTGGAGGAAATCAGCGCCTGATTGAAGTCTCAGTGCGGTGGGGGTTTAGGCGCCCCCATTTCGCGGACACTTTCGTCCGACCAAGAGGAACACGCATGAAAAAGTTCTACATTCCCGGCCTTCTGCTCGCCATCATCATCGTCGGCGGCATCGTCGCCAAGGCCCACGCTGGAACCTGCACCACGACCTGCAACACCTACGGCAACCAGCGGTACTGCAACACCACCTGTTACTAAACACAGCTTCGGTTCAATAGCCCTGGGGTCGCCCCCGGAGATGCGTCCTGCGCGTCGGCTGTGTTTTCTGTCCCTCTGGACCTGCCCCCTTGAGAAAGGGGCAGACCCGGAAGATCCGAAAAAGGAAAAAATCAATGTCCGTCTTTGAAGTCGCCCTTTACGAAATCACTCAGAGCGTTCGCCACCTGAAGCGCAGCGCCAAGGAAAAGAACCAGGTCAAGTTTGACAGCAACGCCGCCTACCTGCGCGGTTTGGTTGAGGCGCTGATCAGCCAGCAGGCCAAAGCTTTCGAGGCCCCCGTCCTGCCGCTCTACGCGGTGCGGCTCTACAGCAAGATCACCAAGACCGAGGCGTCGTTCGACGTGCGGGCCAGCAGCGAACTGGCGGCGGTTCGCGCCCTCGTCAACCGTGGTTTCCACAACAAGGACCACATCGTGCGCGGCGTCGATCTGGTGCGGGCATGAAAGCGAAGCTTGACGTCTCCGTCGAAGACCACGGCTCGCTGTGGCTCTTTCGACCCATCACCGAGGACGCCAAGACCTGGATCGACGACAACGTCGAGGACGCGGCGCTATGGTTCGGCGGCGCCCTCGCCGTCGAGGCCCGGTTCGTCCAGGCCCTGATCGAGGGCATGCTGGCCGACGGCCTGGAGGTGGGCAGATGAAGCGCGCCACATGGGTGAACGGCAAGCGCCGCGTCACCGGCGAGTGGCGATACCACTGGAGCAGCGACACGTTCGTGATTGTGCTCGACGGACGCAATCGCCTGACGGGGCGTCCAAACGTGATCTACGCCAAGGGCGAAGAGCCTGAATGGGGCAACTGGAAAAGAGAGGCGGAACGATGAACATTGAGCAGCGCCGAATCCTGGCCCACCTGCCCAACAATGTCACGGTCGAAGAGTGGCCGGAACAGACCTATTGGCGCTGGATCGTGGCCCGCGCCTATACCAAAGGCGCCCGCGAGGTGAAGGCATACACCACCAAGGCCAGCGCAATGCGCGGCGGCCAGCGTTTGAGCAAACACCGGAAGGGGATCTAAAGCATGACGACGAAGGAAATGAGCGAAATGGGCTTGACCGATATCCCGCTCACTGCGGACGAGGTTCGCACCGCCATCCTGGCGCTGCACGAAGCGGAGGAAATTTACCTCCGTCGCGCCGCGCGCTACAGGGAGGCCGGATTCTCGGCCAACCATGCCGACTGCCTCAAGCGGGCCGGCAAGGCCCAGGCGCTGGCCAACTGGGTCGCCCACCACGCCGACGCGGAGTGATGGCCATGCGCAAGTTTGAAGTTACGGTCCTGGTGACCAGGGAAGGGGCGCTGCGCCCTTTCCGCGTCCATTATCTCACGATGGCCCACACTTTCGAGCAGGCGCGCCAGAAGGTCGCTGCCCAGGCTCTGAAGCATAAAACCCACCAGTTCATCCGCGTCGTCGATGCAAGGAAACCCGAAGCATGAAGCGTCGCTATCTGACGAAGACCCAAAAGGCCGTGCTCAAGAGCATGGCCGACAACGGCGGGCGCGCGGTGATCGCCACTGGCACCCGGTGGAGCACCTTCAGCCCCGGCAGGTGCTGCATCTTCGGGCAAGGAATGCACTGCCTGCTTCACAATCGCTGGATCACCAGCCGTGGCGAAAACCAAATCGGATTTTACGCCTGGACGACCGAAGGCCGGCTGGCGCACGAGCGCGGCTGGTTCATCCCGCAACTCTATTCCTCGCCCCACTGGGCTGATGAAAAACCCTTGCCCGACGAATCTTGAACTTTTTTCGAAAAGGCTGTTGACACCCGATCACGTTGTGTCCTATAAAGGGTCATCAACAACGACGAGGCGCACAAAATGTTCGGTTACTTCTACGGAAACGTCCTCATCATCGCGAAGACCCCTTACGGAGGTAAGGATTTTCGGGACGGCGAGCAGATCATCTGCTGGAGCAAGCGCGAAGCCCGCAAGATCTGCAAGGCTCGCGGCATCAAGCCCTGGAATTTCTAACCGGGGGCGAAAGCCCCCGCCTGCCCCCCACCCAAACGGGATTTCCTGCTATGTCCAAGATCTACCTCCCCATTTCCAAAGGCCCCTACCTCAAGAAAGAGGGCAACTGGGTTCGCGAGAACCCGCTCTGCGACCTGACCTTCGACGCCCTGCTCAAGGATCTGGTCGATGGTCAGTATGACGACGAGATCGTCTCGATCATCGAGATCGACCTGGTCGCCGGCACCTCGAAAGAGGTGATCGACGAGTTCGCGGACGCGGTCTACGCCAAGGTCGAGGCCGACTGGCGCCCGATTGGCGCGGACCTGGCCGAATGGCTGGCTGATCGCGGGTTCCAGGTGTCTCAGAGCGGGGGAGAACGCTGATGAGCGCCTTCTGGAAAGACGCCATCCTGGTCGCCCTCGCGACCCTCGCCATCCTGGGCTATGTGAACCTGGTTGAAAATTTTTTCTGAAATCAGGTTGACAGGCGAACACGGTGTGTCCTATAAGGGGACATCAGCAACGAGGACACACCGATGAAACTCTCCACCGCCCGCCTCACAGACATCGCCGCGATCAACAAGTTCCTGTTCGCCGGCAACGCCACTTTCACCCTGGTGTCGGCCAAGACCGGCGCTCGCTACACCTTCAAGGCGCGTCACTGCGGCGACGAAGGCAAGGATCTGTTTTTCGTGTCGGTCCTGACCGGCGCCGACAACGAGGCCTCCTACACCTACCTGGGCCAGTTCGTCGGCATGCGCGGGTTCCAGCATGGCCGCAAATCGACGATCAGCGCCGAGGCGCCGTCGGCCAAGGCCCTGGCCTGGTTCTCCAAGTTCCTGAACACCGCGAGCCTGCCCGATGTGGTCGAGTTCTGGCACGAGGGCAAGTGCTGCCGCTGCGGTCGCAAATTGACCGTCCCCGCTTCCATCGCTTCCGGCATTGGTCCGGAATGCGCCACCAAGATCTGAGGATTTCTCTGATGAAAAAGCTTGCTCTCCTGGCTTCCCTGCTGTGCTCCGTCTCGGCCCAGGCCGCCGAATACAAGATCGTCAACATGCCGAGCGGCGACATCCTCGCCGTCGAGGGCGACATCAATTATGGCGAAGAAACGGTTTTCGAGGCCCGCCTGGCCGATATCGCCAAGGCCGGCCACACCGTCACCGGGATCGGCCTCAACTCGCCTGGCGGCAACGTCTACACCGCCGAGGCCATGGCGATCATTGTCGCCAAGCAGGGCTACACCGTCATGGTCGCCAATGGCGATATGTGCGCCTCGTCCTGCTTTCTGATCCTGGCCGCCGGCAAGGAAAAGCTGGTCATGGCCGACGCTAAGATCGGCGTCCATGGGGCCAGCATGAACGGCAAAGAGGACACCAGCGCCGCCAAGGTCACGCTCTTGATGATCGCGGATCTGAAAGAGTACGGCGTCCCGCCGGCGATCCTGGGCAAGCTGGCGATGACCGGCAACAGCGAGGTGTCCTGGCTCGATAGCGCGGACCTGCGCAGCATGGGCGTCGATATCGTGCCGGTCAAACCCAAGGCGGCTGCGGCGCCCGCGTCCATGCCCAGGCCTTCTGCTGCGCCGCCGGCGCCGGCCAGCAATACGATCAACTGGTCTGGCTCCTGGGGCGACTACGTCGATCAGGCCGCTCGCTGGTCGAAAGAGAGCTACGGCAAGCTGAACCTGTCGCGGGTCATGCATAACGACGGCTCTTACCTGTTGAGCATCAGCTATGTGTCGAACACCAAGAAGCGGGTCGAGCTTGTGGAGAACCACACCACCGGCGCTGAGAAGGAATTTGACGCCTGGACCTGCGTCCACTACTCGGACGCACTCAAGAAGTGCCGTGGCTGGGGCATTCAGCAATGGGACACCTACAACAAGATCAACGCAAGATGGGTGAAGCAATGATGCAGACTATGTGGATGCTTATCGTGGGATTCGCGATTATCTATATGGTGATCGCGGCGGTATTTAGGAGGTAAAAATGAAAACACACCCGTCAATTACTATTGACCGCCTCTTGGATGCGGTCGAGCGCCGCGATCATTGCCTGGACAATCCGGGCTTCTGCATCGCATGCGGCGGCGAGCAGGATGGCTGCGAACCGGACGCCAGGAAATACGTCTGCGAGGCCTGCGGCAAGCGGGCGGTGTACGGCGCCGAGGAGATCCTGCAATGCATTTCATGATCGGATTCGGGATTTTCGTGCTGTGCTGGGGCCTGTTCCCGCGCGTCATGGGCTGGATCACCCTGCTGGCTGTCGTCGCTCTCGTCTTGACCATTGGAGGGTCGCACCAATGAACTGGAAACCGGAGGTTAAAATCAGCGGAAACTGGGAGCACAATCGCCTGGTGTTCGCGACCAAGGAAGAGGCCGAAATCAGCGCGCATAGCCTGTTCATGCGCTGGACCCTGGCCGAGGATCACCGGGCCGTCGAGAGCAGCGACCCGGTCAACTACGTCATCATCGACGGCGAAATGTCGCCGGTCAGGGAGGGGGCTTGACCCTCGCCTTTATCATCATTCTCCTGGCGGCCAGCGCGCCCAAAACCATGCTGGCCGGCTTAATTGCAACCCTCATCACCCTGAACTGGACGAGAACCCAATGAACAACAGACCCGAATTTCCCTTTCCGCCCATGCTCTACGGCAATGTCGAAGGGATGGAAGAGCCAATCATTACCGCCGCAGTCGATGTGGGCGAGGATCTGAGCTTTCTGCCGCCCGACGCCATAATCAACGTCGGCATGCTGCTGATCGTCATGGGCGTCAATGGCATGGACGCCTGCCCCGACCCGATTGCGACGCTCAACAAGGTGCGGGATTGCGCCTTTGCTTCGCTGGAAAACCTGCGCAAATACACCCAAGAGAGGACAAACTGATGAGCACGGAAATGAACTTCGACAGGCATGCGCCGACTTTTTACGGCAATATCAGCATGCTCGAGAAACTCACGCTCGGCATGATGCTGACGCGGCTGCTGAAGGGCGACCTGGCGCTGGCGCCGCCAAAGTTCCTGCTGAACCTTGGCATGCTGCTGATCGTCTCGGCCATGCAGCGCATGAAGACCGACAAGCCCGACGCCATCATGGCCGACATTTCCGACTGCGCCGTGCGCTCCCTGTCCAACATGCGAGCCTGGATGCATGACAATGAAATGTAATCAGTGCCGGTTCTACGATCCGCTCTCCAAGCCGTGGGAGTGGCGCGGCTCCTGCAACATCAAGCTGCCGCCTGGCGCTATTATGGACGCCAACGGGGGCTATATTCCCGACAGGTTCACGCGCGGCGATTCGGGCTGCGATCTGGGCCAGCCGATTGAAGAAAAGGAGGAAACAGCCGATGACGCCTGAAATGTTGGAAACCGTGGGCCAGAACCTGTTCGGCGCTCATTGGATCGGGGAACTGGCCGCGCGCTTGAACGTGGCGCCGCGTACGGTTCGGCGCTGGGCCAGGGGTGAGTTCGCCATGCCAAAGGACGCCCAGGAGGCTCTGGGGGTGATCGCGCAGGAGCGGGTCCGGGAGGCGGCGCGCGCTTTGGAGGGGTTGCTTGGCGCTGGACAGAATTGAAATCCGGGCCTAAGTTGGACGCCCCAAATAAACAAGACCCCGGCCTTGCGGCTGGGGCCTTGGTCTGCACTACCACCGGGAGAACGGACGACGGGACGACAGGAGAATAGTCAGTGGACGCTGACTTGACAGCAATTTAGGCTCCCCCGTCATCATTGTCAACGAACAGCCTTGCATTTTGCAGGGGCGGGAGAGCTTTGCGCGATGGCTGACTATGATGTTGAAAAGATCAAGAAAATTATCGCCATGCTGTCGAGCGAACACGATGGCGAGGCTGCTGCGGCTGCAAGAATGCTTTGCATTCACGCAAAAAAGCAGGGCCACAACGTCACAGAAATGATGGCGGCGGTTTTTGGCGGGGGCGGCGGCGGCATGCTGCAGTATAGGCTCGACGCCGCCTTGCACATGGTCGAGGTCGCCAAAGAGGCGGTCGCGGTGGCGCTGGCTAAGGCCGAAGAAGAGAAGGCCAAGCGCATCGCGCTGGAGCGCCATCGAGACGCAGGCTTTACGGCAACGTCGGCGCCGCGCCCGCAGCAAGAGGATCGATCCGCCTTCTGGAACGCAGCAGCCAACGCACGGGCGTCGAGCAATCCCGATCCCTGGGCTTGGGGAGCGCCGCCGTGGGGGGCCAAGCCCTCGCCCCCACCGCCGCCCTGGATGGACATCCTGCGCGATATGTTCGACCGGCACGGCGTGTCCATGCTGACGCAATGGGAGCAAAATTTTGTCGTTGACCTGATCGACCGAGGCATCCGCCATCCGAGCGAAAAGCAAGAGGCGGTGATTGTCAGGATCGTGGCGAAATACCGCACATGGGAAGACACTGGAAATTGTGGTTTTCACAGCGTCGGGCGATAGACAAAGAAACGGGGGCTTGCGCCCCCGTTTGCAGTTTTTGCCCAAACAACACACCCAAAAGGCAGACCCGAACGATGGAAAAGGGACCGACTTAGATGTCGAATATAGATCACGGTTCAGGCGGAAGCAAGGGCGGCGGCGGGGGCGGCTCGCAATATCGGTTTTTTCAGATGATGGCTAATTATGCCGATTTGCTGATCGACGCCGGCTATCCCATCATCCCGGTCAAGGGCAAGATCCCGACAGACGAAGGTTGGCTGGATCGAAAATACAGCAAGAGCGACATGCGCGAGCGCATGCTGGCCGGCGGCAATATCGGCCTGCCCCTGGGCCGTGAAGTGGGCGACGACATGGCGCTGGTGTCCATCGACGTCGATATCCCATTTCTGGCCCCTGCCGAGGCGGTGCGCGGCGTCATGCCAGACGGGCCGACCTGCTATGGAAATCAGCCAAAATTTAAGATGATCGCGCGTGTGCCCCTGGCCGAAGCTTATTCGCGGGATTATCCCTTTGTGCGCTACAACGGCGCCGGCGAGGAAAAAATCCAGGTCCAGGTGCTGGGCAAGGGCAAACAAGCGGTGATTTTCGGCATCCATCCCGAAACCGGCAAAATGTATTTTTGGGACGCCGATTCGCAGCAACGGCGCATTTTCGAAATGGCGCCGGATGATTGGCCGGCAATTAACAACATCGAGACGCTGATAGGATCGATAGCGCGGGCGCTGGAGCCGTTCGGCTGGTCCCGGCGGGCGTCAGGCGTCGGCGGGGCGTCGCCGCGCGCCCAGGCCTATCCGGAGGGCGTCGAGATCCCGGAGCATATCCTGGACGCGGTCGAAGCTTACCTGAACCGCGAGATCGCCGTCCTGGCCGGCATGGCGCCTGGCACGGGGCGCGGGACCAAAGCTTTCGAAATCGGCTGCTGGGCCGGGTTCGCGCTGCGCGATGGCGGCATTGATTTTGACGCGGTGCGGGCCGAGGTGTCGGACGCCCTGGGCGAAAATCAAAAAGACCTGCGACAATTCGACAATGGCGTGGCTAAGTCGGACGGGCAGCAATTCGCAGAGCCAAAAATCGACTGGAACGCCGAGGCGGCAAAGATGGGCGGGCCTGGGCCAGCGCCAAACGTCACCTCAATCGGCCATGACGGCTACAGGATCGCCCTCGCCACGCTGCACCGGACCCTTGAGCGCCGGCATGTGCTGCGCCATGGCACAGACACGTCATATGCGGCGCTGATCGCGGAGGCGGCGACCCTGTCCTGGCGTGGTTCGCTTTACCGCAACATGGCCGGCGATGTGGTGCGGGTGATGCCGTCCGCCGGCGCGCATGGCACGGCGGCGCCAAAGGGCACGTTGAAGGATCCGACGCCGCCGCAAGTGCGGGTATCGGTTCCGGATGATTGCGAGGTGCGGCTGATGATCGGGGACGCGGTCACAACCTGGGAGCGGGTCAGGATCCCGGACGAGGGCGGGCCGTCGCATATCGTGATCAATCGCGACCCCAACGGCGAGGACATATCGTGGAGGGGCGCCGGCGGGCTGAAGGTCGAGGGCGCCAAAACCTCGATCTGGGCCAGGCGCGCGGCGCACAATCACGGGCGCGAGGCCTGGATTGACGACCGCGACGCCTGGGTGAAATGCGCCTTGCCCAAGGGCGAAGGGATTAAGGCGGTGGTGAAGGCCTTCCGGACCAATGCCGGCACAGTGGGGACGCCGTGGCTGCGCTCGGTATCGACGGCGCCGTCTTTCGGCAGGGACGGGCGGCTGCTGATGGATGACGGGCCGCTGGAGACGGCGGCGGGTGAAATCGTGTTTACGGTCCAGGGGGCGATGCGCGGCCACGTCAAGCTGATGCATATTGACGACGCCAAGAAGGTGCTGATGGACTTCCTGGCCCTGTTTCCGTTCGCTGACGACGTGAGCGAATCGGTGGGCCTGGCGCTGTTCCTGTCGCTGATCGCGCGCGGGGCCTTTGGCGTGGGGCCGGCTTACGTGATCGACGCGCCGGATTATGGCGCCGGCAAAACTTTTCTGGCCGGCAAGCTGGGGCTGTTTTCGGGGCAACCCATGAACCTTATCCCGTGCGGCGTGGACAAGGGCGAAGAGGAATTAAGCAAGCGTTTCGAGACGGCGCTGATGACGGAGGCGAGCGGGATGCTTTTGCTCGATGATGTGCCGCATGGAAAGATGCCGAACTTTCCGACGATGCGAACCTACCTAAGCGCGACCACGCCAGAGCTAAAAATCCGGCGGTTCGGCAAAAACGACGATCACAAGACAGTCAGGACGGACGCGACCACGCTTGCGGTCACCGGCTGCGCGGTCGAAGTGAGCAAGGACATGGTGCGGCGGGTGCTGCGCACGAACCTGGATCCGCGCAAGGCGGCGGACAGGGTGGAGTGGGAGGCCGAGGCCTGCCGGCTGGACCTGGACGCCATGTATGCAGACCCGGCAGCGCACGGGCGCGTCCTGGGGGCCGCGCTGACGGTCCTAGACCATAACTGGCGCACCAGGCCGGCCAGGCTCGATCCGTCGCAGAATTACGAAGCTTGGTCGCGGGTGGTCAGGGAAGCTTGCAAGGCGGTCACTAATTTTGATCCGGACGATTCCAGGGCGGTGCTTGAGGCGATGGACGCCGATCATGAGCAATGGAGCGACACGCTGCTGGCGGTCAAGGCGGTGATGGACGGCAAGCCGTTCACGGTCGCGGAACTTGTGGAGAAAGCGCAGGCGTCGGGGAGCACGTTCGGGAGCGTGGGCGCGCCTAGCCCGGCTCAGGCGGCGCTCGATCACCTCATAGATGAATTTGAACTGCACCGCATCAAAGCAAGCCGGTTTGCGAAACGGCTGGGCCGGTTCCTGCTCAAGCATCGCGATAGGCCATTGTGGGAAAAGGGTAAGGAAATTTTCTTGCGCCAGGCCGCCAAGCGAACACAGTTTAAGGGCGAAAAGACGGTCTGGCGGTTCGAATAGTGTTAGGGGTTTGGGGAAAATTTTGGGGGTTTTATGGGGGTTTGCGTTTGAGCAAACCCCTAACCATTTTTCCTGTTAAATCAATGGTTTAGGACGTAATACAGGGGTTTTAGGGGTTTTATTTTATATTTAAGGAATATTTTTTATATCTTATGTCTTAATATGAGACACATATGAATGATTTTTCTATATAAAGGTAGCTCGTAAAACCCCTAAAACCCCTAAAATCGAGAAAGGCCTTTAGAATCATGGTTTTAAGGCTAGGGGTTTGTTTGCCAGGGGTTTTATTTCAAACACCTAAGCAAACCCCTAAACGAAAGAAAGACGCCCGGAGGCGTCAATCTAGTTGACTTTCGTTAAAGGTCACGATTTCGTATACGTCATGACTTGTTTTTGTGACATGCCGGTGCGGATCATGAGGCGCAGGAACATTGCGACAGGCAATGGCGGCCCGATATGCTGCCAGTGCTGATAGTGGGTCTGCCGAGAGTAGCCGAACAGGGCGGCGCATTGCGGCCCTGTTAGTTTGAGGTGGCGCAAGGCCATGCAATATTCGGTGGCGTCCATCATTTGACCCTCGTCTTTTCAATGCGCCAGGTATATGCGGCGTTTTGGGTGATCGCCAAGCCTTCGTCGCGCCTGTCATGGTTGAAGCGCACGATGCGGAAGGCGTAGCGAAAGGCGGCGTCGCCGCGCTTGAAAGCGTCGTCGGCGCATCCCTGGCGATGGGCCGCCTGATCGGCGGCGCCACGGGCGGTTTTGAAGGTTTGGGCGAGAATCATGGCGGTTTTCCTTTGGTTAGCGCGCCAGGGAGGCGGCGTTGCGGGCCTTGATGGCGGCAATTTTGGCGTCGGTGTGGACCGAACGACGCTTGCCATAAGCGGCGCGAACCTGGCGGAAGCCGGCTTGCGTCAGGGCGCTTTCAGCGGCCAGGAGCACGGCGTCAACGACGTCGAAAGCGGCCTTTTGGGTGTCGTAGCTGCCGCCGTCCTGGCTCTCAGCGACCAAGTCGGCGGCATCGACGGCGGCCTGGATGTGCTGATCGATCACCAGGCGTTCGGCCTGATAGGCCTTCCACGAGGCGCGCTCGAAATCGCGCAGCGCCTTCATGTCATGCTTGGACATGCAGCCGTCCAGGTTTTCCAGGATGAAATCGGCGCCTTCTGCGGTCAAATGCATGGCGTCATGTTCGACGCGGATGAGGATCGGGCTGTTCAGGCGCAGCGACAGGTCTTTTTCTTCGCGGTTGCCGCAATGGATGATGTGGCCGCCGGCGGTGAAATCAAGGTCGCTGCGAGCGCCTGTGATGATGGCGAGGACGGCGCGGTCGTTAACGGTGCGGGCGAGTGTCGGGGAAGTGGTCATAACGTGTGCTCCTGTTCGGTGTCTCTTATGTAAACTGGGTTGACAGGCTTGTCAACCCAGTTGTCGAATTATTTACGCCTGGGCGCCAACAAAACGCTTGGCGGTGGCGCCGTGGGCGATGATCACCATGGACGCTTTCGCCTTTGCGCTGGTGCCGCCGCAGGCCTGGCAAGCGTCGCAGGAGGTCTTCACGCCGGCTTCTTTCGACGCCGGGCAGATCACTTCACCCTTGGCCTTAGCCTCCGACGGGGTGCGGACGCGGAACGAGCGCCAGCCGGCGGCGGTCGCGTCCGCCAGGTCGGCCAGGCTGTCGCATGACGCCATGCAGATGGTCTTGAGCGCCTGGAAACGAGCGTCGCGCCATTGGTGCGAATAGCCGTTAGTGAAGGCGGCGCGAAGCGTGGCGGCGCGCCAGACCTGGAAAGGCACAGCAGCTGGATCGCCATATGTGCCGAGGCGGAAGCCCAGGCCGGCGAACAATTCCGGAAGGATGGCAACGTCATAATCGACGCCCGGCTCGGCGTAGCGGTCGCCACGGATTAGCGTCTCGTATACGCTGCGAACGCTGCGCCCGACGTTGACGTAGCAGGCGCCACCCAAATACGGGCGCATGAGGCAGTCACCGCACACGCTGCTGTCAAGGCCGCTCTTGAGCGCGACGACCGGCGACACATCCGAGCGGATGATAAAGGTCTGCACCATCGCGCCCGTCTTGACGTTGGTGCTGGCCGAGGTGATTTTGTTGGCGATGGCGACAATCGGGGCGCCGTCGATCATCGACGGGCCACGATAAAGGACGACGCCGCAAAAGCGATTGGACTTGAGAGCGGCGAGCATGTCGGAGGCGGTGCGGATCATGTGGAGAGGCCTTTTTGTCTGCGGCGTTGAACTGTCCCGAATATAGCCACAGCGTATGCGCCTGTCAACTAGGTTTACAAATTAAAATAAATTATTTTTGCGCTTGACAACTAGATTGACGCCAGGCATATAAAGGGCAGTTAACAACCGCACACGAAAGGCGCTCACATGCTGCAAGTTCAAGGCCTTCCCTTCCACAAAGGATCCGACGCCTGGCGCGTCATACACGAGGGGCGCATCCTGCCCAAGTATGTGCGCGACGAGATCGCCCGCCTGCGCCGCGAGCGGAACGAATACAGCGAGATCCGGGTGCTGATGACGGGCGAGCCTGGCTGGATCAGCCGGGCAGAGCAGGCGGCGCGCAGCGCCCGCACCTACGCCGAGCACGAGGCGCGCGCCCTGGGCTGGACCGAGCCAAGCGTCGCCGCCGAGGGCGCCGCCGCCTACGCCGAGGCGCTGGCGCGCCAGGCCTAGCCAGGCCCAGGCCTGTCAGAGGGCTGACAGCCCTCTGACACGCCTGTTCCCGGTCTGTTCTGGCAGGGTGCTGACAGGGCAGCGACAGGCCTCGAAGTAAAAAACGACCGGGGGTACCCCCGCTAATAGGCGGCCTAGAGTATACTATAAGCCCCAAAAATTTTTCTCAAATTTTTCACCCAATAAATAATCGTATTCGGTTGTTGACCAATAAACGGACACTCTCATGGATTTTGGGAAATGAATGAGAGTGTTCATTTCCCGGTTCAAATAGCCCCAGACAGTTTTGAACTTTTCTCCCTAACTTTGACCATGAGGTCATTCAGCCCAGTGACGAGCTTCTCCAAGGCTTCCAACGTATCGTTCATTTCCCCCGCCGAGTCCCCCTCCCAGGTGTCGATATGCGACCGTATCGCCTCCAGCAGGTCGATCTTGCTCTCCTGGACGCCCTCGGCGTAGGTCATATAGATCTCGAATTGTTTATCCGCGACCCACACGCACAGGTTCACCCTTGGCAGGATGCGGGTTTCCCACTTCGATAGTTTGAAGCCGTGGCGGCTGTAGTCGTATGGCTTGGTGATCTGGGTGAAGGGGTCGTACCCCCCGCAGTCGTCCCCTTGCATTTCCGGCGCTCTGTGTCTACCCATCATATGCTCCTCCTCCGTATTCTACTGTCTAACCTGTTTTCGCTCTTGCCGGCAAGCCCATTTCCCTCATATACTCCAGCACCCCCGACCGACGAGGCCCACGCCATGCCCACCAAAAAGCAAAACCGGCGCATAGCTCGCTTCGAACTAGCGCAATCCACCAGGGCGGCGCCGACGCCCCCGGAGGTCAAGCCGCCGTGGGCCAGTATCTACACCCCCGCTATCGGGGAGCGGATTTGCGATCTGGTCACCAATGGCAAGACCTTGCGGCAGATTGCGCTGGAGGAGGTCTGGGCGCCCAACGCCCGGATCATGTATTATTGGCTGGAGGAGCATCCGGAATTTGCGCGGGCCTTCGCGGCGGCGCGAGAGCTATACGCGGATGACATCGCCCGCGAGATCGTGACCATTGCCGACGAGGCGGCGACCGATCTCGACATCGCCAAGCTGCCGCATCGCATCCATGCCAGGGAGTGGCTGGCGGTGAAGCGGTCCCCCCGCTTCTATGGCGACCGCCGCATGATCGACACCACCTCGCAGGTCAATATCAACAATTTGACCAAGATTGATGTCTCCCATCTGTCCTCGGACGAGATCCTCATTGCCGAGAAGGCCCTGATGAAGGCGATAGGACATTCCAGCTGCAATCCGGAGGACGACGACGATGCCTAAACACATCCAGCCCGCCAAGACCCTGGTCGATATCACGGTCGCCGGCCCAAGCCCTTACGAAGGCCGGATATTCCCGCTCAATGTTCAATTTCTCGAGGGCGAGTGGATGATGCAGGTCATTCCCGCCGGCCCCTCCAGGGAGGCGGCGTTTTATTTCCCGATCAAGGATCTCAAGGTCTGGGCGCCGGCGGGGCATCTATGAATCCGATCACCCTGCTCCAGGACTGGTGGTGCGCCAGGCTCCGGAATATCGACATTCAATACCTCTGGCCGATCTGTAAGGAACAGGCCCGCGACTTCGCTGAGGCCCGTTACGTTTTTGCTATTCACGCCATTTGCGATCCGGCCTGGCTGCGGCTTCCCGCCGAAGAGATCAAGCGCATTATCGGGGAGTTGCAATGAAGAACACTTTTGAGATCAAGCTGGGCCTCCATGTTCACGGCTCCGACGACTGGGAGCCGATGAATTACTCCAACTATTCCTCCTGCGTTCACGCCTGGCGCGCCGTCGATCCCGACTGGGATCCCCATTTTGCCGAGTTTTCATTCGAGATCGCGGAGTTTAACGGGGTGCTGTTCGGATGACGTCCATCAATCTTCAAAAGGTCAATCCGCAGGATGTCCTCGACCGCATGGACAAGGAGATGTGCGAGCGGTCCCTGCACGAGTTCGTCAAGCGGGCCTGGAAAGAGGTCGAGCCGGGCCAGCCCATGCTCGACAACTGGCACCTGCCGTTCATCTGTGAACATTTGGAGGCGATCACCGACGGCGCCCAGGTCGATGGCAAGCCCTACAACCGTCTCCTGATCAACATTCCTCCCGGCGGCATGAAATCCCTGCTGCTCAATGTGTTTTGGCCGGCCTGGGAATGGGGGCCTGCCGCCATGCCCCACATGCGCTATCTCTGCGCGTCCCATAACATCGACCTGGTCGAGCGCGACAGCATTCGCATGCGCCGGCTGGTCACCACCGCCTGGTATCAGAAGCACTGGGGCGACCTGGTCGAACTGACCGGCGACCAGAACTCCAAGACGGTGTTCGAAAACACCCGCTCCGGATGGCGCAGGGCGGTCGCGGCGGGAGCGGATACCGGTCACCGGGCCGACCGCGTCCTGATCGACGACGCTCTGAGCGTCAAGAACGCCAACAGCGACAGCACCCGCGAGAGCGTCAACCTGTGGTTCAGGGAATCGGTGCCGACCCGCCTCAATTCGCCGCGCAAGAGCGCCATCGTGGTGATCATGCAGCGGCTGCACGAGGCCGATCTGTCCGGAATGATCCTCGACAAGAAGCTCGGCTACGATCACATCATGATCCCGATGCGCTACGATCCGGACCGCGCCCACCCCACCATGCTCGGCTACAAAGACCCCCGCACCATCCCCGGCGAGCTTTATTTCCCGACCCGTTTTCCCCTCGACGTGGTCGAACGCGAAGAGCGGATCATGGGGCCGTTCGCCACCGCCGGCCAAATGCAGCAGGCCCCAGTCCCGCGAGGAGGCGGCGTCATCAAGGACGCCGACTGGATCCTGTGGGACAGGCCGGAATTTCCGGCGCTCGACTTTATTATCGCCTCCATCGACACCGCCTACGGTCTGAAGCAGGAGAACGACCCCAGCGCCATGACGGTGTGGGGGGTGTTTTCAGGCGACACCCGCAACCAGGCCACCAGGCTGGTGGATCGCTACGGTCACCCGAAGGAAATGCCTGAAGGCGGCGCCTCCACTCACCTCGACGCCGCGCCGCGCGTCATTTTGATGTACGCCTGGACCGAGCGCCTCAGTCTTTCCGACCTGGTCGCCAAGGTGGCCCTCCATTGCAAGAAGTTGAAGGTTGACCGCCTGCTGGTCGAGGCCAAGGCGAGCGGCATATCGGTCGCGCAGGAGATGCGCCGTCTTTACGGACATGAGCCATGGGCGGTTCACCTGATCAATCCAGGCAACCAGGATAAACTTGCTCGGCTGTACAGTGTTCAGCCGCTGTTTGCGGAAGGCATGGTCTACGCTCCAGACAAGGAATGGGCGGAAATGGTGATCAGGCAAGTGGCTTCCTTCCCCAAGGCGCTGCATGACGATCTTACCGACACCACATCACAGGCGATTCGCCACCTGCGCGACTGCGGATTGCTGACCCGGTCCGACGAAAGGTTGGCGGAAATGAACGAGGAAGTCCAGTATGGCCGCACCAGGCCGCTGGAGCCGCTCTATCCAGGCTGAAAAAGGGAGAAAAGTCATGTTTTTTCGCAATAACCCCACGTCCGTGACGGAGAAGGCTCCGGAAAAGCCGATTCCAGCCCCAAAAACCCCTGAAAAACACGAAAAACACGATGAAAAGACCGAAAAACACCCCCACCGCGACATGCACGAGAGCAAAAAATGACTAAAAAGACCGAACATGAGCACCAGGTCCATAAGTCGAGCCGCATCAAACCCTCGATTCAGGCTGCTTTGGACGAAACGCACCCCACCGGGGGCGCTGAAGTGCTCCACCATCACCCTTCCGTGGCCGGATCGCACCGCCGGCCCGGCGATTTCGACGTATTCGACCCCCAAGACCCCGGCATGCAGGGCATTCCGCTGGCCGGGCCTCCTTCTTACCTGTCGCCATCGACCGGCGACCTCCAAAGGAAGCTGGCGGAAGCTCCTCCTCTCTTAATGCCCGATCTTGAGCACGTCGCCGCCTTTGGCGAGGGCTTCACTCACATCGCCAGCGGCAATGAGGGCGTCACCGCGACCAATATTCATCCCAACCAGGTCCGCTTCATGGATTTCGGCGCCGCGCTTCTCCAATTGGAGCAGGGCCACCGCATTCAGCGCAAGGCGTGGAGCGGCAGATGGGTCGAGGCCCGCTTTCCCGACGGCGCGCCGGCGTGTCTTTACATGACGCTGGCCAACGGCGAAATGACCATCTGGACTATCTCCCAAGCTGACGTATTGGCCAGAGACTGGAGCATTGCGCCATGACCGTAGTTGAGAACGACCGTATGACGTCCATCAATCCCTACAGCATGGATTTTGGCACGGCCATCCTGCAAATGCGGGCCGGCTGCAAAGTCCAGCGCGAGGGCTGGAACGGCAAGGATATGTGGATCGCCCTGTCGGGCGTGGAGGGACCGCGCGTAGTCTACCACGAGCAGCTTTGGTCGAAGGTCGCCCGCGATTACGCCAAAACCCAGCCCGATGGGAGAGTTACCGTCCTGCCCTGCTTCATCATGAAGACGGCGACCGGCGAAATCCTGATGGGTTGGCTGGCGAGCCAATCCGACATGCTGGCCCAGGATTGGAGAGTTGTGCCGTGACCCCGTTCAGGCCCGAACCCATCAAGACGACCAAGCTATGGACCGGCGTCTGCCGCGACGGCCCGTGGAAAGGCCTGCCATTGACGGCGGGATCGCGCTTCGTCTGCGCCCCCGACGGCAATGAATACTGCAATGACGGGACCGGACACTGGAACTGGGTCGAGCTACACCACGAGGGCAAGAAATGAGCAAAATCCTCAATGGCGTTTGCGTCGGCGGTCCCCTGAATGACCGGGGCCTGACCTGGGACAAGGACGTGAAAGTGCTGCTGGCGTCGAACAACGACGGCCACGCCGGCGAATACCACTATGACCACGCAGCCACCAACAAGTGGATCTGGCTTGACGAAGGCAAGGAACAAACCATGAGCAGAGCAGCCGAAGAGCAGACCATACCCCGAATTACGCCCGAAATCATCGATAAGCGCATCGTGCGGGTGAAATACTATCAATTTCCCGACTCCACCGTCATGATCTGCGCCATCGAACTGACCAATGGCTACCATGTCATTGGCGAGGCCGGCTGCTCTTCTCCGCTCACTTTTGACGAAACCATCGCCAGGCGGATCTCCTTCGACGACGCCCGCCGCAAGATCTGGCCGCTGGAGGGCTACGTCCTCCGCAACGAACTGAAGGGGCTATGACGCCGCTCGATATCGCCATTTCGGTTTTCATCCTGCTGCTTGTCAGCCGCCTCTCCTACAACAAGGGGCGGCGCGACGAGCGCGCCGCTCATTTCGAGGATTACGAAAATGAGTTTCATGATGAAGGCCACTGTCGATAATCACCCGCTGCCTGGCGGGCGACCCTCACACCTGTTTGACGTCCATGTCGAGGGCGGCGATCCGCCGGCCAAGGCCGAATACACCATCATCGCCAACGATGAGGATGAAGCGGCCCGCGAGGGCATGAAACGGTTCCAAAAGGCCCATGACAAGACGCCGATGCCCGACATTGGCGATATTTGAAATAGGCGTTATAGTCCCTTCTGCTTTTCCAGAGAGGATGCGCCATGCCATTGGTGCCGGGCTTGCCCCTGAACATCCGCCAGACCAATGGCGGCGCCCCGCCGGCCATTTCTCCGGGCGTCTCCATCCAGCATGACGTTCACGAGCCTCCCGGCGTCCCCGAAATGGACGACGCCGGCGCTGTCATCAAGATCGAGCATGCCGACGGCAGCGTCACTGTCTCGCTTGATGGCAAATCGCTGGTCGATAAGCCAGAGCAGAACACAGGCTGGTTCGCCAACCTGGCCGAAAAGCTTCCGGAAGACGATCTGAGCGGCATTGCCGACGATTTGCTGCGCGGGATCGACGAGGATCTGACCAGCCGCAACGACTGGATCGAAGAGCGCGCCCAGGGCATCAAGCTGCTCGGCCTCAAGATCGAGATCCCCAATTTGCAGTCGGCGGCGGACGGCGCCCCGGTGGACGGCATGTCAAAAGTGCGGCATCCGCTGCTGCAGGAGGCGGTGCTCCGCTTTCAAGCCAACTGCCGCTCCGAAATGCTGCCCACCGACGGGCCGATCAAGATCCGCGATGACGGCAGCAACTCCAATCTCCCTCGTGACGCACTGGCGACCGCCCTTGAAAAAGACCTCAATCATTATCTCACTGTCACTGCGACCGAATACTATCCCGACACCGACAAGATGTTCCTTCTGCTGGGCTTTGGCGGCACGGCATTCAAGAAAGTGTACAACTGCCCGCTGCGTAATCGGCCAGTTTCTGAATCGGTTGACGCCAACGACCTCATCGTCAACGACGCCGCCACCGACCTCGCCAACGCCAAGCGTGTTACCCATCGATCTATGATGCGGCCCTCGACGGTCAGGCGCATGCAGATAATCGGCGCCTATCGCGACATCGACCTCGATACGCCCAAGCCGCAGACGCTCGACGCTGCGCAGGAGGCGGCTAAAAACCAGCAAGGGATCCAGACCAACACCACGAGGCCCGACGACCGTGACCGCGAGATCTACGAGTGCTATTGCGAACTCGATCTCAAAGGCTACGAGCACAAGTACAAAGGCAAGATTTCGGGCCTTGAGATCCCGTACCGGGTCACCATCGACCTCTCCAGCCGCAAAATCCTCTCGGTCGTCAGAAACTACGATGAGGACACGAAGGAGCTTCCTGAAGCTAGAGAGACATTCGTCAAATATACCTACGTACCGGGCCTCGGCTTCTACGATATCGGACTCCTTCATATATTGGGCAATACCACCAACGCTGTTACTGCTGCTTGGCGCGAGTTGCTGGACGCTGGAATGTTTAACAACTTTCCCGGCTTTCTCATGGCTGATACGGGAGCCAGACAGAACACGAATATCTTCCGCGTACCGCCGGGCGGCGGCGTCCTCGTCAAGACGGGCGGTCTTCCCATCAATCAGGCGATTATGCCACTTCCTTACCAGCCGCCGTCTCAAGCTCTGATGGCCCTGGTCGATAACATGGTGCAGACCGGCCAGCGCAGCGGCGGCACCGCCGAACTGCCGGCCAACGAAGGCAAGGCCGAAATCCCCGTCGGCACCATCCTGGCGATGATCGAGCAGGCCCAGAAGGTGCTGAACAACGTCCACAAGCGCATGCACTCGGCGCAATCGCAGGAATTTCGCCTGCTGATACGCTGCTTCAAGGAGAACCCCAAGGCGTTCTGGCAGCGCAACAAGAAGCCGTCCGCGCCGTGGGACGAGCAGAACTTCCGCGCCGCGCTCGATCAGGCCGACCTGACCCCGCAGGCCGATCCGAATACGTCGAGCCATGGCCAGCGCGTGATGAAGATCATGGCGCTCAAGCAGTTGCAGCAGCAAAACCCCAGTCTCTACGACCCCATCGCCATCGATACGGCGGCGCTGCAGGCGCTGGGCTGGAACAATCCGCAGCAATTCATGGCGCCGCCGAGCGCCCAGGCCGCGCCTCCCCCGCAACTCATCCAGCAGCAGGCTGAGACGGCGGCGAAGACCCTCACCTCGCAGGCGGCGATGGTCACCGCCCAGGCGCGGGCCAAGGAGGCCGGCGCCCGCGCCATGAACCTGATGGCGGAAGCCCAGACCATGGGCATGGACGAAACCGGCCAGATCCAGCAGGACACGCCGGTCGATCAGCACCGCGCCGAATCGGAGCGCATCAAGGCCAACGCGCATGCGCAGCAGGCCGACACTCACCAATCCGTCATGCAGGCCAAGTCCCAGGCCGACCTGCTGAACGCCCAGACGCGGGCCAAGGAAATCCAATTGAAGCTGGGCGAACTGTCGATGAAGGATTCGCACCACGACGACGAGCAGCGCCTCAAGGCGAGGCAGAGCGCCGTCGATATGGCCAAGCAGGTCATGGACACCCGTGCCGAAGACCAGCGCACCGCCGCCGAGATCCATCACGATCACACCATACTGAGCCGCGAGCAGGAGCACGATCACGCGATCACCGAAAAGACCCACGCGCATGAGAAGGAATTGGAGGGCGTGAAGAAAGCGGCGGCTATCGCGGTCGCTAAAGCCAAACCGAAACCCAAGCCTGCAGCCGCCAAGCCAAAGGCCAAGAAATGAACGAGCGCGCGAAAGCCCTTGGCTTCGATCCGTCGCAGACGTGGTTTCACGGCTCAACTAAGGATCTGCCGGCTTTCGCCGCCAAGCGCGCTCCGCGCAGCGAGCAAATGGGCCTGGAAGGCGTTCACCTTGCGCAAAATCCGGATTTTGCCTCCCATTACGCCGAAGGGCCTGGCGGCAACGTCACGCCAGTTCATGTGCGCGGCAATATTCTCGACGCCACCCAGCTTATCCCCGAAGGCGGCGAGCATCACGCCATTCTCGATAAGCTGCTGAAGGGAACAGGCCGCAAGCCATACTGGAACTCTGATGAGCAGGGGCGTCGATTCGCCCCGCCGCTTCAGGGTCATATCGACGCCGTCAGCCCGCAAAAGGCCAAGCGCGTCATCCAGGAACACGGCTACGACGGCGTCAAATACGATGCTCGATACGGATCATTGCAGCCTGGAGGCCGCAGCGCGAGCATTTCAAACAAAAGCCCCGCAGTGGTGATGTTCGACCCATCGAATATCCGGGCCAGGACTGCACAATTCGACCCCCAGCAAGCAGGGAGCGCGGAACTAATGGCATCGAGAGGCGGTAAGGCGATCCACTCTGCGCTCCTGACGGCCAAGAGCCTTTATGACAAGCTGCCGCATGTCGTCGGCGGCGGGGCGCCGATGGCCAAGGGCGGCGCTGCGCTGGCGCCGATTCCCCAGATCATCATGCCGGGCGATCACCCGGCCCGCATCGACACCCGGCTGGCGACCGGGGCCAAGCCGCTCGATCTGGGGCCAGGGCCGCGCACCGTCAACATGGCTGCGTTGCGGGCGACGCCGGCGCTGTTCGACAAGAACGTCGATATCCTGCGGCACTACCCGAATGTTTCGAAAAGGGCGGCGAAGCTGTCGAACCCGGATATGGCCGAGCATTTCATCAATCACGTCAAGGACAACCTGCTGTGGCTGCACGATCAGGTGCCCAACGAAACCCGGCAGCGGTCCAAATTGTGGTACGACGGCGCCAACAAGCTGGCCAAGGAGTGGGCGCAAAAATACGGCGTCTCGGAGGCGTCCGCCGCCGGCGCGCTGGCCGCGCTGTCGCCGCAGAAGGACTGGTTTCAGAACGTGTCGCTGGCCGAGCGCGTCCTGCATGCGATGAAGGGGCGCGGCAATAACGCATATCATGGTGAAACCTTTTCGCCTGAAATGGAGGGCACCTATCGCGGCCTGGACAAGCTGGCCACCGAGAAGAACGAGCCAATCTTCCAGGCGATCAGGGGCAAGTCGCTGGGCGACATCGACGACATGAAGCACATTCCCGGCGACGAGCGCGCGGTCATGAAGGCGCTGTGGATCCGGATGCACGATCAGACCCACGGCGATCCCGGCTACAAGATCGCCACGCCGGAAGGTCATTTTGGCGAGGTCGCCCGGAACGCCGACGGATCGCCATCGAGGGCGGGCTGGGGTTCGCTGGGCGAAATCGGCAAGGCGGTGCAGGCCATCGAGAGCAATGGCGATCCGACCTTCATGAACCGCCTGATGGGCGAGCGCCACAAGGTTCGCAATTTCTACAATAACATCCTCGATCCCAACTCCCAGCACGGCGACGTCACCATCGACACCCATGCGGTCGCCGCCGGCCTGCTGCGCGCGCTGTCGGGCAATTCGCTTGAGGTGGCGCACAATTTCAGCAACTACGCCGGCAAGGGCGTTCCCGGCGCCGGCGGCTCCAACGCCACCGGCGTGAACGGAACCTATCCGCTCTACGCCGACGCCTATCGCCAAGCCGCCAAAGAGCGCGGTATACTGCCGCGCGAAATGCAATCGATTACGTGGGAGGCGATCAGAGGATTGTTCCCCGACACCTTCAAAACTGATAAAAACAACGCCCATATCGACAGCATCTGGAACGACTACAAGAACGGAAAGAAGGGAATCGACGATGTCCGCAAAGAAATCCACGACTTCGCGGGGGGCATCCGGCCACCGGAGTGGCACGACACCTCTGGAACGCCTGATGCACCGGTTCGGGGTGCCAGTGGACCGGGACTCGTACCTGGCCCTGGATCACGCGGGCCAGCCCCCCAAGGAATTATCGGCGGAACAGGAAATGGACCTCCCGGAGCACCTGCGCCGCAAGCACCCCGGCAGTCGGGGCTGATCCTGCCGCCAGGTTATGCCTGCGGCGGCATGATCGACAAAGCATTGGCCGCGACACGGCCCCGGTAACCTGATACGGTGATTTAGCTAGAAGGATGACGCCGATGTGTTTCTCGCTCGCCTGGCTTGAGAATTTGCTCATTTGGGTTGTCATCGTCGGCGCCCTGATCGCCATCCTCCAGCTTTTCGTGCCTTGGGTGCTGGCCCAAGTCGGGGATCTGGGCGGCGCCGTCGGCGTCATCCTGCAAATCGTCAAAATTATCGTCTGGGCGGTGATCGTGATCTTCGTGATCTATGTTGTGTTCGATCTGATTCAGTGCCTGATTGGCTCCGGTGGCTTGAAGCTACCCAAGTCATAACCCCACGGCTCCGGTAAGCCGTAAACCGAGAGGACCATATCGATGTCCGAACAAGCCAAAACATACCGCGCCGCGATGCGGGCTAAGGCCGAGCGTTTGGGGACGGCCACGTCCGCAGGCAAAGTCGATTGCAGCGATTTCGGCCCTGTCGAGCAGGATCCAATTCACGCCGATAAGCAGGAGGGCCTGCGACCCGTCTCCAGGCGAGCGTATAAGAGCGGCGGCGCCGTCATGGGCGCGGCGGCTTTCAAGCATGGCGGGCGCGTTGCGCGCAAGGGCGGGGGCGCGGCCAACGCCAGTTCCATGTTCGGCAACGCCATCTACAATAGCGACGTCAAGGAAGCCAACGAGAAGCGCGACGGCTACGTCAAGCGTGAAGGCGGCATGAAGAAAGGCGGCAGGACCGGCAGATTTGGCGGCGGCGGCAATGGCCCGATTGGCGGCCAGACTGCTGTCAACAATCAGGCGGCTGCGAACGCCATGCAGGCCATCGACGCCAACAATAGAGTCGGCGGCAACGTGCCGACCAACGCCTTGGGCGTTTCGGCGGGCAGTGGCAGCGGCCATATGTTCGGCATGGCGAAGGGCGGTCACCCGCACAAGGCCGAAGACGAGAAATGCGCCAAGAAGCTGGTCGCACACCACAAGGCCGACGGCGGACCGATCCCGTCGCCGGCGGACGCCGGTCCGCCTCCCGGCCCGCCCGAAGCTTCACCTTCCGGAACGGACCAGGATTCGGGCAAGCTGGATGCGCTGATCAGCGCGCTGGAGCACCAGCATAAAAAGTCGAAGAAGCACAAGGCGCCGCCGATGCCGCCTCCGGGTGCTGATGATGAGGCCGGCCCGCCCCCCGATGAGCAGGCCGGCCCGCCTCCAGGCCTCGGCGCCAAGCGCGGCGGCAAGGCCCGCAAGGAAGGCGGCGGCGTCTACGCCCCCAACATCAAGCTCGGCCCGCGCGACGGTTACGCCAAGGGCGGCAAGACCAAGGGCAGGACGAACATCAATATTGTCATTGGGCAACCTGGCGGCGCCTCTCCTCCCGATGCTGGCGGACCTCCTCCCCTGGCCGGGCCGCCGCCGGGGCCGGGGGCGGTTCCTGTGCCGCCTCCCGCGCCCCCGCCCCCGCCGATGGCTGGACCTCCAGGCATGCAGGGACCGCCGGGCGCGCCCCCGCCGATGCCGATGCCGCCTCCGGGCGGGCCGATGGGCCGCAAGCATGGCGGTCGAGCCTATCCGATTGACGATGGATCGGGCGGCGGCAAAGGCCGTCTGCAGAAGATCAGGTCTTATGGCCTGGTTCCAGCCAAAGGAGGTGGGAAGTGAGCTTCGAAAAGTCTGTTGTCGATCACGCGCTTGTTGTCGCTTTGGGGATCCTCCTCCTGCTGTTCGCTTTTGCCGGCTTTGTCATTTCGGCTCGTGCTCAGTCTATCGAGATTGGGCCAGGCGGCGTTGCGGTAAGTCCTGGCCGCGAGCGCGGCTGGGGCGGGCAGTGCGAGGAACTGCGGCGCGCTTGCGAATACAAGGAAGAGCGCGGCGAGGAAGGTTACGGCAACTGCCGTCGCTATCGCCGCTTCTGCCAAGGCAGGTAATCAAATAGGAGAAAGTTGATGGTGCTTCGTCATGTTGTAATTCGTGGAGTGGCCGAGATCGGTGACGTGGCCGGCTCGGTCGATCCCGGCTTTGGGCGCCCTGGCTTTGGCGGTCATCCCGATCAGGGCCTTCCCGGCTACGGCCATCCCGATCAGGATTTGCCTGGCTACGGACATCCCGATCAGGGTTTGCCTGGTCACGGTCATCCCGATCACGATCTTCCCGGCAGGCGCCCGCGTCCCGATCAGGGCCTGCCCGGCTACGGTCATCCGGATCAAGGATTGCCTGGCTACGGTCATCCCGACAACAGCCTGCCCGGCTTGCCGGTTTATCCCTCACAGGGTCCAATTCTTCCGGCCCCTCCCGGCCATCCTATTCCCGTGCCGCGCATTCCCGTGGTGCAAGCCATCGCGCTGCCTGAAGGCGAAACGCTGCCGACTGGCGCGCCCCATCGCCCCGGCAGGATTTGCGTGGTGGTTGACGGCGAAACCAAGGCGGTTGGCTGGCTGCAGGGTTCGGATGATCTTCCGGTCGCAGAGCCGAAAGGCGATGCGCCTGTGCCTGGCGGTCATTGGGTCGCGGTCGAAGCCTTCCCGCAGGCGCGACCGAAAAAGTGCCCCGATGGCGGCGAAGGCGTCGGCAAGACTGGTTTTGCCTGGGTGTTTGAGGTGAAGGCCGACTGGGGAACCCAGCCGACGCCGGTCTGAAAACACAGAGGGCCGCTTCCAGTACATCCGTGGAAGCGGCCCTCATACCCTCGGTCGTCACCTTGAGCTTGTCTTACATCAGGAACAAATCAGGTTCAAGCCCTAATGCAGACTTTCAAAAGCGTTTTTGCCGAAGAACTGAAGAAGCTCCTGCGCGAGCAGATCGAAGCTCAAAAGAACGACCTCGCATACGGCGCCAGCATGACGACCTTCGAAGCCTATCGCGAGGCGGTTGGCGTCATACGCGGCCTCAACAACGCCATCGACACCGTCGATGAGGCCGAGCAGAAGGCCAACGACCGCGAGCGCGGCCTCTAAATCCTATTGTCAGCGCACTGACAGTGTGCGAGTAATTGCGTGTCACAGGAGACGCGCATGGCCTTTGCCGAAATGCAACATGAACTGGAACCTCGCCTGAAGCTTCTGGATGAGCTTGGTGATCTGTCAGGGGTCGAACTTTTCCACAATCAGTTGCTGGTCGCGGTCTACATCAGGCCCGAAAAGACCAAGAGCGGCCTGTTCCTGGCCCAGCAGACCCTCAACGAGGATCGTTTCCAGTCCAAACTGGGCCTCGTCGTCAAGAAAGGCCCCCAGGCTTTCATCAGCGGCGGCGAATGGCAGTTCCCTGACATCGAACTGCATGACTGGATCCTGTTTCGCCCCTCGGATGGCTGGAACATCACCGTCAGCGGCGTTCTGTGCCGCATCCTGACCGATACGGCTGTCAAGGGGCGCATCAGCAGCCCCGATCTCATTTGGTGAGCGACATGGCGAAAGATCCGAATAGCATCCCGGCCTTCGATCCGAACACCGATTGGGAGCATGGCGGCAAGGAAGAGCGCGATCCGCTGGTCGAACTGCGGGCGCAACTCGACCGCGAGCGCGCCGCGCGCATCGAGGCGGAACGCCGCGCCAACGAATACGCGACCACCGCACACGGCGCGCAGGTCGAAGTGGCCGACAACGAGCTTAAACTGGTGATCAGCGCCATCGAGCGGGTCAAGGAGCACACCAACGCCCTGAAGGCCGCTTACGCTGAAGCGATGCGCAATGGCGATTTTGACAACGCCGCTGAATTTCAGTCGCAGCTTGGCGACAATTCGGCCCGCCTGCTGCAGCTTGAAAACGGCAAGGCGTCAATGGAGGCGCAGCCGGCGCCGGCGCCGCCGCAGCCGATCAAGACGATCATCGATCCCGTCGAGGAATTGGCGAGCCAGTTGACGGCGAAATCCGCCGCCTGGGTCCGCGCGCATCCGGAATGCGCCCGCGACAAGAAGCTTTACGCCAAGATGGTCGCCGCCCACAACATCACGGTCGCTCGCGACATCGATCCCGACACGGACGATTATTTTCGCTCGGTCGAGGCGCTCGTCTACGACAGGCCCGCAGGCCAAGATTTGGACACCGGCGCCGACGATCCGCAGGCCATGTCCGCCAAGGCGGCGCCGCAGCGTGAATCGGCCCCGCCGGCTGCGCCTGTCAGCCGTGGGTCGAGCGGCAGGAGCGCCGTGCTGACGCCGCTTGAGCGCGAATACGCCGAGATCTCTGGCATGTCCGAGCAGGAATACGCCAAGGCCAAAGAGGAAATGCGCAAAGCTGGGCGCATGCATTGAGGAAAAGATAATGGTCAACCGTCCGCCTCCGCAGCGTTTCACCACCCAAGAGCCGAGAGTTGAAGAGGCCATGCAGGCGCCTTCTTTCATTGAGCGCCCGCCGCTTCGCCAGCCGGTCGAAACCTCGATGGACCGCGCCGCCCGGCGCACCTTGGAATTGCGCGGCCACTTCACTAACGGCGTTCTCGACGAGGGCGCCGATGAATTTTACATCAACCCCGCGATCATTCCGGAAGGGTGGTCATACGAGTGGAAGCTGTTCTCGATCCTCAACGAAGAGCAGTCGTCCTATCAGGTCACTCTGGCCCGCACGGGCTGGGAGCCGGTGCCGTCGGATCGACATCCCGAATTGATGCCTCGCGGCACTAAGGAAAAGACTGTAATGCGGCGCGGCATGCAGCTTATGGAGCGCCCGCTCGAAATCACGCTGGAGGCCAAGCAGCTTGAGCGCGACAAGGCCCGCCGCCAGGTTCGCATCAAGGAAGAGCAGCTTACTGCGGCGCCTCCGGGCCAGTTTGGGCGCGACAACAAGGGTGAACCCTTGACCCGTCTCGGCAAGACTTACGAGGCCATGCCGGTGCCAAATAATTGACGGCGCTTGACGGCGCCGTATTTTTGGATGTACAAAACGTGTACTCGCTTCTCCCCGCTGTGAGAAGCCGTATTTTTCGGACCTCCCCTAGCCCCCGGTGTGGCATAGCAGGTCTTCCTTGAAAGAGGAGGGTGAGCTATGGCCAATATCAATGCGCCTTTCGGGTTCCGGCAGGTCCAGGGTCTGGGCAGCGCCCCGACTTATGAGCACGTCGAAGTCGTCGTCAACTACAACACCGGCGCCATCTACGAAGGCGACCCCGTGGTTCCGCTTGCTGACGGCACCGTCGGCCCCGCCACGCAGACCCTGGCCGTGCTGGCTTCCGGCATCGCCGGCATCTTCAAGGGCTGCAAATATCTTTCCGTTTCGCAGAAGCGCACCGTCTGGTCAAACTACTGGCCCGGCAGCGATGTCGCGTCTGGCAATTCGGTCACCGCTCAGATCATCAATGATCCGAACGCCCATTTCATTGCGCAGTCCGACGCCACCGGCCTCGGTCTGGCCGATGTCAATGCGCTGATCGGCATCAACATGGGCGTCCCGAATCCGGCCAACGGCTTCTCCGGAGCCTTCCTCGACACCACGACGCTCGGCACCGCGCTCGATCCGTTTATCATTGTGAGGATCCACCAGCAGCCCGCTGGCTCCCCCGGCACCTTCGTGCCGAGCGATGCGACGACCAAGCCCTATGACTGGGCCATCGTTCGCTTCAATAACGTCGTCACCCGTGGCCTCACCGGCATCTGATCCGGCCATCACAAAGGAGTAACCCGTCATGGCCGTCAATCTTAGCGCCATCAAAGACCTTCTGCTCCCCGGCCTCCGTGGGATCGAGGGCAAGTACGAGATGATCCCGTCTCAGTACGACAAGATCTTTACCAAGCACAACTCAAAGATGGCGCTGGAGCGCACGGCTGAGATGCGCTACCTGGGCCTCGCCGCCCTCAAGACTGAAGGCGGGCAGACCCAGTTCGACAACGGCGCCGGCGAGCGTTACGTCTACAACCAGGAGCACGTCGAGATTGGCCTGGGATATGCGATGACCCGCAAGGCCATCGACGACAACCTCTACAAGACCCAGTTCCATCCCTCCAACCTCGGCCTGATCGAATCCTTCCAGCAAACGAAGGAAATCTACGGCGCCAACGTCCTGAATACGGCCCAGGCCTATAATCAGACAATCGGCGGCGACGGCAAGGCGCTCTGCGCGGTCGATCATCCCATCGACAGCGGCCTCGTCGGCAACACGCCGGCGGTGCAAGTCGATCTCGGTGAATCGACCCTGCTCAACGCCATGATCGGCGTCCGGACCAACTTCAAGGACCAGGCGGGTTTGAAAGTTTTCGCTCGCGCGCGGAAGCTTATCATCCCGCCGCAATTGGAACCGGTAGCAATTCGTCTTCTCAAGACAGAATTGCGGCCAGGCACGGCAGACAACGACGTCAATGCCATCCTCTCGACTTCGGGTGGACTGTCTGAAAGCTTCATGGTCAATGACTTCTTGACCTCGCCCTTCGCCTGGTTCCTTCTCACAAATATCGATGGTCTTTCCTTCATGGAAAGAATAAAGTTCGAAACGGATATGCAAGTCGATTTTGTGACCGATAACCTGCTCGTGAAAGGTTACGAGCGGTATTCGTTCGGTTACTACAACTGGCGAGCAGTCTACGGCAACTTCCCGACCTCGTAATACTGGCTCAGAAGGAGAAAGCACATGGGTGCGACACACTTCACGGGGCCGGTTATCGTAGGCGACCCCGCTGTTTCTCAGGGTGAGCTTGAATTGTATCAAGACACCATGATTACGTTTGCGCAGACGCCTGCGTCTTCGACGCTCAACTTCCCGCTCAACATTCCGGCTGGCTCCACCATCATGGGGTTTGAAGTCGCCTTGCTGACATCGTGGGTTGGCCCCGCCACGGCGGTGCTCACTATCGGCACCGACACCACTACGAACAAGGCCTCGCTCGTCGGCGCGACCGATCTGAAGGCGGCGGCGCCGTTCCCGGCCATGACGCAGTCGGCGGCGAACATCGCCGCCCAGCGCGGATACACGCTGCTTGGCGTTCCCGCGCCAAATCCGTCGGCGCTCAACATCCAGATCGTCACGGGCGCGGGCGCTCCGAGTGCCGGCGCCGCGCTGGTGTCCGTCCACTACATCCAAAATCCGTCACCTTGAGGGGGCTTCGATGGGCAAGTTTGAGAAGGGCAAGAAGCCTGCTTTCGGCGGCGGCAACGAGGATGTTAAGGAAGAGGCTGAAGAGAAGGGCGGCAAGAAAAAGCGTGTAGGCGGGCCGGTTGGCGCGTCTGCTCACTCGCACGGTGGTCGAGCGGCTCGCAAGAGCGGCGGCGCCTGCGAGAGCCACCTGTTCTCGTCAGCCGCTGCGGGTACGCATGCGCCTGGGCGGAAGCTGATGTCGAAGAAGGATTGACGCCATGCGGCCAGTCACCGTCTCCGCTGCGCCTCTGGCCGCCGCCAATACGACGGCTGTTTGCGCGTCACAAGTGCCGCCGGCGGCTCCCGGCGGCGCTCTGGTCCTGACTTCATATCCGGTCGTCCTTGACCAGGCGCGCCAGCTTGCTTTCACCTCGACCGGCAGCAATGTCGCCACCACATTCACGATCAACGGCACCGACGCCTTTGGCGCCGCCCAGAGCGAAACTCTCGTCGGCGGCAATAACAGCACGGTCGTCACCACCAAAAACTACAAGACAGTCACCTCGATCACCAGTTCAGTGACGAGCGCGGGAAGTGTGATTGTCGGCACCAATTCCAGCCCGGCGATCACGTCCTCGGCGTGGGTGCGCTTCGACGATTCCGGCGATCCGGGGGTTGCGATCCAGATCAATTCGGCTGGGGCCACCAATATTTCGATCCAGCAGACCCTCGACGATCCCAACAGCCCGACCAATCCGGTTGCGCCCGCCAACGTGAGTTGGGCGCCGCATCCCGACGCCACTTTGGTCGCCGCCGCCATGGCCACTGGCGCGGTGTTGCAGGGCAACTACGCCTTCAAACCAGTCTTCGCGCGCCTCCTGCTCAACAGCGGCGCCGGAACGGCGACGGCAACTTTCTGTCAAGCTGGCGGGGCTGATTACTGATGCCTCCCCCCGGCCTATCAAACGGCCACAACAAGCTGGCCTCCCATCCTGGACTAGCCAAGCCTGGAGGCCTCGGCGGCAGTATCGGTTTGGGGCCGCTCGACGCACCGCTGCTCCGCGATCAAACCCTGACCGTCAACCTTCCTGTTTCCATAGACGAGAAGATCGGCCAGGCGCGGAACTGGGGTGATATTGCCGACAAGTTCACCATCGTCTCGATTGAGCCGCCCGTCGCCGGCGGCTATTTCAGCATCAATAAAGCAGGCGAGCTTCACGTCACGCGCCTCGGCGTTTTGCACCTCCGCAGGCGCGAGTATCGCTTGACGGTCGAAGCTGATAATGTCGTCGGGTCAGGGCGCGCGGTCATCACGATCAAGGTGGTGTAGCTGCCCCATCGTAGGGGGTTCGCATGACTTACAGCGACAAGTTCAACTTCGCCCTGGGACTTAGCGACGTCACCCTCTATGCGTTCGGTCTGTGCGGCATCAGGCGCACCGCGATTCTCCAGGAGCATATGGCCGACGCCTATATCGCGGCCAATCTCCTCCTGGCCGACTGGTCAACCAAGGGCGTTAATCTCTGGCAGGTTTCCCAGATCTCGATCATCCTGGGCCAGGATGTCGGGATCTACGATGTGCCGAACGAGGCCATCGTCATGCTCGACACCTTCGTGACGGTCGATGGCAGGGATCGCATCATGATGCCGGTCAGCCGCACCGAATATGCGAGCTACCCCAACAAGAACCAGCAGGGCGTCCCAAGCGTGTTCTGGATGGACCGCCAGCTTCCAGGGCGCGGCGGCATTCACATCTGGCCGGTGCCGGATCGCGACGGTTACGTCCTGACCTACCACTATCTGACGCAGTCGATGTCCTCGAATTTCACCAACGATCAGCAGCCTCCCGTCCCGCCAGAGTGGCTTTACGCCTTCGCTACCGGCCTGGCCGAGAAGCTGGCGATGTCCTGGGCGCCAGAGCGCCTGGCCTTTCTTTCGCCCATTGCCGAAAAGGCCTATGATACCGCCTCGCGCAGCGGCGTCGAAACCGCCCAGCAATACATCAGCCCGCAGATCGGCGGCTACTTCAGGAATTGAGGAGTGAGCCGTGGGCTACGCATCGAAGCTCGGTCGAGCCAGGATCAATTCCCGCAATCCGCAGGCGGCGGCGATCTGCGACCGATGCGGCTTCGTCTATAATCACGTCGATCTTCAATTCCAGTTCGACTGGGCCGGCGCGACGACAGTCAACAAGCAGATCTTGGTCTGCAACAATTGCCTCGATACGCCACAGCAGCAGCTTCGCGCCATCGTCATTCCCGCCGATCCGATGCCGATCAGCAACCCGCGCCCGCAGGAATATCGCGTAGCGGAGGCGAACGTGCGCGTGACGACCAATCGCTACGTGCCAGACGGCAAGACCGGCATTCCGGTTCCGGATCTCAATCCGCCGCCCACGGCGAGCGGTCAGCCTACCCAGCCCGCAGGGACGACGCGCACCACGCAAGTTAACGACACCCGCGTCACCCAGCAAACCGGCGCACCCAACGGCACTCTGAACCAGCAGCCCGGCACCGATCCGAATGCGCCTGGCAACGATGATCCGGGTCTGCCTTACCGCAACGTGGATGTTCCAAACACGGGGCCGCTCAAATAATGGCAAACATCCAGATCCCCAATCTCCCCGTCGCCGTTGCGCTGTCAGGCGACGAATCGCTCGAAATCGTGCAGGCCGGCGTTTCGGTGCGCGCCACCACCAAGCAGATGGCGCAACTGGCTGCGGTGGGAGAAGAAGGCCCGCCTGGGCCTCCTGGGCCTGTCGGCCCTCCTGGGCCAGCCAGCACGGTTCCAGGTCCGCAAGGCCCGCCAGGCACTGCCGGCAATCCTGGCGGCGCCGCCAATCAGATCCAGTACAACAACGGCGCGGGCGGCTTCGCCGGCTTCACGATGAGCGGCGATGGCACTCTGGTCGCCTCGACCGGCGCCATCACGATCACCAAGACCAATGGCGTGAATTTCGGCCCCTACGCCACGGCGACGACGCTCCCCCAGTTCAGCAGCACTGTCGCGGGCATTGTTCCGGCGTCAGGCGGCGGATCGACCAAATTCTTGTGCGCGGATCAGACTTGGGCGATTCCTCCAGGCACTGGCGGCGGGGGAACAGTCACGACCCCCGGCGGCCTCAACGGCCAGCTTCAGTATAACAATGCAGGCGCTTTCGGCGGCATATCCACGAACGGCACGGGCGTTCCGCTCGGCACGACTGGTTCAACCGGCGTCAGCCACATCACCGATGTCACCGTGACTGGAGTTGGATCTGGCACGGGAGCGAGCGTAACCCTCAATAAAACAGTGGGAAACACCAGCGCCATCTATGCCGAGACTGGCGGCGCCCTGCGCTGGCAATTGAGCCTTGGCGACAATGTGGCGGAAAGCGGCAGCAACGCAGGATCTAATTTTTCTCTTGCTCGCTTCACCGATGCGGGCGCGTGGGTGGACAACCCGATCAGCATCACTCGCTCCAATGGCGACACGACGCTGGTTCACAATCTTACGCTAGGTGGGAATGTCTACAGCAACGGCGGGCAACTCTCGGCAAGCGGCGCGAACGCCAATGTGTGGTTGAATAAGCCAGCTAGTGGAAGCGTGTGCGCGTTATACGGGGCTATGAACGGCAAGGCGCGCTGGCAAGTGACGGTTGGCGACAGCGCCGCCGAAAGCGGCAGCAACGTCGGATCTGATTTTGGCCTATACCGTTTCAACGATGCCGGGGCATACCTCGACACCTCACTCGCCATCAGTCGTTCCAGCGGCGTCGCTACATTCTCACAGCAAGTTTACGCTACTGGATTTAGGGTTGGCACAGGTACGGCTATCGCCGGCGATTCCATAGAACTCGGCAGGCCGGGGCAGAATGCGGCGGCTTTCATCGACTTTCACTCCGGTGCGAGCAGCACTGATTATGATTGCCGCATCATATCCGCTGGAGGCACGGCGTCGGCGGGTGCTGGCGCTCTTAGTCTGATTGGCGCCACTACGGGCGTAAGTGGAAATTTTAGCGTAAATGGGGCGTCAAATATTAACGCTCTGAATTGCGGTACGATTAATTCTAACAGCAGCGATTACAGGTGGGTCACTGGTGTTCAACCAAATACGCTTACGCTGTCTGATGCGTCATTCAATGGCGGTCAGTACCGTGATTTTCACATTCGTGGCGTTGATTCTGGCTACACGGTGGAAGTTCCGCTAAACGCCATATACCTCACTGCTCAAACTGTTCAGTGTGCTAATAACGTAAATGCCGCTGGCACCATCACTGGCGGAAATGTTACGGCAACCAGCACAGTTTCGGGAGCTTACGTAACTTCATCTGGAACTGTGAACGGGCAGACTGTTCAGGGAACTTATCTGTATTCGGCTGGAAATGTTAATTGCGCTGGAAACATGGGGGCCTCTGGCTCGGTTGATGGCGCTCAAGGCATCGTCGGTCGTCAAGGATCAGGCGGCGCGGCTGGACAGAATGTGTGCCAGTTCTGGGATGGCGCCCACATGAACCAGTATGTCGGCGGCACCTTCGTCGGCTACGTCCAATATATTTCCGACTACCGCGTCAAGGAGAACGTCGCGCCGCTGATGTCGGTGTGGGACCGCGTCAAGAACCTGAACCCGATCAAATACAGCCTCAAGGATTTCTCGCCAGAAGGTTTCAGGAACACGGTGGACGAGGCCGTGCCGCTGGTCATAGGCGATGAAAAGGAACGCTGGGGCTTTCTTGCGCACGAGCTTCAGGCGGTGCTGATCGAAGATGCAGCGAGCGGCGTCAAGGACATCCCTAATCACATTCAGACGCCCAACCCGTGGACAGTGATCGCGGCGTTGACCAAGACGCTGCAAGAGGCAATGGCGCGCATCGAAGACCAGGACGCCCGCATCAAAATCCTGGAGGGGGCATGAGCGCCGCAGACATCCTCAACCTTCCTGTCGCCATTGGCCTTTCAGGCGAGGAGTATATCGAGGTCGTCCAGGGCGGCACTCTCCATCGCGCCACGGTGAAGCACTTCAGCAAGCGGCTGCTGGAGGGCGAGATCCCCAATGGCGTCCTCGTGCTGGATGGCAAGGAGGGGCCGCCGGGAGGCGCGGGTCCGCCTGGTCCGCCGGGGCCTGATGGTCCGCCTGGCCCGCCGGGGCCACGGGGAGGGCAGGGTGAGCCTGGCCCGTTCGGGCCGACCTTCACGCCGATGTCTGGCGCTGTCATCCGCTCGTGGTCCGTCTACGACAACAATACGCACTTGTTCAAGGAACGCTACATTCTGGGGGCCGACTTCCAGAAGAAGAACTTCTACCCGCAACTGATGCTCGCGCCCGCCGTGTCGGCGCTCGGCAACCGGCTGCGGCTGCGGGCCAAGGTCTGGTGTGTGGGCGCCGCCCACGATTGCGCGATCAACGGCGGCATGTTCGTGAACGGCGAGAAGGCGGTGAGCGTCGCGCGCGCCTTTGCCGATTCGCCGCTGCTGTTCGACTATGAGTGCATCCCGACTGTTCTGACGCCGCAGATGTTCTCCTTCTGTATCGGCCCGTCAGACGTCGGCGTCGATTGCATTGTCAACGTGGGCCGACTGGTTCAGAGTTGCCTCGTCATCGAGGAGATCCAGGCGTGAGCAATGTCCAGATCCCGAACCTGCCCGCCGCCGGCGCCCTGACTGGCACAGAGCAATTGGAGCTTGTGCAGGCTGGCGTCTCGGTGCGCGCTACGATTGCGCAAATTGTCACTGACGCGCAAGTTCCGACAGCATCTGACACCCTGCCAGGGATGGACGGCGGGGCCTCGGCGGGCGTCGAGGTGACCTATTCGCGCGGCGATCACATCCACCCGACCGACACCTCGCGCTATGCGGCGTCGAATCCGGCGAATTATGTGACGGCGGCTGCGCTGGGGCCTTATGCCCTGATCGACAGCCAGGCGTTCACGGGGACGCCCTCGATGCCGACAGGCGCCACGGGCGTCACGCAGGCGGCGGCGGATAGTTCGACTAAGCTGGCGACCACCGCCTTCGTTAAGGCCCAGGGTTACCAGGTGGCGTCCGCGCTCGGCACGATGTCCACCCAGAACGCCAATAGTGTGGCGATCACCGGCGGCGCCATCAACGGGACGACCGTCGGGGCCACCACGCCTAGCACCGGCGCCTTCACTAATCTGTCGGCGTCGGGGACGGTGTCCGGAGCGGGGTTCACCGCGCTGCTCGCGCCCTATGCGCTGACGGCGAATGTTCCTGTTGCTTCCTCGACCAATCCCTCGATGGACGGGACGGTGGCGATTGGCGTAGGGACGACGTGGGCGCGCGCCGATCACGTCCACCCTTCCGATACTTCGCGCTATGCGGCGTCGAACCCAGCCGGCTATCAGACGGCGGCGCAAGTCACAGCTTCCCTGGGGCCTTACGCCCTGATCAATTCTCAGGTGTTCACGGGGACGCCCTCGCTGCCGACCGGCACGATTGGCGTGACGCAGGCGCCTGGCGATAGCTCGACCAAATTGGCGACCACGGCTTTCGTCGGGGCGGCGACCACCGCCTTGGGCCTCGGCACGATGGCGGCGCAGAACGCCAACAGTGTCGCGATCACGGGCGGCGCCATCAACAACACGGCGATTGGCGCGACGACGCGCAGCAGCGGCGCTTTCACCACGCTGGCGGCCAACGGCGCGGCGACCTTCACATCCTCGCTGACGGCCTCGCCAGCCAGCGCCAATGTCACTCTGTCGCCCACCGGCACCGGCACGGTCATCATCAACCCGGCGACGGCTGGCTCCATCGACAATACGGCGGTGGGCGCGACGACGCCCAGCACCGGCAAGTTTACCACGCTGTCCGCGACGTCGATCAACAGCACCCCGATTGGCCCCACGACGCCCAGCACGGGCGCCTTCACCACTTTGAGCGCCAATGGCGCGGCGACGTTTACAGGCTCGCTGACGGCCTCGCCAGCCAGCGCCAACGTCACGTTTTCACCGACCGGCACCGGCACGGTCACCATCAACCCGGCGACGCTCGGCCATGTCGATAACACGGCAGTGGGCGCGACCACGCCCAGCACGGGCGCCTTTACCAATTTGTCCGCGACCGGCACGGTGTCGGGCGCCGGCTTCACCACGCTGCTGAACCCCTATGCGCTGGTCAATTCTCAGGTGTTCACCGGGACGCCATCGTTGCCGACTGGCACCATTGGCGTGACGCAGGCGACGGCCACCAACAACACGACGTTGGCGACTACCGCCTTTGTCAAGGCGCAGGCTTATCTGACCGGCAATCAGACCATCACCCATACGGGCGACGCCACCGGATCTGGCACCACCAGCATCCCGATGACGGTCGTCCAGCTTCAGGGCAGGCCGCTCGCCGCCACCGCGCCTGCCACCGGCAACCTGATGGGCTGGAACGGCTCGACGTGGGGGCCGGTTGCGGCTGGCGCGGCGGCGGCTGGCGGCACCAACGGCCAGATCCAGTACAACAATGGCGGCGTCCTCGGCGGCTTGACGCTCAACGGCACCGGCAATCCAGTCGGCACGACCAGCCCCACCTTGGCAGGCTCGGTGGTCATCAACGGCACGGCGCTCGGCAGTGTCGCGGGCAACTCGCAGATCGTCTTCTCGCCGGGTTCAACCGACACCAATGGCGAGTCGCTGCGCACTGAAATCCAGCGCAAGTCGGCGGGATCGGATTGGAGCACCGCCGCTTGGCAGATCTACCGTCAGGTAGACAGCACCAAGATGGGCTATATCGAATTTAACAGCGGAAGCTCCAAGCCAATAGCTTTCGGTAATGGCGTCACTGAACATGCCTATTTCGACAGCGGTAAAAACCTGACCATTTTCGGCAATGTGGCGGCGACTGAAGTTTCTTACACCAATGGTGTAAACCCAGCGGTTGTTCTGAGTAAAAGCGCGTCAGGTGGCACGTCTCGCATCGTCGGCTCGATGGCGGGTAGCCCCAGATGGCAGGAAATGCTTGGAGATGCATCAGCCGAAAGTGGCAGCAATGCTGGATCAAATTATGGTCTGCAAAGATACACTGATGCTGGGGTTCTTATCGACGCGCCGTTTGCTATCAATCGCGCTTCTGGCATCGCCACGTTTTCGCAGGGGGTTGCTGCTGCGAGTTACACGGTAAATGCCTTAGCCGCTACCGATGCCGCTTTATACCTCAACAAGCCCGCATCTGGTCGAGCTTCAACTGTGTACGGCCAGATGGCTGGCTCGACTCGTTGGGGCATGAATTTTGGCGATTCTGGGGCTGAAGCCACAGGCAACGTCGGTTCTGATTTTGGCCTCGCCAGATTTGACAACACGGGCGCGTTTATCGACAACCCGCTAACTATTAACCGTGCAACTGGCGCGGTGACGCTGAACCAGACCAACTCTAGCGGTGTGCTAAACCTCACTGCAACAGCGGGCGTGTGGCCGCAGATTTCGCTCAATAAAGCGGCCAGCGGCGTGGGCGCTGTTGTAACTGGCACTAAGGCTGGCGTCGCTCGCTGGCAGGTGTCGCTGGGCGATCAGACCGCTGAAGGCACTGCCAATGCCGGGTCAAATTTCACAATATCCACTTTTTCCGATGCAGGCGCGTACGTAGGCAGTCCGTTTCTTATTGAGCGCGCCTCTGGTTACCTCCGGTTGAACGGCAACGGAGCCACTCCTACCACAGCATCCCCTGCGCCTTTTGGTCACAGTCAGGTTGTGCTCAACAAGGCTGGATCGACAAAAGCATGCAATATTGTTGGTCAAAACAATGCTTTGCCTAGATGGGAAATTGATATTGGAGACACCACCGCAGAGAGTGGCAGCAATGCCGGATCTAATTTTGGCATAGCAAGGTTCAATGATGCTGGTGCAGGCATAGACTATCCGTTCTCCATACTTCGTTCATCTGGGATTGCCACTTTTTCTAAAGCCGTAGTCGTACAAAGCTTCGACAATCTAGGTCAGCTTCGCCTTGTTGGCGGCAACTATGGCGCTGGCATACGCAATGATGGCGCAAGCTGCTACCTCTTGCAGACTGCGGTGAGCGACCAGTATGGGGCGTTCAGCACTGCCCGTCCGTTCTCGTGGAACCTGTCCAACGGCGCTGTTAATATCGATGGCGGCGCTGCTGGAACTACATTTGGCGGCGCAATATCTACATCAGGTCAAATATACACTAGCGGAAGCATAATAGGCAGCGGTATTTATGCTTCTGGCGGTCAGATGACCGTACAAACTAGCGGCGCTAACGGGTACATCAATCAATGCGACGCTTCTGGCAATGGCGGGCAGTTCAGAAACCTTACCATACGCGGGTTGGACGCTGGCTATTCTGGGCAAGTCAACTTGAGCGCGATAACCCTCGCTACGGCTCTTGTTACGTCCAACGGGATTATTGACGCTACGAATGGTTTTCGGTGCCGCCTTGGCGCTCCCGGCGGCGCGCTGGGCGCAAACGTGTTCAGCTACTTCTGGAACACCGACAACCATCTCTACGGCTCTGTGGACGCCACCAATCTGGGCTGGATCGCGTGGTCTTCCGACTACCGCATCAAGCGGGACATTGCGCCGCTGCCGTCGATGTGGGACCGCGTCAAGGCGCTGAAGCCGATCAGCTATTTCCATAAGGATTGGACGCCAGAATGGGAGGCGCCGAAAGAAAATGGCGATGCGCCCGATCCACTGTTCAGGGACGATGGCGTAGAGAACTGGGGCTTCGTCGCGCACGAGCTTCAAGAGACGCTGATCCAGAGCGCGGCGACCGGCGTCAAAGATGAAGCCGGTCTGGTGCAGGCGCCCAACCCGTGGACGGTGATCGCGACGCTGACCAAGGCGCTGCAAGAGGCAATGGCGCGCATCGAGGCGCTGGAGGCAAGGCCATGACAATCGACAGAGAGTTTTTCTTCGACGCCGTCCGCGACGAACTGTTCAGCGGCGGGATGGCGCAGTCTCAGGTGGACGGCATGAACAATCTGCTCAACATCTGGGAAGCCGACTATGCCGCCGCCAACCCGCGCGACGGCAAGATGTGGCTGTCCTACGGGCTGGCGACCGTGTACCACGAGAGCGCGCAGACCATGCAGCCCATCGAGGAGTATGGCAAGGGCGAGGGCCACAGCTACGCCGACCCGGACGGCCCCTACGGCCAGTCCTATTACGGGCGCGGCCACGTCCAGTTGACGTGGTTCGAAAACTACGAAAAGGGCGAGGCTGTCTTCAAGGAAAAATTCGACCGCAATGTGCCGATGGTCAAATACCCGCACCGCATGCTCGAGGAAGAGACGTCGGCGGTGATCCTGTTCGAAGGCATGATCGACGGCTGGTTTACCGGCGTCGGCCTGCCCGACTTCTTCAGCGCCGAAGAGGGCGAGGAAGATCCCTACAACGCCCGCAAGATCATCAACGGCCTCGACAAGGCCTCGACCATCGAGGGCTATTATTGGGTGTTCAAAGAGGCGATTCGAGATGCGGAAAGCAGTGTTTAATGGATCGGTCATCGTCGCCGTCCTGACTGCCGCAGCCAACGGCTCCATCGAGTGGCCGGGGGTTCTCGTCACGCCTGAACATATCGTGCAGATCCAGAAGGTGCTGTTCGCCGCGCTCAGTATTTGGGCGGTCGCATTGCCATTCATCTTGAAGGCGAGCAATGCTATTGATGATGCTGCCGTTAAAAAGGGACCGCCGTCATGACGGGGATCAGCGAACCGCTCACCTATAACAGCTACGTCTCTGCCATCGCGACCCTTGCTGTCGTCCCGACGCAGGGAGACAGCGGTGGCGTGATGCATTTCACCGAGCCGAATCTCGATGGCGTCGTCCCACAGATGCTGAATTACGCGGAGCTTCGCATCCAGCGCGACCTTAATCACCTGGCGTCGCAGAAAATGCGCTCCTACGCGCTGGCGGATGGCTCCTGGGAATTGGACATCCCCTTCGATGATCTCGTCACCGTCCAAAACATCACTCTCGCGGGGGTGACCGACACCACTGTTTTCTCCGCATTGACGCCGGTGTCGAAAGAGTTTTGGCAAACCGTTTACATTGATCCCGACTATACCGCCGTCCCGAAATATTTCACGCCTGTCGGCGGCGAGTTAAATCCGGCGGGCGCCACATATCACATTTACTCCATTATGCCGAAGCCAGATCAGCCGTATAAGGCTTATGTCACAGGCACCGCGCGCATGCCCTCGCTGTACATGAAAAAGAACTCTGAGCCTAACAGCGGAACAACCTTCATTTCGAGCCAGATGCCTGATCTTTTGCTGATGGCGAGCATGGTGTTTTTGAGCGCGTACCAGCGCAACTTTAGCTCGGCAGGCTCCGATCCGCAGATGCCGATCAATTACGAGACGCAATACCAGACCCTGCTGAAGGGCGCGATGGTGGAGGAAATGCGGCGCCGCTTCTTGATGGTGCCAGGGTCGAGCGATGCGCCGTCGCCGGCGAATATGAAGGGCTGACCCATGCCGCACCAGGTTCTCAAAGTCCAGCCCGGCGTCAACACCAACGAGACGCCTGTCCTGAACATGGCCGGCATTTCGGAATGCGACAAAATCCGCTTCAGGCAAGATCCAGCCGGCTTGGGCCTGGTCGAGAAGCTGGGCGGCTGGACGCGCTTCTACACCGGCGTTTTCGATTACGCCGTGCGCCATCTCTTCGTGTGGCAGGAAATCGACATCGACAAGTTCGTGGCTGTCGGGATGGCTGGCCTGGGCGGCGTCGAGCTTTTGCGGGCGCAGGATGAGCTTAATCCGATCACCGGTCTGCCCACGGGTTTCTCGACAGCGACGCCCAGCGGCGCCCTGCCTCTCACGCCGCTGTTCAGGAATACGGACGCTCCGAACACTACGATCCTGGTTTCGACCGTGGCCGGCAGTCCGTTCGTCTCCATAACCGATCCATCGCTCGACCAGATCCACACCACGGATTCGGTCTATTTCGCCACCCATGTCGCCGTCGGCGGCCTTGTCCTGTTCGGGCAATATGCGGTCTACGCGACGACGTCTTTCACCAGCTATCAGATCGTCGCGCGCACGGTGCTCGGCGCGCCGCAGGCGGCATCTACGACTGCGGGTTCGACAACCGCTGTTCCGCCGCTCTTCACCACGGCGACCAACAGTTATGAAATTACTGTCACGCTGCCGAAACACGGCTACGTGGTTGGTGATGTCTTCCCGCTGCTGATCGCCACCGCCGTCGCCAACATCACGCTCGCGCCGCGCGAGTACGAGATCCAGCGGATCACCGACGTGGATCACTTCGTCATCCTGGCGAACGAGATCGCGACGTCAGGCGCGTCGGCCTATCCGAACGGCGGCAACTTCCGCCTGATTTATAATATCGGCGGCGCCCCCAGCAACATCATCAGCGGCTACGGCGCCGGCATTTACGGCGGCACGGCTGGAGACGGCGGCTATGGCCGAAACAGTGGCGGCGCGCCGACAGCGCCAGGAACGCCGGCCTCGGCCACGGATTGGAACTTCGACAACTGGGGCAGCATCCTGCTCGCCAGCCCCAGGAACGCCGTCGTCGATGGCATTCCGGTGTCTGGCATCTACCAGTGGGAGGATGAGACAGGCGCCAAGGTGCTCGCGGTGATCGCGGAGGCGCCGCCTTGCAATGATGGCTTTTTCGTCGGCATGCCGCAGCGCCAGATTATCACTTGGGGTTCCAGCTTCACCGGCATCCCAGACCCGCTGCTCGTCCGCTGGTGCGACGTCAACGATTACACCGTTTGGGCGGCGACGATCACCAACCAGGCCGGATCTTACCGCATCCCGAAAGGCTCCAAGATCGTCGGCGCCCTCCAGGCCGCGCAGCAAGGCATCCTCTGGACCGATATCGGCGTCTGGTCGATGCAGTATATCGGCCAGCCCTACATCTACAGCTTCAATGAACTCGGCACTGGCTGCGGCATGCTTGCGCAGAAGGGGGCGGGGGCGGTCAATGGCGTGGTCTACTGGATCAGCCACCGCCAGTTCTTCATGCTGTCGGGGGCCGGCGTTCAACCAGTCCCGTGCCCCGTCTGGGACATCGTCTTTCAGAGCATCGACCGCCGTTATTATGACAACGTCCGGGTCGCGCCCAATTCGATGTTCAATGAGATCTCCTGGTTCTTCACCTCGGTCAATTCCCCAAATCACGAGAACGATTCCTACGTCAAGTTCAACTACGTGCTGAACGCCTGGGACTACGGCACGATTGCCCGCTCGGCATGGGTCAACCAAAGCGTCCTCGGCTCTCCGATGGGCGCGGGCGTCAGCCCGGAGGATGGTCAGATCCGCCTGTTCCAGCATGAGCGGACGCCCGACGCCGACGGTCAGCCAATGCACTCGTGGTTTGCGACCGGCTATTTTGCGATGGCGGAAGGCGACAGCAAGATTTTCGTCGATGAGATCTGGCCCGACATGAAGTGGGGCGCCTATGGCGTCACCAAGAATGCGACGGTCGATCTGACGTTCACGGCCAAGGATTTTCCCGCTCAAGACCCGCTGATGACGAACAGTTTTTCCTTCACGGTGGGATCGACTTACGTCACGCCGCGCCTTCGCGGGCGCTTGATGCAGGTGACCCTTGGGAGCAATGATCGCGGATCGTTCTGGCGCCTCGGCGGCATGCGGTATCGCGCAGCGCCAGACGGGAAATACTGATGACAGCTTCTCTTGGCGACCTCCTCTCCGCAGCCAAAAACATCGCGCAGGCGATCAATGACGCGGCGCGGGCCTATGTCGGCGTCCAGGGTTCCCAGGTGTCGCTCACGCTAACGGCTCCTACGCAGGTCGTTCATGGCGCGGGACGGGTCGCCATGCTCAATGTGCATGCGGCGGGATCGACTTCAGGCAACCTTTGCGACACTACCGATGTCGGCAACAGCAACAACCCCAAGCACATCATCGCCACGATTCCGATGAGCGTCGGCTTTTATTTTGTCAACACCACCTTCAACGATGGACTGCTCGTTTTGCCTGGGACGGGCCAGTCGGTCACCGTGACCTATTCGACCGGATCGGCGGCGGGCAACCAGTCGTCCTCCGCTGCCAACCAGGCGAGAGGACGCTGACATGCCACTGATCAAATCCGGATCCAAGGAGGCCGTCAGCCAGAATATCAGGACGGAGATCGGCGCCGGCAAGCCGCAGAAACAGGCGGTCGCCATCGCCCTCGATGTCGCGAGGCGCGCACGGGACGCCGGCGGCGGCATGCCGACGCTCTCAAAACTGGACACGCCGCCTGATGTTCCGAGCACGGTTCACGCGCACCTGTCGGCCAAGGTCCACACCGGCCCGATCCACAGCGCGGTCGCGGGCCGCACCGATCACCTGCCCGTCCATGTTCCGAGCGGCAGCTATGTCATTCCCGCCGACGTCGTCAGCGGCATGGGCGAAGGAAACACTAATGCCGGATTCAAGAACATCAAGCGGATGTTTGGTGGCCTGCCTCGTGGGGCCGGCGAGCAACCCTATGATCATAAAGGCGGACCTTATGGCGCTGGGTCTGCTCCCTATAACATCGATCCCAGCAAGCCCTATGGCGAACCGCTACCTAGTGGGCATGCTGCTGGCGGGAAAACCGGTAAGGATGTCAAGGTCGTTGTGGCAGGCGGCGAATACACGCTGACGCCTGAAGAGGTGATGGCGGCGGGCGACGGCGACCTGGATCGCGGCCACCGCGTTCTCGATGATTTTGTCAAACAAATGCGCGGCCACATCGTCAAGACGATGTCAAAGCTGCCTGGACCGAAGCGAGACTAGAGCAATGAGCGACATACGAGTGAGATACGGCGTTCCAGCCGACGTGCATAATTTCATGGACCTGACATCCATGTGCGCGGAAGAGAACGGGCTGCTCGCGGTGAACACCAGGAAAGTGCTGGAAGAGGTGTGGGCCAGCCTGAACTGGGACCACGGCGTGATCGGCGTGATCGAGGGTGACGAAGGCATGCTGGAGGCCGGCATCCTGCTCCGCGTGGACACCACGCCTTATAGCGTCGAGGAAGTCCTGTGCGAACGCGCGATCTACGTGCGGCCAGAATTTCGCAAAGTGCAGCGCAGCCTTTATCAGGGCGGGCGCGCCAGCTATCTGTGCGAGTTCGCCAAGAACGCCGCCATGCGCCTCGAATTACCCCTCCTAATCAGTATTTTGTCAACGCACCGCGCTGCTGGTAAGGTGAGACTTTACGAGCGGCATTTCGGGACGCCGGCGGGCGCCTATTGGCTTTGGAACGCGAAGACGGGCCATAAGCAAGAAGCTGCGGAGTAGGCGTCATGGGCGGCAAGACACAGCAGGCTTCGTCTCAGGTCACGATACCGCCGGAAGTCCTGGCGCGCTATAACGCGGTCAACGCCAATGCGCAGCAAGTGGCGCAAACGCCCTTCCAGCAGTATTCGAGCGATCCGAACGCCTTCGTCGCGCCGATGACCACGGCCCAGAACATGGGCCTCCAACAGACCGCGAACTATGCCAACGCCGCGCAGCCCGGCTTGCAGACGGCGATGGGCATGACGCAAGGCGCGATGGGGTCAGCGAATCCGTGGGATCTGAACTCCGATCAGATCAACAAATACATGAACCCGTACACTCAGAACGTCACCAATCAAATGGGCGCTCTGATGAACCAGCAGGCCCAGACGGCGCAGTCGGGCCAACTGGGCAACGCCATCAAGACCGGCGCCTTTGGCGGCGACCGCAGCGGCATTGTGGCGGCGAACCTTCAGCAGCAGAATGCGCTGGCCTATGGCAACGCCATGGCGCCGGTGCTCCAGCAGGGCTACAACACGGCGCTCCAGACCGCCACGGGGCAGCAGGCGCTCGATCTGCAAGCGCAGCAGGCCAACCTGGCGCGGCAGATGCAGGGTGCGGGCCAGTACGGCCAATTGGCCGGCGCGCAGCAGCAGGCGGGCCTCGCCGGCGCGCAGGCGATGATGGGCGCGGGCCAGGTGCAGCAGCAGACCCAGCAAGCGGGCCTCACTTCGCTCTACAATCAATTCCAGCAGCAGCAGTCTTATCCGTTCCAGACGGCGCAATTCATGGCGAATATTGCGGAGGGCACCGGTTCGCTGTCGGGCCAGACGACGAACTCCACCCAGCAGGCGCCGTTCTTCTCCGACCGCAAGTTGAAGGAAAACATCAAGCGAATCGGCACCGCCAAGAACGGTCTGCCGATCCACAGCTTCAACTACAAGGATGATCCGGAAAAGCTCACCCGCCTCGGCTTCATGGCCGACGAGGTCGAGAAGAAACATCCGGAGGCGGTGGGCCTGGCCGGCGGCTATAAGACCGTCGATCACGAGAAGGCGATGAAGAGCGCCGGCGGCAGCGTCACTGACTTCGACCAGGGTCGAGCCTATGATCGCGGCGGCTTCGACCTCGGCGGCGCTGCCAGCACCTATGACCCGTCCTGGCAGTCTGTCGCCCAGCGGCACATGGCGGGGTTGCAGGGTCAGCAGCAGGGCAGCGGCAGCACTTTGTACGGCGGCAAGAGCCGTCACGTTCCAACGACGTCTGGCGCTCGCTACAGCCTGCCGAATGCGCCTGGCATGCCGGCGGCAAAGCCGTCAGGTCTGAACCAGGCTGTCGGAACGGCGCAGGCGACCGTGGGCCTCGGCCAATCGCTTGGCGACGCCTATAATAAGTACACCGGCAAGGATCAGCCTGCCGCCACGACCACCGCGCCTGCTGCTGGCGGTGCGCCTGCCACGCCTGCCGCGCCTGTGGTGGCGAACAAAGCGCCTGGCACACCCGATCAACCCGACGTCACATATTTGCGCCGTGGCGGGTTGGCCACCGGCGGCAGCGAGCCTGTCGTCATCGCTGCGGCGCCGCCTGCCGCCGTCGCTTCATCTCAGGGCCTCGCGGCGCCTGGCGTTGCCGATGTCGTTACGCCGACGGCTCAGTACCAAGAAGGATTGGGCAAGGCCCAAGATGCGCAAGTGCGCGCGAACGACATTCAGCAGGCTGACCGCGACGCAGCAGCGAAGGCTGGCATGTCGTTCAAGCCCGACTGGGACAATGGTTTCCTGGCGCAAGCCGATCTGGCCCGTTCGATGGGCGTCTATGGATCGCTGAACGGCTATCACGACCCAACCCATGGCGGGTCGTATCTCGGTTTCGCGGATGGCGGCGCGGCCAGCACGGATGAATACAAAGCCCCCGATCCGAACGCCACTCAGGACACGACGAAGCAAAACATTCCGGACGTGCATTCAACCTACAAGTTGCCCGATCCGCCCAAGCCGCCAGGCGGCAGTGGAAAGAGCGGAGCCGGCCAGGCGCTGGGCGCCGCCAAATCGCTTATGGGCCTCGCTTCCCTCATTCCCGGCGTCGGCGCCGTCACTGCTCCCCTTGGCGCCGTAATGGGCGCGGGCGAGGCGTTGGCCGGCGCCAGCGGCGGTCTGATGGTCGCTGGCCGGCGCCGCAAGCGCAAGGGCCTGGCCGCTGGCGGTCAGGGCGAGGGCGTCGATTACATGAGCGAAGGTGCGCAGGGGCGTACATACGATGACCCAGAGCAGCAAACTGCCCTTAATCTGGATCGCATTAAGGATCTTGAGGGCGAGAACAGTCAAACCGGTCTGGGCGGTAAGGGCAATAGCGTAGACAACATGAGCGAGGCCAATCAAGGTCGCATGGCCCCGAATGATACAGAAGCGCAAGACGCATGGCGATTGGAGCATATTCCGCGCGAAGATTTGCACAAGGAAGTACCGCCGGAAAGGTTGGCAAAACTATTCCCGCCGACGCAGGAAACGCCGCCTCCAGGTGTGCTTGGCCCGTGGTCGAGCCAATCCGCGTCTGCTTCTGTTCCTAATTCGGGCGAGCGGCTGCTCAACACGCAGCCAACTACGCGCGATGCCCAGACTGGCGCGGCGCCGGTCGAAGGGTCTGGTTTCGACAAGCCGCTCAATCTCGGAAGCGGGCAGCTATATCAAAGGCCACCGGATGTTCCGGCCACGCCTGAACAGGCTGCGGCGGCGAATGCGTTGCGCAGATCTCCTGAAGCTGCCGCGCTTGCAGGCGCGGAGGAAGCGCGTCAAGGCAAGGCGGCGGATGCTGTAGCACGGGAGAAGGATTATCAGGCGCGTCATGCGCAATCGTGGACGGATTCGCTGACGGGCGTGAAGCCTGATCTGGCGCCTGAAACACCTGAAGAAGAGAAGGCCCGCTTCGCCCGCTACGATTCGACCACGCCGACGACACGCGAGGAAGCTACTGCTGGTCCGATCACGCAGCCTGGTCTTAGGCCGTCAGACGTCGCCGCGCTCGCTGACAAGCCGGCAAATCTCGCGACCGCCACGGCTCCTGCTGCGGTTCAGGCTGAAGTCCCCGCAACTCACGAAGCGGGCCTGGTGCTTCCGCCCGAAGCCAGAGGCGCGCCGCCTCCAGGGGTGACCGACGCCCGCACGTTCCCGCTGTCGCCGGCGCCGCTTGGCGGCGATGTCGCGCAGCCTGCGGCTCCTGCCCCCGTTGTGAAGCCTGCGGCCCCTGCGGCTCCCGCAAGGGTGGCGCCGACGCCTGTGGCGCATCCCGCCGCCGGCGCTGGCGTTGCGCCTGCCGGCGCAGCGGCCAGGGCGCCGACCGACGCCAACGGCAATCCCATCGAGCAGTTCTTTGGGGGCCTCGGTCGCGGTGTGGGCGATTTCTTCCACGGCGTCGGCAACATCTTCACCGGCGGCGCCCAGCAAGTCGGCAACGTCGTCAACAGCGCGGGCCAGACGGTCAACAGGGCCGGCCAGGCTGTCGGTAGCGCGGTCAGCAATACAGCCCAGGCTTTCGGCAATGAGATTGGCGGGCGCTACAACGAACTGATGAACGGTTCGCCAAAGATGATGTCGCCTGGTGGAAGATTTAACGCCCAAGGCGTCGATCCGCGCCTGCTCAATAACATCACGGAAGCTACGAGAGGTCTGCCACAAGGTTGGCATGCGCAACTCGAATCCGGCTTCCGCAATAACGATCCGCGCCAGCACGGCAAGGGCGCGGCGGTCGATGTCGCGCTCTACAACGAGAAGGGCGAGAGGCTTGCTAATTACCAAGACCCGACCACCTTCCGCGCCTACGAGAAATTTGCACAGGATTTCAGGGCGGCGCAGCAGCACAACAATCCCGAACTGGACAAGGCTACGCGCTGGGGCGGCTACTTCAGCGGCAAGGCGGTCCAGCCTGGTCAAAAATACGATGCCGAGCATCCCTACGGCGCCGTCGATCTGATGCACTTCGACCTCGGCGGGCGGGAAGGCCTCGGCATGCTTGGCGGCTCGTGGGAAGGCGGCATGACAGCGAAGCAGCATGCGCTGTTTCCCGGCGCCACGTCTGTCGGCATGGGTCAGCGCCCGTCTGGCGGATATCCGACGGCAGTCGCTACCGGCGCCGATGGCTCCAGGACCAGCGCGACGGGGCAGATCCAGCCGGGCTATCACAATGGCGTTCAGGGCATCCTCTCGCAGGAGGAATCCTTCCGCGACAAGCCGTACTGGGACAAATCTGCCGGCGGTGGGGGCGCGTGGGCTATTGGCTACGGCACTCACCAGATCGCGGGCGCCGACGGCAAGATGCGCCCCGTGCAGCAGGGCGATACCATCACGCCACAAGGCGCCGCGCAGAATATGGTGCAGCGTCTGCAAACGGAGTTTCTGCCGAGAGCGGTGCAGAAAGTCGGGGGCCTCGATACCTGGCGCGCTCTGCCGCGCAATGTCCGCGACGGCCTCGGCTCGACCATTTGGAACTACGGCAACCTGCCTGATCGGGTCGCTTTCGTGATCCGGAATGGCGGCGGTCCCAACGAGATTGCGAACGCGGTGTTGCAACTCGGCGGCAGGACGGAGGCGGCCCGCGAGCGCCGCGCGCGTGAAGCGGCGCACATTCGTGGTGGAGGTTGACAATGGCTGACCCAACGACTGACGACGTCATGCTGGGCACTAATGCCGGCGCTCCTGCACCCGTGGCGCCGGCTAAGATCGATTCAGATCCTGTCGTCGCCAAGGCCTTGCCCGTGGCCAGGGACGCAGTGTCGCCGCCCTTGCTCGCGCGCAAGCCTGCTGATGCGGCGCCTGCGGACGATAAGGGCGGTGGCCAGAAGGGCGGCGATTGGTTCGGGCAGAACCGAAGCTGGCTGATCCCGCTGTTGAGCGGCGTTGGCGGCATGGCCTCTTCGAACAGTCCCTACCTCGGCACCGCCCTTCTGCAAGGACTGGGCAAGGGCGCGGAGGCTTATGCCGGCGAACAGCAGGCGGAAGGCAACCTGGAGCACACCCAGGCCGGCAATCGCGGCATGAACATCGAAAACCAGCAGCGGGCTGTGGATCTCGGAAAGAGCGGCATTTGGACAGACAATGCCGGCTTTGATCGGGTCACCACGGCAGATGGCCGTTCCATGCTTTTTGCTACGTGGCTTCAGAAGGACAAAGCAGGAGAACATATCCCGCTTGTTGGCGAAGACGCGGTGCGCAGTTCACGGAAATACCTGGGCGAAACCAAGACGCCTGACGTATATGGCGGCGGCGCGAAAATCGCTGGCGCTCCTGATGCGCCGGTCGCCCCCAGCGCGCCGGTCGCCCCCAACGCGCCTGGCCCAGCAGGCGGCGCTGATAACGCCGGCGCTCCTGGCCCAGCAGGCGGCACTGACGGTGGCGGCGGCAGTTTTCTTCCCACAGCCAAGCCCCTTCCGCCGAAGACGGAAGAGGAAGCCGCGACAGCCGTTGGCGACAAGGGCCGCGCGATCATGGCCGATGCGCAAGATCGCTACATGAGCAACACCAAGGACTACAATACTGCAAAAGCAGGGTCGCAAAAACTTGCCGATCAGGTGTCCGCAGAAGCGGATTTCGCCAAGGGCCAGCGCAGCAATGTGTACGCCCTGGGCGATAAGCTTCTTTCGCTGCCCGAAGAAGGCTTTTTGAAGCCTGACATTGCGGGCGATGTGACCAACAGGGTTGGAAATTACTGGAACGCGGCGATGGACCGTTTCAGCAAATTGTATCCTGATTTGGCGCAATACAAATTTGATGAGCATGACTTGGGGACTAAAATAGCGGCTGATAAATACTCGAAAGGGCTGGCGTTTCTCCAGGCCCATGGCATGGGTCAGCAGTCTCTCGGCGGTCTTCAGGAGGCTATCGGCATTGTCCCCAGCGGCGGCATGACCAGAGACGCTGCAATTCAAGTGCTCTCAGGAATGGCCAAGGGCCAGCAGCGAGCCATCGACCGCGATGCCTACCTCAATGATTGGGAGAAGACGTCGCAGCATGATAATGCGGGGATGCCACGTTGGACCGCTAAAGACGCCATGCGCGCTTTCGAGGCCGAGCACGGAGATCGCTACGGCAAAGAGGGTGCGGCGTTTGAAAAAGTGCTCCGCATAAAGCACAACACCACGAAGAAGAGCATGTTCTCCGACATTTACAGTGGCGCGACGCCTGCGTCGGAAGCGGACAAGGCGACAGGCATCAAGGCCATGTCTCGTTGGTTCAAAAACTATTCGGGGTAAAACACCATGGCGCAGGCGTCAGAATACAGCATCGATCCTGTGGCGCCGGCTCCCGTTGACGCTCCTGCGAATGTGACTGCGACTGCTCCGAAACCTGGCGGCAACACTGCCGCTGACTACGGCGACGATCCTGTCGATTCCTCGAAATCGGGCGCGAATGCAAAGGTTGCGACGCCCCAGCCGCCGCCCGATTACGCCAATATGTCTGGTTGGGATGTCGCCAAAGGCACCGCCAAAGCTCTTATTCCGTCAGCAGCCGCGAAAGTGGGCGACGTAGTTTCAGGCTTGGGCAGCGCGGCCAAGCATGTCTATGACACGCATGAGCTTCCCGGCAAAGATCTGGTTCAAGGCGCCGATGCATGGGTTAACAGGAAGCTTTCGGACTATGCTCCCGAAACCATGAAGATGGTCAATAAGGCGATAGGCTACACGCCGCCTTCAGACGCGGAGTACGAGGCGAAGGTGAAGCCGGCGACCGAAGCCGCTTCTGCTGCTTACCACAGCACCGTGGACCCCTTCACATCGTGGCCTAAGTTTGCTGAAAAGATGACCACAGATCCTATAGATCCGCTGCTCAACGCCGCCAGCGTGGCGATGCCGGTTCTGCGCGTGGCCAGAACTGGAGCCGAAATGGCTGGCCTAGCCAAGGGCGCTGGAGCCGCCGCCGATCTCACCAAGGTGACGACCCCCGGCGAGCTAGGCCAGGCTGTCCACGGCGCCGCGTCTGAGGCGCTCGCCGCGAAAGATCTCGCTTATAAGAAAGCTTTCAGCCACACCGCTACGTTTGATCCTGCTGCGGCTCAACCCATCATGAGCGAAGTGCAGGCCAACCTTGCGAAGACGCCGAACTTCCCAGGCTTGAACCGTTTCGACAAGAACCCGCACCTCGCGGACGCCAAGGCGGCGTATGACCACCTGGACAACAGTCTCAAGACCATAGATCCGAATGACTTCACCATGCCGAATATGGAGAACATCCGGCGTGACCTCCAGCAGAAGGCGATGGAGACAGAGAGCGGCCCCGCTCGATACATGATCGGCCAGATGATCGACGGGATCGACAGCGGCATCAGCAAGGTGGCGACGAAGCCGGGAATGTACGCGGGCGACGGCGCTGCGGTGGCGAGCGATATGGCCAACGCCCGTAAGCTGAACGTCGATTGGATCAAGCAATTCGGCAATGAAGCGCCATCGAGCTTCAAGCCCACGATGAACACGCTCCCGAAAGACTTGGCGACGGCTGATGACAGCCATTTCCACGCCGCCGGCACGGGCCTCGGCAATGCGCTGATGAACGAGGGCAAGGGCGGCGTTCTCTACAATCACCTCAAGCAATTTGTGCCGAAGGAAACGCTCGACAATTACCTGCGTCAGCCGATGCTGGCGGGCGATTCGGCAACCGTGATGAAGCGGCTGAACACGCCCATCGCGCAAAACGTCTTTGGCTCCGATCTCGACAGGGCCAAGCGGCTGGCCGCTTCGCAGGACACCAAGACGCTCATGGGCAAGGTGGCCCCGGTCGCTAAGTGGGGATTGGAGGCAGCGGCGCCTTTCGTTGGCCACGCGCTGCTTCCGGGTGGCGGCGGCGCCTTGGCTGGAGCAGCAGTGAGTGCTGCCGGGGAGCTTGCGAGCAGGAAGTTTTTCCCGCACGGCGTCGGCAACAGAGCGCCGCTCTTTGAGCGTTACGCGGGCAAGCCGGCGCCTGCGGTGGCCCTGCCAGATAAAGGGTTGCGCGCTGCGCTCCCGCTGGTGAGGCCAAGCAGTTACACGCAATTCCTCAAGCCTTCGACCTACAAGGGCGGGAGGCTTCCCGTTGCAGCCATCGCCGGCCATCGCCCGCCTGTCGGCGCCACCGCCACGGCGCCAGGAGAACCGACCGCAGACACGGCGCCGAGCGTCAATCCGCTGGCGGGGATGTCCTATGGCTACGACCCCACCGGGCAAAACCGATACGCCAGCGGCGGCGCTGTGAAAGGCCACCAGCATCTGGTAGATCGGCTATTCGCCGCGCATGAGCGCGCCAAGCGCGAGGAAAAGGCGCATACTGCGGGCATCCTGCACCAGCCTGACGAGGCGGTCGCAAAAGCCCTTCATGTCGCGCAGGCGGCTATCTGAGGATCTGGCCATGACTGAATTTACACCAGGCAAAGGCCTTAACGTACCGGCTGCAGGGACGCCGAACTGGGACGTGCCGGTGAACACCGACTGGCGCTCCATCGATCAGGCCATTGCGGGAGTGCAATACGTTAATGCCGCTGGCTTCACCGGCAACGTCAACCTGTCCAATGCATATCCAACTGGTTCATCCGATCCCGCCACTACGCTGTCCTGCTTGCCCTCCACGATTGTCATTTACGGAGCTATTGCAGGGGCGGTCAATCTGGTGTTTCCAGACGGCCTTGTGGGCCACTGGATCATCAGAAACGCAACCGGCGGGAATTTTGCAGTAAACGTCGTCACGTCTACCGGTACATATAACTATATGTCTGTTCCGCAGGGTGTCTTATCTCACGTCCATAGCGACGGCCACACTTTTTATTTTGTCGGCGCGAGCGGCACCACGTCGCAGCTTGCGATGATTGGTGAGATCAAAGCCTGGTCTGGCGGCTGGGTGCCGACGCAGTGGATGGCTTGCGATGGCCGCTGGCTCGACAGGTTTGCCAACGGAGGGCAGTACGGGCCGCTCTATAACGTTTTTGGCTTCGCCTATGGCGGCAACGGCTCCAATGCATTCGCCATTCCCGATTTGCGAGGGCGCGTGGTGGCGGGCGCAGACAACATGGGGACGCTAGGCAGCGCCAATCGCCTGAACGGGTGGGGGATGACGGCTGTCGGCGGCGTGGCGAATCTGGCCTTGACCACCGATCAGTTGCCGTCGCACACGCATTATGATTATGGCCACGGGCACAGCGTGGCCCAGAACCCGCATCACCACACTATCACCATTCCTGACAATAGCGTCGGGGGACAGCCAGGCGTGGGCTACAGCGGCCAAGGCTGGCCATGGGCTGGAAAACCGACGACCGACGAGACTGTCCCCTTGGGGATCTATGCCGGCTACGCCAGCCTCACGAACACCGGCAACGGCAACGCCTTCTCGATCCTGCAGCCGACGCTCGTCCTGCAATACATCATTTACACGGGCGTCTAGGCGGCTCTCGTCTGGTAACAAGCGATCATGTGCTTGGGGCAGTAGATGGTCACGCCGGGTCTATCGACCGTCTCGCAGCAATAGGTGACGCCCGCCGGCGAGCGCGGATCTCCGAACGGATAACGGCAGGTGAAAGCCGTCAGGCCCATGATCGTCCGATCCTGGACAGGCGGCGCAATGGGCGCGGCGATTGTCTTCATCTTGGGCGTCCTCGGCGGTCTGGGTTTACGAGGCGCCAGAACGCTCGCGGCCCGACTGACGTCGAATCCGCGAGCGCGGAGCCTGGATATGACACCGATGATCGCGTTCTTGGTTTTACCCAATTTTTCGCCAGCCTCCGTTCCACTGAAGCCGGCTTTCCACAGGGCCAGGATCGCGACTTCGTCGCTGTTCATTTCAGTTCGTTTGGTCATCTGCCTTTTTCTCGTATCTCACGCCGCAGAACGGGCAGTATGTCGGAACGATGAGCGGCATCTTGCTGCGCATGCTGGTGATGATTTTTTCGCTCGCGATCAGCGTGGGGATCACGATCAGATGACCATCGATAACACGAAAGGCGGTCGTCAGCCTGGCGTTGTTGTCGGCAATCATCTTGTTCATGTCGTCGGCGCAATTGCAGGTCACGGCGTTCTCCACGTCGCGAGGGGTTTCGGGTTGAAAAGCATCGAGGCCTCCACCGTGGCGTTGTGACGGGCCTTGACGCGATGCAGGACATAGGGTGCGGCGAGCGTCGAGGCGCTCCACATTGCTACAGCCAAGCTTAAGCTTAATTTCTTCACCATAGCGCCACCAGCATCGCAAAGGCGCACACCCCTGATACGGCGCCGATCACATACCCTTTCCAAAAGTCACCGCTCATCTTGATCTCCCAAATTGTCGATGTTGAATACGGCGTTGTCGATTTTCCTGTCGAGGATCGCCAGAATCTCCGCGTATTCCTGCTGGAGCGCGAGGCGCAGCGCCCGATAGGCGTCCGCTTTGCTGGCGTACCAGGGACCGCCGGTGCCCTGGGCGTCGGTCCTGTCGGTCCTGCTGTAGCTGTGGGCGCCGGCCCTAAAGCAGCCTTGGTTGACTTTTCGGCTGTATGCGTCGAAGTTCCAGCCGGTCTGATTTAGATCGCTGGGGACCAGCCTGTGCAGGACGAAATCGCGAAAGCGCATGGCGCGCGCTTCGTCCAATTGTTTGACGATGAGGTCGAACGCCGCTTTTTCGGCCTTGGTCATGGCCATCAGCGCAGCCTCGCTCTGAACCCCAGCTTTTTGCTGGTGGCGTTGAACTTATCGACGGTCGCCCGCTTCAAATCGATGCCGGCTTTGATGGCGATCAGCGAAACGTAGACTTCCACGTCAGCCAATTCTGTCGCCAGATCGGCAACGGTGGCGCGCGAGCCATCGAGGCCCAGGCGTTCGCGCTCCAGCTTTTTGATCACGTTGCAGGCTTCGCCCATTTCGCCGGCGGCGGCGTTGCCGTAATAGGACAGATCGAGCTTGTCGCTGTTCGTCCACTCAAGCTGGCGGGCGATGTTGGCCTCTTCCAGCGTGTCATAATAGATGACAGGCTGGGCCTTTCTGGGTATGGGCTGCACCTTTTCGAGCACCCCGGTAATCAAGTTGTGGGCGACTGTTTGATCCATGCAAGCTTTATGAGCAAGCAACACGCTCATGGCTTCGATTTCTTCAGGGGTCATGCTTGGGTTCCTCGTTTTTTGAGCGGGGGCGGATCTAGCCGCCCCCTGGGGTCAGACGGGTTGACGAAAAGCGACGATGCGGCGGATCGACACCATGCCGTAGCCGACATTGTGCCGGTGGTTGCCCGACAGCAGCAGGATCGACGAGGGATAGACTTTGGCGACGATCCCGATGTGATGGGGCAGGACGGCGACGGCGCCGACCCTGGGTGCGCTAGGCCGGCCATAGTGGGCGTAGGAGACGGCGGCGAGCGATCCCAGGCGGGAATAGCCGGCCTCTTTGAGCCACAGGCCCACGGAGGCCGCGCACCAGGGGCCATTGAAGCCGGTGAAATTGCCGCCGCCGACATAACGCTCCGCAACGTGCAGGAGGCGTGTGTCGCCGCCCAGGGACGCCGTGGGCGTGTAGAAACGAAAGCCGAACAGGCTGAAGCCCTGATCGGGTTCAGGGGCCACCGCCATCGCCGTGCGCGCATAGACGCGGCGCTGATAGTGATGGTGGTGCGCAACAGGGCGCCAGCGATGATAGTAGCGGCGAGGTTCACGCCATCGAGGCTTCAGGCTTTCGAAGGATTTCTCCTGCGCCTCCATGCCAAAAATGCGCCGGATGTTGAAATTTTGACTGGACGTTTGCGGCGGCGGGTCCACACTGGCAAATGCCGGCGAGGAACACGCCACGAGTAGAGCCGTGACGGCGAGCAGCTTTCGCATCTTGCATCCTTTCTGGACATAAAAAGAGCGCGCCCTGCGCGAACAGGGCGCGCTCGATTACTCAACTAGGACGTGACGATCAGTGACCGGCGACGCCGCCGCCGACCGCAATCACGCTCGATCCGCCGCTGGAGGTGGCGCCGGCAAGGCCGTTGCCCGAAGATACGGCGCCCGTGGACGAAACGGACGAAGCCGTGCCGGCTCCCCCGCCGCCAGCCGCAACCGGGCCGAAGAACGTGCCGGTAGCGACGCCGCCGCCACCCGCAACGCCGGTCGCGCCAGCGGTGGTGCCGCCAATCGCAGCCGCGTGGCCGAGCGAACCGACGACGGTCGTCGAGTGGGAGTTGGTGATGACGGTGCCGCCACCCACGCCGAAGTCGAGAGCGAAGGCCGGGGCCGCAAGCATCGACAGGCCGGCGGCGAGAACAAAGATCTTCTTCATGCTATTTCCTCACGTGTGGTGCCAGGGAAACCGCCCTGGCGCGGATTTCAAGACTACCGCCCGCGACCACGAAACCGCTTATGTGACAGGTCGCGGACGGCAGCTTCTTGCTTTCGTGGCTGGGTCCGTTTGGAGCAAACCCAGGACGCCCCGCTCTCCACGGGGGACGCAAGATCTCTGCATGACCGCCGAGCCGGTGGGGACGAACCCTTCACCTTCCCTCGGCGGTCAGCTTGCTTTCGTGGCTCGCTGATGAGCAAGGGCCACGCCCGCTCGGTTCGGCGCGCGGGGACGCAAGATCAGTTGGAGGCCGTCTTGACGCAGACGCCGGCGTCAGCAGACTGGCGGGCGCCCTTGGTGCCGCAGGCGGCGACGACGTACTGGTGGCCTTTCTTGTCGAAGTAGCTGGCCGAACGCTTCATGTCGAGCGTCACGGGCTGCGACTTTTCGCCGGGAACCTTGCCGTGATATTCGCCCTTGAAGACCGGATGGCCGTAAGGCTCGACCACAGCGACCGTCTGCACGGCATATCGACCGATCCGACAGCGGACGCCAGAGGCGACCAGGGCCGAAGCTACTTCGTCGTCCTGGCACATGACCTGGATCGCGGCGTCACGCTGCCCGAAAGCCCATAGAGTGCGAGCGTTGAGGCGCTTGTTGCAAGGCCCGTCCTGCCAGGGAAAGCCAAGCGCCCCACCGCCGCCGACAGCGGCGCCGCCCAGGGAGACGGAGCCATTGCAGCTTTCAATGCCGGCGGCGCTCATGCCGGGGGCGAACACCGACGGCGACTGGCCGGTGGTGGTCGAATTGAAGGTGTTGGTGTTGGCCGCGCCAGACTGGTTGGCGTTGACGGAGCGGACGCCGACGTTCTGGCTGCTGTTGATGCGGCTGTTGACGTTGGAGTTGGAGCGCGAGGCCGAATTGGACTGGCTGGCCGACAGCGCGGTGTTGCGGTTGTTCTGGACGGGATCGGCAACAGCGGCGGAATTGGAGCGCGAGTTGGAGA